CAGCTTGTGCTGGAGCAGCTGGCATACTTGGAGCAGCTTGTGCTGGAGCAGCTGGCATACTTGGAGCAGCTTGTGCTGGAGCAGCTGGCATACTTGGAGCAGCTTGTGCTGGAGCAGCTGGCATACTTGGAGCAGCTGGCATACTTGGAGCAGCTTGTGCTGGCATACTTGGAGCAGCCATAGCTTCTTGATCAGCTACATAACCACCGTCGATTGCTGCTGGAGCTGGAGCATGTCCACCAGTATATTTATTTTTTTCTAATCTTAGAATCTGAATCCAGTTTCCAAACATTTTAACACCACGTTGTGGTTTATCATAACCAGATACAACTACACCAACATTAGCTAGTGTTCCTTCTCCAACGATACCAACGTTTGGTACTTCATTAGATTGAGAATCATAAACCTTAATTGGATATTGTGTATCAGCATTTTGAACACCTTTAAAAATCACATGACTCTTAGAAGGATCTACCATTGGATGAAGAGCTTGAGCAATTCTGGAAAGATCGCCTGGTTGGAATACGGTATATCCCATACTTTGTGGATTATTAGTACCACCAGAAACCTGAGCCCAAGTATTATTACAAGTATCTATAATTTCTTGAGCTTGTGGATGATCCATTGGGATTACACATTCGAAACTAAACTTGTTTGATGTTTCATTTACTCTTTCTAAGAAAGGCCATTGAATAAGAACTTGATTCACTTGGAGATTTGTATTTACTGCCATTTGTATTTCCTTTAAATTAAACGTTTAATTCTGGCTTCGGCCAAGAATTTTTAACTATACCAAAATATATCTATATTATCTGTATATAGACTTTTAGTATTTTGGCTTCGGCCAATTAATTTAAAAGGTATGGTCTTCCTTTTTATATTTATTGAGAAAACTATTCATAGTCGTACTATGAATAGTTAACTATCTTTAGCTATCTATAATAATCCTTTTAATATATCATTAATTATATCTAAATCTAGATAACTTAAACGCACTAACAATATATTATTTTTAATGGCATACTTTGTTTTTATATTATCTTTTAATCGTCTTAATTTAAATTCTTTCTCGCCACCAAAACACTTTATTGGTTTAAAATGCTGTTCTCCATCATACTCTATCAACAGATTATAATCTGGTAAATAAAAATCAAATGGAAGTGTATTTTTATATTTACAATCTTTAAAACGATATTCGGAAAAGAAAACTATATTATTTTCTTTTAAAAAATTTAATATTTTTCTTTCCCCTTTTGATTGAGAACATATTGGGCAACCTGCTCCAGATTTATGATTACTTGGTAATTGCCAAAAACTACCATGTACCGGACAAATAATTTCCATTTTAGTATCAACATTTACAAAAGTTTCTTCGATGTATTTAAATTTATTAAAATGCGCCTTATTGAAATCATCTATATGTTCGTAAATTGATTTTCTAACGCACTCCGGACAACCAGAAGCCTGACGATTAATATGGTTAATAGCAATTTGGAAAAAACTCCCATGCTTTGGACAGATAATTTCAACTTTTGACATACTATTTATATATTCTACCTTAGTATAATTATATTTTAAACCATGTTTTAATTTAGCTTTTTCAATCCATTCGGTTTTTGATAATTTTTTAGTTCCGCCGCATCTAGGGCAACCACTTTTTAAATGACTATTTGGAGTTTGGAAAAAACTACCATGTTTATCAATCCTGCAAATAATTTCAATTTCTTTCATGGAACCTTTATAATTCATTTTTGAATAATCGTATTTATTTTTATGAATTTTATTAAAGTTATCTATAATTTCAAAAGTGGTTTTAATCCGTCCGGAACATCTGGGACACCCGGAACCATTTAAATGCATATTTGGCCGCTGCCAAAAACTACCATGTACTGGACAAATAATTTCCATTTTAGTACGACGGTTAATATATACCGATTTAGAATAATCATAATTTGGATGAATTTTTTTACATCTAGTTATAACTTCTTCTTGGGATAATTTACGCATATTATTTCCTTATGGAAATAATATCTAATTAACTATTTATAATAATCTTCAATTAAAGCATGTACTTCTTGATGGTACTCTTCAAAAGTTCCATCTTCATAATGCTTTAATCCTTTTTTAGCTAATCTAAAATTATTTACTAATTCTTGAGCTAACCGACCTTGTTTAAAAATAGGATTGTATAATTGTAAATCTTGTATTGTCCAATCTAAAATACTTCGATCTTGAATTTTATCCATATTATCATCCCGGAATTTATTAGCAAATGCTAATGTACTTTCAACCCCTTGACAAACTATTTCTACAAAGTCCGGATTAGAAACTTTTCCAGTTTTTTTCAAAGTTTCTAATGCTTCTTCTATATTATAATCAACTTTTTTTAATGAAACGTTGTTTTCTAACATAATTGCTAAATGATCTATATCTCTAGCCATTTCGAATTCATTATCATTTAAGGCATTTCTATATATTAATGGAAGCTTTGCCTGTATCGGACTAAATCTTAAGATTTCGCTCGAATCCATTGTAATTTCAAAACCTACTATTTCTTCTAAAATTACAGCCGTAATAATAGCTAATCTAGAACTTTGTCCCAACATATGTACATGTTTAATTACACCATCTTTTCCAAGATATTTCGCATAACCCATTAACCAGAATAACATTGGAGTAAAATGATTAAATTTGGCATTTGTCTCTTTTTTAAGACCTACTAAACCTCCAAAAGAATATCTTGAATAAATATCAAATACTTTATTATCTTCCATAATCTTTTTCCAAATTTCTAATGTTTCCGGAAATCTACTCTGAACAATAAATAATTGTTTATCTCTAAGTTTTGGAAATTTTTCAAATATTTTTAAACTAGATTCAATACTATGTTTATTATATTTAAAAATTTCATCTTTTGATAAATTTTTATTAAGAACGTCTAATGAAAATATCAAAGTTTCAATATTTTCATTTTCAAAATTGTTATGAAATTTCTTTAGAAGAAAGTGATAGGTATCTATATATTCCCGAAGTCTATTTTTAGAAATATACCCCATAAGAATTTGGAAACCACCACTATCTAACAATAATGTTTTCAAATTTGGATCAGTGATTTCATTAAAATTTTTAAAAAGTTTATCCATCTGTCGATAAACTTGATGAATACTCCAACCACGGGAAGTGGTTGGTTCCGCAATACTAATTAAAGCGGCGTTAAAGTGATTAATAATAATATTTTTTACTTCGGAAACTGGACTTAGTCCTGTTACTGGTATATACTGCATATTTATCCCTCTATTAAATTAGGTGTTCCGGCATATCTATTAATAGTATCTGCTAAACGTTGTCTCGTACTAACAATAGAAAGTTGATTTTTTAATAAATCAATTCTATGTTTAGCTAAATTCATTTCAAGAACTTCATTATTAAAATTTTCATCTGTTGATCTAAGGGCAAGTACTTGTTTCTCCTGTGATGTTCTAGATTCGGTATCCATTTTATCAGCGATGTAACTATCTACTTTATGCGATAATTCCAAATGTTTTTCCATTTGTGTCAGGAGGTCTATTTCAATAGTCTCAAGTTTTGCAAAGTCTTTTTGCAGTTGTTCTAAAATTTCCATAATAATTCCTTATAAATTAATTTGTGAAAGCAAATCTAATTGCTTAATCATATTTGAATAAAAAGCTATTCTACCTTTTAAAAGACCTAAGACCAATTTTTCATCTTCGGATAAAGTATCTGATCTTAAACTATATTCATGAAGAGTTACTAAATAACTTTGATAAATTTTTTTAATTTCCTCTACCTGATTTGGAACTTGAAATGTTTTTGTATTTTTCCCATGAAATTCGAAAGGTACTTTTAGAATAGTGTTTTCTAAAAGTACCAGTGCGTCAATATTAAAATTATTATCGATTTCGTTTCTTTCATTAAGTTCTTCATCGTTAAGTTCTTCTTCTTTAAATGTTTTTTCCGGTGGAATAATTTTTAAAATAATCATTTCCTCATGAACTAACGTTTTATTATATCTTAAAAAAGTATCTTTATCTAATGCTACTTCTACCATAAATCTCCTTTAATTTAAAATTAAATTAATGTTTAAATCATTTAAACATTCTTTTAATGTAGTAGTTAAATTACCAAAATCCAAATTATGTAATAAATCATTATTCGTTTTAAGAATATTGTTTATATCATATTTTTTATCTAATATATTTAATTTATTAAATATATCATTCCATACCTTCATTAGTAAAACGGTATTTCGAATAACTTTTTTATCAATAATGAGATTACTATTATGAATTACTACGCCTTCTGCAACTGCTGTTGGAATATTACCATTCTCCATTTGATTCTCCTGTTGAAGTTGATTCAGTTTCTTGACTTTCAGCGGCTTCTTCTTTAGTAGGAACTTTATAAAAATCACATGCTATTTTTTTAGCGGTTGTTGCCATACTAATCCATTTTTTATTATTGTTTGTCAAAATACCATCAAACCACATACTACTCAAGTAAACTCTATTTAAAGTTAACCAACCACTAGCACGTTCTTTTGGAAGACTTCCTGTACAAATTTTACCAGCACCATCTCCCATAATATAATCGGAGCCATGTCTATGATCTATATTACCAGAAATCATTATTCCCGTATTATAACCAACAGAATTACTTCGGGTTGGATTCTTTAAAAGAATCATTCCGTAATATGGAGTAGCTATACTATCTACAATCATTTGAAGAGGTACCATTAAAGCTTTTGGAATAGTTGAGCTTACAACATCCTCTTTAAATTGTAATGGAGCAAATTGATCAATTTGCTCCAACGTGCTTAAAAATTCAAGTTCTGTAAAATATGTATCTAAATTTTGATTTAGATTTCTCTGTACTGTTTCGGTATTGATAAAATATTTTGATTGTGAAATATAAGAAACCCAAGATTTTTCATAGTTTATATTATACCCCTTATCAACAGTGGTAGCATCTATTTCACTCGAATTCATAGAATCGTAATTATATTCGTAGATAATAATAGTTCCTTTTTCGGGAATTTTAATTTGTCCAAGTTTAATCGCTAATGCGGTTAAGGGATGCAATGGATTAATTAAATACTGGGTGCGAGAATCTGATTTAATAAGCACTCCATAAATTTCTGGAACATTATGAACATTTTCTAAAAATGCCATAATATCGAAATTTTTTGATAAATCATACTTTATCGATTTAATTTGAGATTTTAATTTATCTCTTAATTTATTTTTACTTGAATGAGAACTTACCGAAGAAGTTACAGAACCATCATATCTAAAAATGGCATCGTTATCTCGTAAAATATCGTCTGAACTTAATGGGAAATAAAGATTTCCATCGTTATCTCCATAGGCATTATCAGATTCCTCAACTATTTGAGTTTCCGATTCGATAATATCTTTTACTTCTTCTTTAATTGCTAAATGAAATACGCTAATTGCTTTCATATTTTTCCTTTTTTATTTAATATTTTTTTTATTTTTATTTTTATTTTAAGTTATATTAAGACTTCGGTCTTAATATAACTTTTTCTTTATTTTTATTTTTAATACGGTTTACCAATCTGGTTCCGTATTACTTCTTTCAACATTTTCTGAGGTTTCCTCGGTGGACTCTTCCGGATATAAGGAATACACTTCACCATAATCAACTCTAAATAAACTTTCACTTTGTATATGAGTTGGTTTTGGTAAATTCTTTTTACCTTGTATTGGAATTTCGTTAAAGATTTCTAACATTTTAATAGTACCTACGGCAAGATTAGCTAGAAGCACTGGAACATCGATACTACCATAGCTTTCAAAAGTTAACTCTGTATTTACTAATGGTTGATAGAAAATTTCTAATTCATTGTTCGCATGCCCTAAGAAATAAAAGGGAGCGTTATTCAAAAGAACACGAGCTTCGAAATTTGGAGCACCAATAAATACAAATCCATCTTTTACTAATTGTTTTACTTCTTTTTCATCTTCTAGATATCTTTTAAAGAGACCCATCTTTTTAGTAAGTTGAAACTCTTCTTTAATAAGTCTAATCTTTGGAAGGGATCCATCATCATTACAATGAATATTTAGAAACGAATCTAGAATAACTGGTTTACTAATTCTAAGAATATTTGTAAGACTAATACTATCTTTTTCAAAAATTATAATTTCTTCGAAAATTGGATCGTTATACGAACTTATGAAAGCAAGAAGATAAGTATTCCATAAAAAGTTAATCATTGCACCACCATAACCAACTACACATATTTTAAGATTTTTCTGAGCAATTGAATCTAGTAATTCGTGTACCTTGGCTTTTCCCTCTGGAGTTGTTGGATCGTATCCAATAATATCAGTACAATATTGTTTTATAGTATCATTAAAATAAATTGTTTTGCTTTTATTACCATTATAAGAAATTGGAAAAGTATTTGTAAGACTTGGGTTAAGAATAAGAAGATTAGGATTCATATATGTCGTAAATCTTTTAAGTAATCTAAAATTACTTTTACCTAATTTACTAATTACGTCATTATCCAACGCATGTTTAATAATGCTTGAATCTGCATAACGGTGTCTAATTTCTTCTTGGATTTTTTCCATTACATTTACTGTAGTATTGTTTGCCATTTAATTGCCTTTTTTATTTAAGTTATTTTTTTATTTATTTTGTAAAAACTATCAATAGTTAACTATTGATAGTTAACTATCTCCAGTTGACTTTTATTTACCTGATTTAGCAGTTGCTTGAATACTAGCTGTATCGGCAGTACTAATTGAAATACCAGAATCAGTATTACTAGTACCAGAATCAGATGATGTTCCAGATGTTCCAGATGTACTTGTAGCACTTCCTGAACTTTGAACTGCTTCTTGAAGTAAAGCATCTAAAGAAGATGCTCCTGATTTAGCAGTTGCTTGAATACTAGCTGTATCGGCAGTACTAATTGAAATACCAGAATCAGTATTACTAGTACCAGAATCAGATGATGTTCCAGATGTTCCAGATGTACTTGTAGCACTTCCTGAACTTTGAACTGCTTCTTGAAGTAAAGCATCTAAAGAAGATGCTCCTGATTTAGCAGTTGCTTGAATACTAGTTGTATCGGCAGTACTAATTGAAATACCAGAATCAGTATTACTAGTACCAGAATCAGATGATGTTCCAGATGTACTTGTAGCACTTCCTGAACTTTGAACTGCTTCTTGAAGTAAAGCATCTAAAGAAGATGCTCCTGATTTAGCAGTTGCTTGAATACTAGCTGTATCGGCAGTACTAATTGAAATACCAGAATCAGTATTACTAGTACCAGAATCAGATGATGTTCCAGATGTTCCAGATGTACTTGTAGCACTTCCTGAACTTTGAACTGCTTCTTGAAGTAAAGCATCTAAAGAGGTTGCTCCTGATTTAGCCATAGTTAAGATATTAGTTGTATTAGTATTTGAGATAATTGTTGCCATTTGGACTTCCTTTTTTATTTAAGTTTTTTATTTAAATTTTTTTTATTTTTTGGCTTCGGCCAAGACATTAATTTAACGACAGGAATAAATAGATCGTTAGATCTATTTATTCTTAAGATTTTTAATAGCTTCTAATGCTTTTTTACGCATATCTTTTTCAGTATCATTCGATTCGAAATCAACAGAACCTTTGGAAATACCTATAAGAAAATCTTCATCTACTATTTTGAAAGTATTTTCTAAGCTCATCCATATAGGATTAGTATCCATTCTAGTTTTACCAATTAGCATTTTACCTTCTTTACCATTTAACGAAAAACAGTAAATTGATTCAGTTCCATCTGATAACATTTGCTTTAGAGGTAAGTCTCTTAAAGTTAATTCTCGGACATTAATTAAAACACCCTTTATTTGAATTTTTTTATTTTCCGAAGTTTCCGAAAAAATATCAGTAGCCTTTAATAACATTTTTATAATCTTATCGATATGTTTTGTTTTTATTTTAGCACTTTTACCCGGTTTATTTACTAAGTGTTGTACTTCATCTTCATTTACTTCGATAATAGTATATACTTTTTTATCATTTGCCCAATTTAAACCACTTTTAATTTCTGGTAAATCTTCTACTTTTCTCATTTTATTTTCCTTTAATAAGCCGTTGTATTATATTTGAAATGGCTTTCGCCATAAACATTTCGATATTGAGAATACATATTAAATAAAGTTTTATCTAATTCATAATCTGTAAGTCCATTTCCAAACCGTTTAAGATTTTTTTTTAACTTTTGTAAAGTTAAATAAGTAAAACATCTTAAAACTTTTTCATCTTCTGCTGATAATATTTCTTTATTAAGAAAATATTTATCAAATTGAATTGGAAGTTTTAATACTCTGGCATGTTTTAAAATACTAGGTATTCTATAATCAATTGGAATAAAACATTTATCGATTTCCAATAACTTGGATCTATCTAATCCAATATTTTCAGTAATTAAATTCCAAGCAAGTATTTCACGTTTTTGAAATTTATCCTGTCCATAACTACTAAAATATCTTTTTAAAAATTTATAGTATCTTCTATATATGCTTAAATAATTTAACTTATAATCAGCCGATGATCTATTTACAAATTTTAATTGACCAAGTTCAAATTCGATTTTGTATAAATCTTTTTCGAAATCAGTAGTATCAATAATAAATAATTTATTTACATCCTCGATATACCAATCAATCATTTTAAAATTTTTTAATAATAAAACCGTTTTTAGTTTTTTTAAAAACAGTTTTCTATCAGTTAGTAATAAATCAATTTCTGGATATATTCTTGATATTAAAAGATCATTTAATTCTTTACTTCTAGCATAATTAATACCATTCTTTGGCCAAAAATTATAATTAAACATATTAAGAATACTATTATATAAAATTTCATGTTTTATATTATTGTGAATATTTACTGGTTCATTTTTAAAAGCATAGATACCTCTTAAAAAATCCTCAGGAAATTCGTTTTGAAATTTTACATTGTATTTTTTTTGATATTCTTTTACTTGATTTTTAGAATACGTTAATAAAGACATTTTTCCAAATCCACCTTTTTAAAAGCTTTTATTTTAAAAATAATTTTTCTCGGATCCATATAAAAACCATATATTTCCAATCCTCTTATTTTCAAAAACTCTTTTATTTGGTTTTCAATATGTTCTCTTAGAACTAGAGTTTCCGTAGTAACACTAGCACTGTGAAAATATTTTGTACCATTTTTAATATGAAAAGTTTCTTGACCACCATCCATATTAATTTTGATACGGTTATCGTCTTGCCAAATATAAATAAGGGATTTTGAATAAATATCCAAATCATGGTATAATCGTTTAACTAAATTAATTATTATATTATGCTTTCTTATTTCTTCTTTAGACGCTTCATGTTCATTTTCTTCGAGAATATTTAATAAATTCATTTCGATCCTTTAAAATAAATCGTCGGTAGTAATTCCTAAATCAATAACTATACCGTCGTCAGTAGTTGGACGAGATGTATCTAAATCAGTTAAAATACCTTCTATTGCCATTGGTCCAGTATTTTCTGAAGTTCTTCGTGTTGTTTTTCTATCGCCTTTAAATTTATCTAGATATTGATCAAAATCAACTACAAATTTATTTTGTAATTCTATAGCTTCTTGTCTGTCTTCCGCTGTTTTTACTGGAACTAAAATCATTTCATAACCAAGTTTATCTATGATTTTATCTAAGCCCTTTTCTCCAATTTTATCTTGTTTCCCAGATAAGAAATATCTAATACCTAAATAAGATAATGGTAATTCCATATCTTTTAAAAAGTTTGTAATATTAGGAACCTTTGTTAATAATAGATCCTTAATTTTTGTATGTAACATTTTATTTTTCCTTTTATATTTAAAGTTCTCGGCTTCGGCCAAGAACTGAATTATACCAATGTGGTATTTTCATCTTTATTCCAATTTAAAACATAAACTGATCCAGAACAAACGTGATTTGAAGTATTTTGTACTTCTCCTGGTTCTAAAGCAATATCTGGTTCATAATTGAATTCGATTTCGGCAGCAACCGTAATCGAATTACCTTGTAAATTTCCAATATTTATTTTTCTACCAAGTTTAAAAATATCTACTGGCGCTTTATCAATATATATTCTATATATTTTTGGATTTAATTTCAAAAATTTTAAGATATTTTCTCGAATCGCTTGTACATCATTAATAGATAAATTTCCTTCATCCTCGTAATAATTAGATATTGGTGAAGTAGCATACGATACACTTGGTAAAGCATCGCTTTTATCTAGTATTAATCCAGTATTTATTAAAGGAGGTAATTCATCAACATTATTAGTAAATAAATTTTTATATCTGTAAACAGATTGCAATTTATCCTTAATAAATTTAACACTATAATAAGGTTCTATAAATTGTGCGTTGGATATTTTATAAGAAGTATCTTTTAAAAAATTACTAACGTAATTATTTACATAACTTATATCATCTATATCCAATAAATCTGCTAATATTAATTCCGTTATTGTACCAGTAGTAACAGATGGAGTATTAACAGTATCCGAAACAGATGAAAAAAATTCATCAAAACCAAATATAATTGGATCTAGGGACACTTTATTTACATATACTAATTCAAAATAATTATCTAAATTTGAGGTATTTGGATTAAATATATAATTATTAAATGTAGATATGCTTTTATTGGATATACTATTACTGATACCTAAACTATTTCCATATTTTTTTATGGCCAATTCATTCATACTATGAAAAATATCCATATTATAAAAATTAGGTTTATTAAGTTTAGAAATACTATAGAAATTATTATCATTTTTTAATCCTGAAGTCAAATAGGAATCTAATAATAAAACCATAGCATTGTCACCAGTACCAGTTTGACTAACCGCTGATATTTCTTCGGCTTTCGTTATTTTATAAATATTTTTATAAATACTTTTTCCATTTATAACTAAAGTTATTTCTAACAATACCAACATATTCGATAAATTAAAAAATTCCTGTTCGTTGATATCAGTAAGTATTAATCTATTAATTGGAATAAAATTAGTATCGTAACAATTTTTAGCAACTCGAAATGATTGAATTCTAGCACCAGAAAAAATACTACAGTTTGTTAAATTTACTTTATTAACTGTAGGTAAGGTACTATCTGGTTTTATTTCAATATTTAAACTATAATTGGAATAATTTATAGATTTTGGAGCATCTGCCATTCTCTATCCTTTAATCCATTTCGATATCTATATGTAATCTTGGTGAATATTTAATACCTAGTTTAAGCGCCTCTCTGGAAGCAGTATGTTGAGAATTTTTCCAAAGTTCTATATCTTTACCATGTGGTTCATCAGGCGTCCAAGGCATTAGCATAATATGTTTTCTACCAAGATTAAATCCTTTTAATCTGTTAATAAAAATAAGATTATCTAGATTTTTTTTATCTGCTTCCCACACAAATTTAAAATACAAATGACTTTTATTAAAATAATTCATACAATTATCAATAACTTTAGTATACATATCCCAAACTTGATCTTGGGATAATTCCCCACCATAACAAGCTTCCGCATCTAATTTTGGACTAATAGTTAAGGTTGGTAAAGTTCCACATTGTCTTTCAATAATATTAAAAGTTTTAATAGTTTCCATTACAATTTTTTTATCTTGTAAAAGATTACCATTACTTTCAATACCAATGAAATCAAAATGAATATCATTATCAGCTAACCAATCGATAATTTTATTAAGACTTGCTATAAAATGTAATGGTTCACCACCAGTAATAGTAAGTCTTTTAATTTCTTTATCTTTAATCTCGGCCTTAATCTCTTTACCAAGTTTTTCTAATTCTTGTCCTTCATCGGAATACCAAGAATATTTAGAATCACACCAAGAGCATTTTGCTGAATAACAACCATTAAGTCTAATATAAAGACTTGGTTCGCCAATACTGTTTCCTTCTCCTTCGAGAGAAACAAACCATTCACTAATAGTTGGCATATTGCTTAATGTTCCAAAATGTAATTTTTTTTTATCATTCGCTTCTTTTTCATGTTCTAATGAATATCTCATATTTTTGCCTTATTTGTAGTTTGATTATAATATCTATAATAACTACCATTCGTATTCATTATATAATATCCCAAGGAAAAACTAGCCAACCTTCAGGTTTAAGATTTCCATAATAATAACTAAACATGAGTTCTTGATCAGTAAAAGTTTCTTCTTTTAATTTTTGAAGATAGTTTTTATCCATAAAAGAAACTGCAAAATGAATATTTAAATTAGTCTCATTTTTATTTATTTTTAAAACATCTTTAAAAACTGTTTTAATTAAGTCAATTGTTTCTCCAGAATCAATTAAATCATCTGTAAAAATAATATTTTTATAAGTACGTTCGTTAATCAATGTACTAAAATAATTGAAAATTTTATGATATAATGCTTCTGGATCATTTTCAGTTTTACAATCACGTAATTGAATACTTATTGTTTCTACTGAACAATTTAGTCCATATGATAACATCTGGGCTAAGTTTAAACCACCTCTAGCAATACCAACAACTAAAACATCTTCTAAATCACGTTCAACTAAAGCTTCTTTAATATCAACTGCTCCATTAAATAATGTCTGTTCTTTAATATATACTTTTTGTATTTCGTTTCCCACATATTCTCCTTTCTTACCAATTAAATATAAAACCTTCCTCGGTTTCTATAACTGGTTCGGTTCTATATTTTAACATTTTAGGATAAAATGATTTATCCTTAACTAATTTTATCCTTCGATTAACCAAACAATCAATTACTGATCTTAATCTTGGTCTAGAAGATTCAACTCTTCTATTATTTACCTGTATCGCCGGATAAATAGAAATACTTTTTACCATCCAATTATAAATATATATTCCGGATTGAATATACATATCTTCAAATGGATACTTTAAAAAAGTACATAATTGAAAAGTATTTCCACGTATTATATCGTATTCTTGAATAGTAGTAAAAGTAGTTATACTACCTTCTCCACCAAAGCCTCGATCGTTTTCGAATAAGGCATAATTTTTATAATTAAAGAATAAATCTTCTCCAAAAATAATATATTCACCAGCTTTTTTAAAATTAGGATATATTTTTATTAACTCAGATAAAGTAAATAACTCTATCTTTACTAATTTATCTCTTACCTCACTTAATCGAATTTCCTCAATGGTCGAATATCTACCCCCACTTGATATGAGTTTATACCACGGTAACATATTAATCTCCTAATTCCAAAGCTTAGGTAAAAAATTTCCAAGTTTACCATAAATTTTAAAATTGCGTTTTTTATTTTCTCGTTCATCTTCGGATATTTCTTGAAATTCAATAACTTTTTCTAACTCCTGAATTAATTCTTTGAGTTTTTCTTTATCATTATAATCACCGACGTAATTAGTTTCGGTACCCCAAATTAATTCCATCTTTTTTAATTTCAATAAGAGTAATTTATTTATATAAATAAAATCATTATCTTTATCTTCTTTTAAAAAATTATAATAATATTTTAAATTACTAAAGAATCTAATAATATTACCAAACATAATTAGAATCCATTTTTTTACGAACAAGTACCCGTAAGAATAAAAAAACGTAAATTTTATATTCGTAATTATCTATTACTCCTATCCAAGTAGTAATTCGGTTATCATTAATGGTTTCTTTAGTGCTTAATACACCATCGAATTTTCCAGTAAAAAAATCCATTTTTCCTATTTTCATTTAATCCTCCTTTAAAGATTTAAACCTTGAAATAAGCTTCTTTGTTTAAAACTTCTTCAATGTCTTCAAAATATCCTATTCGAATAATTCTTATATCGTTTTTAATACAATACTCAGTTTTAATTTTATCACGTTCTTGAGTCTTTAAGAATCCTTCTAAACCTCCAAAATAAGAATCACTTTCATAATGTTGTCTACCATCGTACTCAATGACAGTATTTAAATCCTCTAAATAAAAATCAAATCTATAATTATCAAAGAGTTTAACTTCTTGAGAGTACTTAATATTCTTGGATTCTAGAAATTCTCTAACTTTTCTTTCTCCTTTAGATTCAGAGCATTTTGGGCACCCAGAACCATTTATATGAGCAAAAACCGTTTGTAAAAATTCTCCATGTATTGGACAAATAATTTTTAATTTTGTTTTTTGAGTACTACTATAATTATTATCAAACCAGATTTTAGAAAAATCTGGATAAGTGTATTTAGTAGTTAAACGATTTTTTAAATCTTCGAAAGTTAATTTTGCATTTTTAGCACAATATCTACATCCCTTTCCAGCAACGGCGCTTCCAATTTTTTGAATAACTATACCATGTATTGGACATAAAATTATCATTTTAGTACTAAGATTTTTATAATATTGATCATACCAATACTTATTAATACAATAATAATATTTATCTAATTTTTGAAAATTGTTTATACAATTTTTAATTTTTTCTAAGGAATATTTTCGTGAATCCATATTAAACCTCGAAATGAATCTCTTTATTTAATTTAGTATATCTCAGTAATTGATCATTCATAACATAATGAAGATTATTTCTAAAAGTGTACATTAACGATCTACCACCAGTAGTAGCAGACATAATACTATTATTATAAGAATTTAATGACCATTGTAACTCTAGGAATTGTAACTTAGTATCCAATTTAAAAATTGGAATAACATCTATCATATTATACAATAGATAATTAGGTAAATTTCCTAAATAATTTTCATTAAAGCCACCGGGCAAATCTAATTTAGACATTTTTAATTCTTTTTGAATAATTGTCTGAAGTTTAAAATTTGGTAAAGACTTACCAAATCCTCCTCCACCTTGATCAACGGGTTTATACATTTCCAATAAATCTATTAATAAATAATCGGGCAATTTAAAATATTTACCATTATTCGATAATTCTCCAAATTGGGAAACATAATTTGCAGTATCCTCTTTATTAGTAAGATTTATAAATCTGTTAAATATATATGGATTATCAAAAAGATTACTATTAAAACCGATTAAAAATAAAGTTTCCTCCATTAAACGATCTCTAAAAAAAGTTCTTAATAAATCAACTTCCGAATCAAAACCAAGTACTTTTATTTTTAAATCTGGTACTATATAATTTGGATCATCGTCACATAACTTTTTATAACCTTCTTCTACCAATTGTTGTAATTGATTTTGATCGTTAATTTTTGGAGTATGTGTTACCAATCGCCCACTCTCCACTACCTGCACTTGCTTTAAATAATAAATAGTGCTAATATTAGTCATATTATTGTATACCGCTATAGCATTTATTGGTCTATCTGCCGTTTCCGAATCTGGGAAAACACCTGGTTCAATAAATACTTCAATATCATAATAAGTCTTATTAAGAACTTTTTTATCATAAGCTGCCTCTTCATAACCCAATCGTTTAAAATTATGGAACGCATAAGCATTAGGGTTAAAATCAACATTATAAAATTGATAATGTTTTAATGATTTTCGATATAAAAAATTCTCGATTTCCTTTTTTGGATATGGTATTCCAACTAAATCTTCTGGTCTCATTTATACACCTTTGGGAAATAATTTATCAAAAGCAGCTAACTTCATATCTATATTAAAATTAAGAATTCTATCAAAATCTATACGTATATCAAGTTGTTGTAATTTTAAAATAATTTCCTGTTTTTTCTCGTCTGTAAATTCTAAATCCGATGGGAAAGAAATAATATTTAATTTATCTTTTATAAAATCATTTGGTAATTGATAAGGACTTCGTTGATAATGTTGATATTTTTTATATACCAAATTTTTATTAATAATTACCGGAACCATTAATAAACTATCACCCGGTCTTAATTGATCATCAAAAATAAGATTATAAAACATTGCTCCTTGAATATGAGTAGGAACTGTTTTAGTCGCTTTAGTTGGCCATTTTTTTGGAATAACGAATTCTTTAAAATTAAAATCATTAATGTTTTGTGTAATTAAATCAATATATTTCTTTTTTATAATCGTGTAAATCTGATATCTAATTTTTTCTAAAGTATCAAATTCTACTTGAATCGTTAATACATTATAAATTTCTTTTAAAAAGCCTAATGTAACTACAGACGTATCTGCTTTAAGTATTTGACCACCAGTTTTTTTAATTTCTAAATCTTCGTAAAAAGTTCCTTCCATCCAAATCTTGGCCAAAGCATAGAATTTTTTAGTATTAAAAAAACCACGAGTAGCAATTACTTCCGATTTAAAATCCATATAATTCCATTTTGGATCTATATTAGCTCTTTCTTTTAGAATAGTATCAAAAACATTTCTGTATTTAATATTACAATCCTTAGCCACTTTTTGAGAATAATCGACGGTTCTATGTATATCATCGTACTTATTAAAAGGTACTTTAAAATAATTATACGAACTATCAGTATCTGCGTAAAGTAAATTTGGATGTTTTTCAATAGTACTAATAAAATCTATTACGAATATTTCATTATGGTGTTCTGCTGCTTTAACCCCAATATCTCTAATATCTTCCATATCACTCCTTTAGTAATTTTTAAATAAAAAATATATTTCTGGTATTAAACATATATCTATCTTATATTTACTAGCTATTTCCTTTTCAGGAACACCTTTTAAAAAATCATAATAAATATTTAAAGCCATTTTTACGGTATCTTGTCCTGAGTGAATACCATTTAAAATTTTTTGTATTTCATTAAACGTCATATTTACTCCAATTGATAAATCAATTAAATCTTTATATGATACCCAGAATGAAAAACCATCCTCCATTTCAATTAAAACATTATTAGCACAAAAATTTAAATTTTTGTAATTTTCTTTAATTTTACCAGTTTTGCCTAAGTACGAAGGAATTTTTTCATTGATGCCTATATTTGTATATTTTAATCTGTATAATTTTATTCGGCAATCTTTTTTTATTCTTTGTATTATCATGTTTCCTCCTTTATAATATATGTTTGTATTAGGTATCGAATATTATATTCAATTTACTATTTCTAGGTATATTTAACGAACTTATTTCTTTTTTCCATTCATTATTGATTTGTATAATAGTTTTCGTATCAAATCTTCCAGATGAAATATAAAATGATGATAAGGCCCAAATTTTTTTAGGAGCTTTGTCAAAAAATTCTTCTGGTGTCCATTCTGGATTCCTATGTTGTGGTTTATAACTTCCCCAACCTTGTTTATATGGTTTCATTTGATCTACCCAATCAACTGGACTAATACCATATTTTGAAATAAGTCTAAAGAATTTTAAAGTATCTTTACTGTAATTAAAATTTATATTGTATTCCATAAAATTTCCTATATGTTAAAATAATTTCTTTTTAAAAACTTTAAAAAAGCTTCTAGATATTCTATTTGTAATTTTTTTCCTCTTGGTGAACCACCAATACTTTTATGACCACCCGCTTTCTTACCAAAGAATGCTTGTAATGGTTCTATAACTCCATTTGATCCAAAATATTTTTTGGCCAGTTCTTCGTTTTGACAAGCTAAAGTAATGCTATTGCTACCAGTATTATATTGTAATATCATATCATATTCCAAACCATTATTTAAATAACGGTCTGTTACGGAGGTATTACTAATATAAGTTACTAGTATTTTTGGAATACTTAACTCCAATTCGGTAATTTCTTTTAAAAAATCATTTTCATTAATTCCTTGTAAAAGATATTTTTTAATACTTTCTGGAACACCAAGAATAATATAATCTCTAATACGAAGTATTAACTTATGAATATCTTTCGATAAACTATTTAGATTAATTTTCCAAAAATTAATTAAACTTGTAATCGCTAAAAGTTTAATATGATCTGGATTATTATAATCAAGTAATTCATTTTTGAATTTATAAAATCCGTTTATATCTAAATATCCAACTAATTCGCTAATTACTCTAGCAGTTTTAGTATTTTTTAGATAACCTCCTGCCCACATAATTCCAAATACAGTATCTAAATCAATATGACTAATTATAAAATTATTATATTTATAATTAACATTTTCATAATTATTAGGAATTAAAATAGTGCTTGCTGGTTTATTATCCGATAATTTTCCATGATGGAGTAGTTCTAAAACTGCTCCATCTTTCTTACCGAAATATTCATCTCCATATTCCGTTTCTATAGCTACGACATCAGTCATAGTTTTCGAAACATTTACGGCTTGTTCATATGATGAACATAATCTGATATCGATCATGTTATCTCCTTTACTTAAATTAAACCACCTGCGAATTATTTTGGGATTCTAAATAATCAAAAATTTTAAAATCTTCTCTTTTAAGAATTATATTCTCAGGGAGATGTTCTAAAATCTCTGGATAAATTAAAAATGCCCCATTGATAAAATCAAAAATTTTATTTTTGAATTCATCATTTTTAATAAATGCTTCTAGTATCTCTTTTGAGAATTCTAAATTTTCAGCTGATTCGTAGTCTTTAGATTCAAATACTTCTAATTCAAATTCCTCTGGTACTTCGGCAACTACCATATTTTCAGTACTTCTTGCGTTTTCATTTTTTACTTTAAGATCAACTCTTTTAAAATCTTCAGAAAGCAATCTAATTTTAACAATATTTATATTTTGCTCAATTTCTCCATCTTCGCTTTGTATATCGGTTACAATTTTTTTAAGAAATACGTAATCTCCAAAAGCTTTATAAGAATCAAAATCAAATACTACATTATCGAATGTTTGATTTTTATAAATCAAATCGTAACTTCTTTCGTATTTAATAGTAATGCTTTTATAAGCAAACGCGATTTTTACTAAACCAACGATAATATTAATTAACGCCTGTTTATTATCTTTAAAATTTTTAAGAAGAATACTCGCGTTATTTTTATCAATCACATAAAAGAAGTTTTTAATCTCGGTAATATCCTGCTGAATATTTAAAAGATATTTTTGAGCTTTAAAAATACTCATATATGAATCTCCAGAAATTTTAGCTGATTGAACTTTAGAAGTAAGTAAATTATTAACCATAATTGAATTACGTGGTGGTTTAATACGATTAATATTAATACGTTTTACTGCTTCAAGAATTCTTGGAGTGAGTTCACCAAATGGTCTTAAGTATTGACCCATTTCTTGAATTTTAGCTTTACCTCGTTCTTGATTTTGAAATAAAGAAACGCTTTCATCATAAGTATAGATATCTCTTTCAAAATCCTTAATCTTTGCTATAATATCTTCTTCCGAAATACTTACTTGTCGTGATTCAGAATAATCTCTATCTCTATAGGCTGCGTCAACTGTTAAACCTTCTTCTCGCGTTAAACTTCTATCGGCCACTTCTTCAGTTCTAACACTATTGTCAGGCGTTATTTGATCACCTTGTACATTTCGTTGGATAATACGTTGGCCAATATTAATCTCTGCCTCATTTACTTCTTCTCTTCTTATTCTTTCTTGTTCATTTATTCCATCCTCGAACTCCGAAGTTGGTGTTGAATTTAATTCTTGTGTAGACATTACGTCTCCTTTTTTTAATTTAATTTTTTATTTTTTTACTAAAAATAAAGAAAAAATGATAAATATAAACCGTAGTTTATATTTATCTGATATTAAGATATCTATAGTTTCATGTCCTTATTTTAAAGACATGAATACTTAGGAGCCTCGGCTCCTAAGTAAATTCCATACCAATTATTTTTAAAGCAGTGTTAATAGTTTTTTTAGTAACACTTTGGTATTTTTGCTTCATATTGTATTTACCATCTTTAATAATTTTCATTAAGAAAGTTTCCTTATCTTCTTGAGAATCGGATTTAAAAGTATATAATTCTTTTAGTACGGCATTATTATGTCTATGTGATAATAATGAAGCTGTACTTTGCCAACTTAAATGTTGACCACCTTCCACTTTTCTACCTTTAGCTGGTTGCCCAGTAGTTTTACTATAATTATTAGCAAATGATACCGCATTATATTTTGAGTTACTAGTGTGATACAATTTGATTAAATAATTTTCACCGTATTGTAAATTAGCAGTAGTTTCATAATAACTTTTAATATCATTCTTTCTAAAAATAGTATTTTCTAAATTTAGGAAAGCTCTTAAATAAGTAGTAAATGCTCCAGTAAAAGTAATATCTTTTTTAGAAGTAATATTTACTTTAAATAAATCTTCGTAATCATTTACAATTTTCATAAATTCGTAATATGGAATATTAGCAAAATTACTAAAAAATAAATAAAGACCATCTTTATCGATATTTTCACAAAGTGTTTGGAATACCTTATCATCGGATAACATATGTGAAACGGTATTGTAATAATCTTCGTCCGTGTATTTAATAAAAGTTTCGTTTATGTACTTAAGTTTTTCTAATCTTGTTTTATTATCAGATCTTTCAACATCTCTAATAATTTTACTTAGATTTAATTCGTAGATACTCCCCCAGTTATTACGACCAAAGATACCAAGTGGGTTAAATACCACATCGAATGGTAATTTAGTATCCGGGTTTTTAGGCATAAGTTCATCCGGCACTATTAAAGCAACCGTTCCTTTACCGGCATAAAGATTACTAAATTTATCTCCTTTAGTAGTTCCAGTAACATATGAAATATCAAGCTCTACTATATAATCTAAAAATTCTGGATCAGTATTGTATCTCATACTAAATTCTTCTATCATAATTTTACTTGGGTTTTTCATTTGAAAATATTGAGATTCTATATTATTAACATATTCCTCAACATCTTCTTCTTTTAAACCAAGAGATCTAAATTTTAAACGAAGATTTTCTATATCTTTAAGTTGAATATTATAATAATACTCGAGTTCTGTTATAAGTTCCGAAGTATAAAAATACTCTTTTCTTTTATCATTAAAAGAATCGTTGGTTAATTTGTGAACTTTAATTCTTTCAATTTTTCCATTTTTAATACCTTCAATGCCTTTGGTATAATACTTAGACTCAGTACTTTCATCAATATTAATTAATTCAGTTAAGAAGAAATCTTCCATATCAATATTATAGTACTTAGCTATTTTATCAGTATCATCTAAAGTTTCACCAATTAATGGAAAATAAGATTCACTTTTTTTATTTTTAATAAACTTCATGAATTTAGTAATTGGTATAAAAATCTTTTCACTGTATTCAATTTCAGTTTTCTTAGCAAAGCTTTCTGAAATAGCGATTGCATCATCGGCATTAAATCCAAAGAAAGTACTAAATAAAATATCGGCTCGGTAACCAACTCTGGGTAGTTGACTTTCTGGAATATAATTACTGTAATCAAAAAGAACATCATTCTTTTTAAAAGACGTTCCTTCAGTAACACAATATTTTAACGAAAGACTATTATTAATTAATTTTTTATACATTGGAATATGTTTTAATTCCATATTCTTTTTAGTAGTATAATAAATAATAAGTAGTTCATCTTTTCTAAAAATAACTATTCCATCATCTTCAGCAATTTCTTGATACGGTGATTGAACAGTTGTTAAATCTTTATAATTTTTATCTATAATAAATGGGGTTTCTGTTTTATTAGAAATAACCAATTGCCCCATTTGCTTATTTTCCATATTGAGTCTAGACGCATCGACACTCGATGCGAATGGACAAAACACTTCAACGACTGGACTAAATAAAACTACGTCTTTCTCATCTTGATTAATATTACTCATTTATGTTCCTTATTATATACTACAATCTTCACAGAATAACTTTTTTTCGTCAACTGCCTTTCTCAAATCTTCTCTTAATTTATAAATCATTTTAAAAGAATCTCTAGAACGCATAATTTTATTTAAATTATCGGCTTCTGTTTTATCATCTCTAAATGTAATAAAACGAGGATGCATTAAACTATAATATTCATTTTTATCCGATTTAGTAATATCATTTGCTTCGCCTTCGCAAATTTTACCTAAATATCTTTCTTGATTTTCCCAAATCTCTTTTTTAAGATCTTTATCAATTCCGGACAAATTAGTCTTAACTAAACCATCTTCGGATTCGCAAACCAACGCTCCTAACGTATCTTTTCTTTTACCTTCTTCGAAACCAACTACTCGTAAATCAAAATCAAAAATATTTTTAAATTTAATACAATTTACCGAATGTCCTATTTCAAAAGGAGCTTTAGTAACTTTAAAGATAATACCTTCTTTTCCTTCTCGCAATTGTTCTTCGAAAAAATCAATTACTGTTTCAAAATTAGATTTCGAAATAGTTTTTGTATTTATCAATTGAATTAATTCGCCAGTATTAACTTCTTTAAAAGAATTCAAAGCATTTTCTAATTTATAAAAACGAGAACCATTATCCGGCTGAGCTGAAAAATCATGATTGGTAGTAAGATCCCAAATGGTATATCTAATTTTTTTTCTCATTTCGGCATCAGAAATACCAAAAACCTTTTTAAACTCATCCTTGTATTTCTTAAGTTCTTTTGGATTTTCTTTTTCTTTAATATTTAAAGTAGTTAAAGCTTTAAAAATACCATTTGCTTCTAGACGGTTTGGATAACCATCCACGGTTAGTTCACCATGTAACGTTATAATATCTTTTTTAGAAATGAAATTATTTTTTTCCAAAAATATTCTAAAATCTTTAAGTTGTTTTAAAATTTTTTTATCTTGGAACATAATTTCTTTTAGTCTACGGCTAATAAATTGCCCAGTACTTAAATTAGCAAATGCAAATAAACCATCGGCTTTTTCTTGAGCTAATCCAAATATTTCGTTATCATTCATATGTTCTATGTTTTGATATGAACTTACTCTATTAATTAAGTCGATGAAACCATTAAATCCGACGGCTCCCATATAATCTGCAGTTGGAATACATTTTGGGATAACTTGATTAATTAATCGTACTCCTAATCCAATATCTAGATCTCTATCCAAAATCATTTTAAGAAATACCTTTATATCTTGATTACATGAATCGTGAAGTTGTATCAATGCTTTTTTACCAGCGTTTCCACGTAATTTTTTAACTAGAAATAAGTCCTCAATTCTATTTAATAAAGTACCTAAATCGTTTACAGGTATTTTAAAATAATCGTCAATTATTGATAAATCTTCTTCTTTTGGATGCGTAATATTAAAAATTATATATGGACTATAAATATATTGAAAAAATCTAGTAATATTTTTTTTATCTAATTTATATAATTGTAATAAAATAGTTTTTTTTCTAGTAGTTCTATTCGAATTTTTAATATTGTCCAAATATTTTATAATATTTTTTGTGTGTGTCATATTGATCCTTTTTTATTTATTTTTTCTAATCCTCGAAGGATTAGAACGTTGGTACAGTTGGAATATTTAACTCATTCACTGGTTCAGGTATTCCCATTTGTGGTTGTTGTGTAGTTGGTTGATTCGTCGGAATCTGTTCTGCTGGTACAACTGCATTTTCTAATTGAATATCATGTACCGTTAATTGAAATTCCGTTGTTCCATTATAAGTATTCTGTGCAAATACTCCAACTAATCCAATAGTTTTACCTTTTAAATTTTCTGGTCCAAAATCTTTAATTTTAGATACTATATCCGATTTAAAAACTAAGAACTTATAAGTTTGAAAAGTTCCAGTTTCATCCGGTAAGCTAATGTACCCGACGGAGTACTCTTTATTTTGCTTAGACATATTTAAATAACACGCGGTTATTTCCCCAGTATATAATTGATTCATTTTATCTCCTTTTCATTTTATTAAATTTTTCTTCATCTAGGACCGTTTGTATTTTACTAAGATATCCTATCTTTTTAATATTTCTTTGAATATTATCTTCATGTATATAAATCTCCTCAAATAATTGACAAGTTTGTTTTATAACATGTTCTTTATACCAATTAATTTTAGATTGCATATCTAAATAACTTAATTGTATTTTTTCAAATACTGGTATTTCTTTTTCTTCGATTTCTGGATCGGGAATCTTTGCTTCGGCTAAGACAAAATCCATATAAATATCCTTTGGATCATCTGATAAATGTATTAAGTATTCTCCTATATACATATATCTTTCCGTTTGATCTAAAGATTCTTCGGAATCGAACAATTCAAAATCTAAGAAGATATTTATTTTTTCACGGGTGCTTTGAAAAATATCCAACTCATTCATATTTTTACTTCCTTTTCGAATTGTTTTTTAAATGTATATAATTCTTCAGAATCTGTTATCACTATAAATTTATCTTTAAAAAAATATATGTTTAAAATTTCATTATTCCTTTCAAAATATTTAGCTAACTCTGTTCCAGGATTAGTAACACAATATACAATTACATCATGTCTATTAAATAAACAGGTGTAGTTTTCTATTAATAACCTTTTTTCAATATTGTATAATTCTTTTTCTTTTTCCGTAATTGATTCTGGTGGTAAAGTATTATAAATATTAATATAGTTTAATAATCTTTGTAATGAATTCCTACTTCGTCCTGCTAATATTAATATATACCATAATAAAAAACCTAATAAATAATTAAAAATTACTAACCCATACTCAAAATTAGTTTCGGTAGATACTAAAATAAAAGTACCAATTATAAACATATACCAAACCATTGCTTTATTATAGGTATCCGAACTTATAAATGCTTTAATCTTTTCCCAACGTGTCATAATATTTTCCCAACGTGTCATAATATTTTCCCAACGTGTCATAATATTTTCCCAAATAAATTAACTTTTGTAGTACTAGTGAGTACTAAATTCAATGCTGTTTTATCAGCTGAAACCGAAATTGGACAAATCTTTCCAAAGGTTTTTGGATGATTCTCAGTCCATGATTTTGGTAAACGACCATCCGTAATAATACTAATATCTTGAGATATCTTATGTATTAATGAAGATGGGTAAGGAAGACTTAAATCATATAAGTTACCTCGGTGTAAATTCTTATTGAAACCTTTTGTCATAATACTGTTTTTATTCATACTTGCCAAAAAGTTTTGATTAGCTTTATCAATCGCTCCATAAAGTAATCTTACGTAAATTTCAAAAACTGGTCTGACTAAATATTCCAAAAGAACAATTCTTCTATTATCTGGATCGGCCATATCAATTGGAGTTTCATTTAAATACAACTCAATAATTTTTTTAAATATTTCTGGAAGTGTTCGCACTCCATAATAATTATCAAAAATATCTCTGTAGTATTCAAGCATTAAAAACTTGTCGAAGAAATCTGTTATAGTTCCTTCTTTTTCAAAGACCTCATAAAAGAAATCGGTTTTATGAAAACCAAAGAAATCAATTACTTTCTTTAATTCTTCTTTTGTAAATCTAAATGGATTTTCTCCAGTTTTCTTATGTATTAATCCATGCTCTGCCAAATATTCCAAATATTCTTCATCTTTATTAAAAAATATTTTTAAAAATAAAAGCATATCTATTTTTTTATTTTTAAATTGAATTATCTTTTCATCATTAAAAATAAAAGTAAAGTTATAAACTGGGTTAATATTAGCAAATATTTTTTGCTCTTTATCTGATTCAACGTCTATTCTATCAATAGGGGCTTTTTCTAAAAATAACAATGGTACATAAACCATATTATTTAAAATAAAGAAATTATCTTTTATTAACTTTGGTACATAAATTTCGATTTTATTATCGAATTCTTTATATCGTTGGGTGACAATATAATTATCCATAAACGAATTATCTTTATTTATATACCCTGGTTGAACATCCTCCTTAGTTAATGTAAAATTATAATCTGGATTAAGTTCGTGAATCTTTGAAAATAGATCTATTAAAATTACCTCTAATTTACCTAAATCATGTTTTCTAAATTCTTTAATTAATAATTCTTCATTATCTTCTCTTGTGTCGTATTTACTGAAACTTACTAAGTTCATTAATTCTCCTCATTATTTATACTTGGATTAAAATTCTTATCTAGAATTCTTCTTCCTACTCTAACTAGGTATTCCTCTATATCTTTTCTCCAAGCGTATATAATTAACGCTCCAAAACCTACACCACCTACATCCATTTAATCTCCTTCGAATTTAACATCCAATTTTTTATTTTTTCTTTTTTTTAAAGATTCCTCTAATATTTTAATCTGTTGTTTTTCAGAAATTAATCTTGCAGAAATAACTTTAGATATACTATTTATACCATAATAATTTTCTCCTGGATATTCCGGGTTCATATTGCATCCTCCTCAAAATTAATACCAGGTGAAATCATGTCCTTTAATTTGGTTGGTTTTTTAACCCTATTTTCATCGCTCTTCCAATACATTTTTTTATAATACATAGTTTTAATACCATAATCATTATTTTCATTAAACCAGTTATTATCCCACTCTCCTCGATATGTTTCAAAATTTAAGAAATTTACTTTATTTTGAACACTGTCTATAATACCTTCTAATATTTTAGAGGTATCTGATTCATCTAAATTTGTATAATCATTCATATGCATCCTCCTCAAAATTAATTTTTAATTTCTTTGGTTTTTCTGATTTATCCGATAATAAACTCTCGGGTAATTTAAATTCGATAGAAATAAATTGATTTAAGTCAGATGTTTCTGGAGTTATTTCAACCTCATCTAGTGCTATAAAATTTGGACTTAACCCTCTATTATAAGATCGTATTGAAGAAGTTGGTCTAATGGTACTAGTATTTATTCCAATACCTGAACCATATGTACTATTTAATATCATTTTTTTTATCGTATGTTCCGAATACATTCTTCCATTTTTATTCGAAGCGATTACCCCACCATTTTGATCAATATCATTATTATTTATAAGATTGGACCATTGCTGATAAATATCAAAAAATTTGGATCGATCTATTCCACCATCCTGCATTTAATCTCCTTTTAATTTTTTAATTGCCTCCAAAGCTTCTAATTTAGTTTTATCTTTAATATTTAAAATTTTTTCGGGTTGTTTAAATTTATATAGGTATTGGTCTATAACCGATTCCATATTTTGATTATTTACGCAACTTCTACATGGTCCAAGCACTTGGCTAATATCTACTTTCATACTATTCATATTTTCCATATTTTCTATAGAAATTTCGGCCAAATCTATAATAGTACTGCATGCATCATATTCTCCAAAAACTACTTTACCATCCTCTTTAATCAATGGCTTACAAAAACTAGTCAAACTATGAGTTTTAACATAATCGATGGCTTTAAATAATTCTCCATTATACTCACTTAATGAATTATACATATTAAAACATGCGGGGCTTTTTCGCTGAGCGATAAAAGAAACTTCTTTTATCTTATCAATATTTTTTAAAGCTCTACCAACTGGTATAATACCATGATCCAAAGTTTCACATAATACCATACGACTTTCTACATCATCTCCATATTTTTTTTTAATTTTATCAAATTTTTTATTTAGAAACTTAACTCTTTCATCATGATCTTTATAAATTCCTTTTACTGATGTAAGTTGAATTAAAAGATTTGGATATTTTTGCATAAGTTTTAAAACTTTTTTTAATTGTTCCTTATTATAAAAACCATCACCATTCGTAATAATAGTAATTGGTCTTGGACTAAAAGCTTTTAAAACTTTTTTAAGAATTTTAATAAATTCCGGATGTTCTGTCGGTTCACCACCACTTAATTGAATAGTAGTCGTTAGGGGCGCTAATTCAGCAAATCTAATCATTTTATCTATAATTTCCATTGTAGCATGCTTACCCTTAGTAGTGCTATCTTGCATACAATGCATGCATCCCATATTACAATAATTTGTAATTCTAAATACCATTTCTTATCCTTTGGTTTTTAATTAGTCAAATTTAATTTTTAACTTATATATGTTTTTTTTAAAAAGTATTTTACCACCATCGTTTTTACATTTTCCAACAATACTTCTCCATTCCCTGTGGACTGCGTGTAATTCAATTGATTTTATAAAACCCAATCTTTCATATTTATTACTCCAATTTATATGAGTATTAAAAATTTCACCAATATCCGAATTATTATTAACCTTTTCAAATATCTGTTCTAATGTTATATTATTATTATAATCGCCTCCTTCAATTAAAATTCTTCTTAAAACCTCTAAATTTGAAAAATGGTGTATAATATAATCCATAAAATATATGTTCTCTCCCATATATAATCCTTTTTTTATTTAAATAACTATTCATAGTACCACTATGAATAGTTAACTATCTTTAGCTATCGAACTTAATATCAATTTTCCCTTTTTTTATTTCAGGTTTTCCTAAAAAAGAAACTGGATCTTTTTGTATTATATCAATAGCCATATCTAGCATAATTCGTCTTTGTTCTTGTGTTGCCTGTTCCATATCTACATTTTTAAGCATCGATATTCTATCATTTAATGAACCTTCCGGAGATACCATTTTTAAAAGAATATCTAAATCATTGAAAGAAGTACTAATAATACATCTCTAGTAGTTCATTGTACATATGTCCGGTTCCATCAGTACTAGAATTTTCATTTTTATAAACATTAGCAATGGCTCTATTACTAAAATTATAAAATATTGATAATTTTGGATCAAGTTTTTCAATAATATTTTTTAAAGCAATTTGTGTAGTTGCTGGTTTATCAGAATACTTACATATATTACCATCTTCGTCATAAAAAATAAGACTAAGAATCATTTCAAAATAAACACTAAGTAAATCATTTTGTGTAATTACTTCTACTAAAGAATTATAGATTTCACTAGGAACTATAAATTTGTCATCTTTTCTATTTTTATCTATAAGTGATACAATACTGGTAAGAATTTTTACAGAGTCATCATTATATGGTAAGTTAATTACTTTTAATACTAACGAAGTATATTCTCCTTTTTCAGTATCTTTATAATCAGTTGTAGTTATTTCTAAATCACTTTCGTTATATTTAGTAAATAAATATTCTATAAGTACTTCTGTATTTTCCTTAGCTGTTTCAATTATGGTTTCATCTGGTTTAGCTATAATTTTAGAATCTTTTAAAATATCTAAAACTTTATAATTTAATTCCGTAATAAAAGCTCCACCAAAGTGGTGCGCTCTAAGAACAGATTGAATAATACCCTCTGCTATATAACTACCAAGACTTGCTCCAACATGTTTAGAAGTAGGAGTTTTCTTACCAAAACATTTTTTACAAATACCGAATGTCGGTACTTGACATTTTCGCGGTGAATACATTCTCCAACTTTGTCCAATCATTTCACTAAAATAATCTCTCCAATCTTTACACTCTGTTTCTATATCGATATAAAAATCTTTTTTTGTTTCTTCATTTATAAACCAACGATGATTTAATGATTTAAGATGATCCTTATCTTTAATTTCGATATCTATTGTTTTACGTTCATCTATTGGAACTTCAGCTTGACAATCTTCAATATCATATTCAAAATGTAAAATACCAGTACTGAAGAAAAATTTTCTTTGAAGTTCGCCACCTCTAGGAATACTATCTTGTCTCTGCATTAATGCTAATCTTGCACTATCTCCAGTTTCATAATATTCTTTTTGAGTTAAACCATCAAGCAAGGAATGCTCGATATTTCTTGGAATAGCTTTACCATAGATATTGGTAGGAATTCCCGTATTACTCGCTGCTTTTAATAATTGAACTGATTTCAATCTTGCTCCAGAATCTGAAACACGATGAAGAATATTATCTGGATTCTTTTTAACTTCTGGTCCAACATAATCTTCGAATAGTACCATATTTTGATGAAAAGCTAAATACGGTTCGTTCTGAATAAGATTCTTTTTATATTCTGTAATTTTTTCAGAATTTACAGCAAAGTCATTTAAATTAAAACTAGGGTTACAATAATCTATAGTTGTCCCAATCTCCATTAAAAATTTATCTAATTCATGTCCAAGATTCCATAATTCGTCTGATCTACCATTCGCTTTCAAATCTTTATAAAATCTCCACAGTAATTTAGTAAGATTTTTTTTATTTAAAATTTCAAAACTATGGTAAATGATAAAGTCATCTGAGGTTTCGTCCCAATCGGCAGGATGTAAACATCTATTAATTAACCAATCAGATAAAGTAAGAGTTATATCTAAATTATCAATTGATATTACTAAATTATTTTCTTTAATACTATCGAAATTTATATATTTTTCTCTAAGTTCAGCGAAGTCTTTTACAATTACTTCTATTTCTCCCAAAGCTAAAGCATTTTCTCCAAAATCAGTATCAAAATTATATCCTATATTTTGATATGCCACTTTTGTATACATATAACTAGCATATATAGCTTCATGTTCGAAATCAAATAATAACGAATCTCTTTGTTCAAATTCAATATTGTTATTTACAAACATATGTGCAAAATCGTGCTTTGCTTCTTCGGAATGTAAAGCCGCTGCAATAACATTATCACCATCATAATCATGGTTGTGAAGCACTGATGTTAAGTTAGATAACTCCATTACTCTATTTTTTCGTATTTCCATTAATTTTCCTTTGTCCAAATATATTTAAGATGTCCTGCATCCCAGATTTTTCTATAGCCGCTATTTAAAACAATTTCTTCTTCCGTCAAATCATCCGAATAATTTTCTTTAAATTCTTCCAAGTTTTTTAGTTTATGTTTTTGAAACTGACTCCTATGTATCATATGTAATTTCCAATCGGATGGTTTAAAATAATAATAACTTGGTTTAGTTTTTTCAATAAAAGAAAAATTAAGGATATCATAAATATTATTTTTATTTACCCATCTACAATTACCATATGTTAATATATTTCTAGGATTATAGTGTCTAATAAAATATTTAAATAGTTTACTAGCTCCACCAACAATTAAGGTATTTTTTAAAGAAGCTGACCGAATTAATTCCCAATCAATTTTCTTATTAAATCGAGGTTTTCCAAACGTCATAATGGAAACTAATTCGTTTTCAAAATATAATCCTAATTTAATATTAGAATATGCATACCCTTGTAAATGATTTTCCTCTAAAAATTGTTTGGCTATTTTAGAGGAAATTTCTTTTATTTTACATTTTCGAGCAAATATTTTTCTTGAAAATAAACCTAATTTTAATAATATTTTAGATTCCCATATACTTTTTAAATTTTCATCTGATAATTCATTTTCATTTATTTGAAATAAATGAATATTTTTTTTATAAGATTCCTCTACCTTAATAGAATGTCTTGATAACTGATGTTGTTTATTATCTTCTCCTCCATAACTATGCCAATATACTCCATTAGTTTCTATAGCAAAATTATAATCTGGTAAGTAAAAATCTAATTCAGTTCCATTAGAAAGTATTTTGCGACTATTTTTTAAAATAGTTGCTTTTATACTATTATTTAAAATATCCTGTATTACTTGTTCGGTTGTTCCAGGATTACCAAGGGTTGTCTTTACATCCAACCCAAACCTTCTTATATATTTTTGAGCAGTTCCTTTTTTTATACCAAGAATATTTTCTATTTTTGTATAATCGCACTCATTAGTCCCATCCTTTTCTATTAAAAATTCTTTTATAAATAATTCCTTATTTAATAGATACTTGGCATTTTCTCCATAGAGTTTTTTTAACTTAGTCTCGGTTTGTTTATATCTACTTGCATCTGAGAATTTTTCTTTACCAATATTAGCTAAATAAGAACTTCCCTTTTTGCAATTTAAACTACAGAAACTTCCAGGACGAGAATTAGCTAAATTTACCATTTTATTACAATTGTCTCCTTTACATTGTAAATCATCTTTAGAATATTGATTTAAATAAAATGAAACTTTTGAACGGATATCAGTTTTTATATCTTGAATTTCATTTAATTTTAATTCGGTAAAATAATTTTCAACCGTTTCTTTTTCCTCAATTGTTATATTTTTTAATAAACTGGAATTTAATATTCCACGTTTATCAAAATATTTTTCAAAGGTGTAGTTCACTTACTCTCCTTTTTATCTCATCACTTTTCTACAATTACTAGAACAATAACTCTCAGGAATATTATGTTTAAGCCAAACTAAATTTTCACATATTTTATTATTACATTGTAAATCGTCTAACGAGTACTCAAAAAAATAACATATACATTTCAATTGAAAAAGATCATTATATATATTATTAAATATTTCATCATCTAACCAACTAATATTTTCATCCCAATATAATTTAATTTCCTGAACTAAATCACAATCATTTTTAATTAATTTTAAATATCGTGGAACAAAGTCCCCATTACGATCTGTAAATTTAATAAAATTTTCTAATTTATCATCAGGTATTAAATTCAACAATCTTTTTTTATTATGGTTTATATTGTTAATCATTTCGTTGTTTTACCGCCTCTAATAATATATCTTTATACTTATTAGCCAATTGACTTTTCTCAACGTTTGGTCTAATTCCAGAATCGGGATGGCATATTTTTTGTACTTCTTTCCATCTATATTTTATTTCATATTTAGTAACTTCTTCTATTTCATAAAAATCATAAAACTCCATAGCCGAAATAATTTCATTTTTTGAAATTTTTGATTTTTCTTTAACTTTTTGCTCTATATAATCCACTATTTTATTATAGAGTTTATTTCCAAAAATAAACCATTTTGGTTTATTTTTTCTGGCTAATTCAAAATTTTGGAAGTTTAAAATATGATTGAATAATTTATATATTCCATAAAAAAGAATACCAAAAATAATCACTAAACCAAATAAAATAGCCAACGATACCGTCCAAAAATAAATGACCAGTATTATAAAACTCCACGAAATAAATTCGCGTGTCCATTTATTTAAAGTATTGTCCTGTTTCATATTAAGCTCTTATACTCACTCTAACGAAGTGATTATTATAATCCTCTGGGATATTAAATAATTCTCTTCCGTAACTTGTTATATCAACATCATTAAAAGTAACAATATTGTTTATAATATTACTACCTCGTCTAAATGTATCAAATACTTTTTTATCATTTAAATATAAATGACCTGATTTTAATTCGAGATTTTCTCTAATACTAAATGGATATTCTTTTCCATCTATTACATAAATAGCATCTGTCATGTTATTCCTTTTATATTTATACAACCAAAATTTTCACAGGTTGTTTTTATTGTTTTACTTTTATTACCAAAAATATATTCTATTAAAAGAATATTAGTAATTGGATTCCAATAAAAATCATGTTTTTTATCAAGTGCCCATTTTTTATCAACCGTTATGGTTATACCATCTCCATTTGAAAAAGTCTCTATAAAATATTTTTTGGTCTCGATATTCATTATTCTACCAATTCAATATCGGATATTAATTTATCCAATGCATCTCGAAGTTCTTTAGCTTCTTTTATATTTAGATAAGTATCCGGACAAGAATCATCTATATTTGATTCAAATGATTCCATATTTGGAAAATCAATCTCTTCCAAACATGGATTTACTTCAGTTGGACTTATTTTTTCAAGAACTATTAATTTCATTCTTTTTCCTCCCATTCATATTCATAAATTTTTTTCTTACCATTTTTACCACGATATCGGTATTTTGATATTTTTTTAAGAATTAGTTGTTTCTCCATAAATATCCTTTATCTTATCCCTATAAATTTTTGTAACTGCTAATTTCATATTATTTTGAAATATTTTCATCATTGGTCTATTCTCTAAAATACCTTTTCGAACATATTCTGGAGCTTCTTGCAGTGCTTCAAAATACAATAATCTTTCATCATCCGATAATCCATCTAATTCCGGTATTTCTATAATTTCGTTTTTAGAATCCCCATAGGCTCTTGCTAACATATATCCAGACATACTCCACTTATATAAGTTTGGTTGTCTTTCAACAATCATTTTAAAATCAGAAATATAATTTTTAAGAAAATCACTTAAATCATCTTCTGGTATAGCTATTTCAAAGTTTTTATCAAAACTATCATATACATATTGAATGTATTCAACTATACTAAATAATTTAACTTCCCCCTCTTTTTCTATAATTTCAATTTCGTTTTCTTCATACTTAAGAAATAAATATCTAAGTAACTCAGGTAAGAATAATTTCTTAACGCTTTCTTCCGGAAGACCAATTTGATAAGGTTTAAGAACTGGATTAGGAACAATTACAGCTCTCTGAGAGAATTCAATTGTTTTACCAGTCAATGATTCCCTAACATAATTCTTAGTTTTTTGAAAGTTAAATTGAAGAATTTCATCATAAATAGCGTCAACTGATTGCTGGTATTTATATACCGTATTTCCAAAGAAATCTGAATTAGCGTTATAAAGATTATCCATAATACTAGTACCTCTAGAAATATTTTTAAGTATTTCTATATAAGCTTTTGAAATAGGATGTGGTATAATTTTTACGTTTGAAATTTTAATAACCTGTCTTGAACCAGGAGGAGTTACTAAAATATAATTAATAAAAATATGTTTGATATATTTATAATTAATTTTATCAGTTATTAAATGTCTAAATTTATAACGTTCCTCTAATTTTTCTTCTTCGGTAACTGGATGTTCAATTACTTCTCCGGTTTCTTCATTTATCGAGTAATACTCAGATTTTAATTCATCTTTAAGAAAATTAAATAATAATCTTAATGAATTAATATCAAATACTGGAAAATCAACTAAACAATTACCAATTTCCTTTTCTGATATTTTTGAGGTTCTCAATAATTTTTCTTTACTGAGACTATAAATATATGGATTTTCTTTATTAGCGTTATATTGAAATTTATTTAATAAATTTTTTATAGCGTTAAAACCAAATACCTCTTGCAAAGCATTTTTAAAATCTGGGTTTATAATATATATACCTTCGGGTAATAATATTTTAGCAAATTGGGAATTACGTTTATCGCTTAATCCACATTCAACTCCACAAAGATCACAAACTTCCCCAGCATTAATTCTTCCAAATAATTTTTCGCATTGGCATTTATAATTTTTCAATGGTCCAAATATCTGTTCGGAATATAATGAATCTTTGCTAAAGATATTGTGTTTATTACTTGTGTATATTGCCGGATTGGTTACTTCGGGTAACTCATCCACTCTCTCGTACTCTTTAAAATTTAATGTAATCATTTAATTCCTTTGAATTTTAGACTGTATTTATTATATCTATAATACTGTTTCTCTACATTTAGTTTTTATTTTATGGTTTATCGACTAATCTAAAATTAAAATAAATACTTTTTAATATTAAATTTATATAATATTCTTCAAATATTAATATTACTATATTAATTCTTTCTTATTTATTTTATTCCTTTTAATTTAATCGAATTTAATATTTAATTTAAATGTTTTTGATATAAATTCTCTTTTGTTTAATTTTTTTCCATTTATCCAATATTGATTTTTTTTTACATTGTTTGTATATTCCAATGCTGGTCCATCTTCTCGGTGCAATTTATCATGCACAAAATACTGGCGGTAACCTAGATATTTACATTCGACGGCTGGACCATCTTCTCGGTGATATTCTCCAAATATTGCCCAGATTTTACAAAATTTTTTTGAAATTTTAGCTGGACCATCTTCTCGATGAAGAAAATATTTATAGTCTTCTATTAATTCATTTTTAAATTTTTTTCTTATATTATAATTCAACAATATTGATATTTGGTTTAATCTAGATAAATTATTCCATTCTATCTTAAAAAAATAAATATTAGAATGAGTATAAAATAACCAGTCGTCTCTTGGCACCGGATTAAGTTTAAATATATTTCGAAAAACTTTGAAAAAATGAATATACTTAAAGGCACCCGAAGGTTTATAAAATATTGGAAATATTCCATATTTAAAATATTTATAATAAATATATAGTGGATATAATTTTAAAAAATCTGCTATATATACAAATGATAATTTAAATAATGAAAAAATTTTTATAAAGGTCGGGAAACTTAAAGCAAACCATTTTTTAACTTGGTTATATTTATAGTTTAATTTCCATTCATTTAAATTGTTCGTGTGTTCTCTTTCTCCAACTAGGCCTCGTAAATCTCCATCCACGTTGATCATCTATCTACCTGTTTGGATAAGATACTTTAAAGCTGCTGATATATGTTTACAATATTTTTTATGGCAATCTGGATTAGTAGTTTCTGGTGGAGCGTCTACAAATCCTTCTGGTATAAATAAAGAACCTTCTTGATTTAAACAATACGCTCTTCTAAAAATAAAATCATGGCAATTGCAATACACCCGTACTTCGGTATCTGGTGTAATTATTGGTACGCCATTTCGACCCTCTACTTTAACAGTATATAATTGTGGCCCACCGTACTTCTTTTTCATAGTAGTACCGGAACTTTTAATAATTAGCTGTTTACTTTCCTGATCAAAATTACGAGATTTTATAAGTTTGATTACGCTCATATTATGATCAACATTACCAGACATTAACTCATGTGCTTTTAACATTTTTCTTCCTTTTTTTTATTCTGTCCATTCATAAATTAAATCCTCATATTTAAAATCGATAATTTTGTTCTTAAAATATACTTGTGTTGTATATATTTTATCATTTTCATCTATAACGCTTATTATACCACGTTTAAATAATTCAGATTCAAAATCATCCAATACTTTTAATTTAGTATGATGAATTTCCCAAACTTCTCCATTAATAAATAAACCAGTGTTTTCCTGATCTAGTAAATATGGAAATTTTACAAAACCATTTTTATCATTAATAACCATTGGAAATTTTTTAACTGTTTTAGCCTTTGTCTTATATGTACCAATTTTCTTTAAAATATCATTATTTTCAAAATTATTTTTTAAAGAACCATATACAAATATTTTCACAATTCCCATATTAATTTCCTTCGAATATTTCTAAATCGTCTTTATCTATAAAAAAATCCGATAATTTTTTAGGAGTAAAATTTACTCTTTCACATGAACAATTAAAATATTTCAAATTAAATTTTTCTCCAAACGGATTTATATTTCTAGAATGTGTATGACCATGAAAATTAAATTTAATAGTATTATCATTATTTACAATATGAATTAACTTATCGATTCTTAGATTTATATTTTCATTTTTTCCTCGTCTAGAAACTTCTTTTTCGTACTCCGAAATTGGATAATGACTAAATATAGAATTATTAATAATTAAAGTGCTGAATAAATCGTCTTTATCTTTTCCAGGAACTTCTCTTATAATCATTTTACCATTTTCTAAAAATAGAACTTTAACCAGTCCCCGAATTACAGTAAAATTTGGATAAGAATTTGAACCACTTCTATCATGATTACCCAGAATTAATATTTTTTTACCATTAAGTTTTGGTATAATTTCCTGGATACCTTTCCAGGCAAAATCACCCATACATATAATAAGATCCTCGTCTTTAATTACATCATTCCATTTTCTAATTATCATATCATTATGATATTCAATTAATTCTTTAGAAATATTTTCTAACTTTTTATGAGTTCTTCCTGTATCCTGATACAAGAAATCTTTTATTACTTTAATAAACTTTTCTGGAAGTTCTGGATGTTCGAGAACTAAATCTAATCTAGATCTTTCAAAAAGAAAAACTCTATCATGAAAAAAATGAGTATCCGATATTATACGAGTATTTCCATTAATCTCTTTTAATATTTCTAAATCTTTTCTTTCTAGCATCTTAATACTCCGATTTAATTAAATGATTAATTGGATGTTTCTCAGTAGTTAATTCTTTAATAACTTCCGGAATTATACATCTAACCGAATCAATTTTTTTATATTTTTTATTAATTGATTTATTATCATCGGATAATTTATCAATCCAACCGGTAATTTGTCCAGCCCCAGAACCAGTTGTTTTACAAACGCATTTTTTAGAAGTAATATAATACTTATATTTTTTCGTAAATATTAATTTCATATTTTCTTTTGGTTGTATAAATACATTAATATCTAAATGTTCACCAAAAATATTATACTGATTATTTAAAAAATTGTATAGATATCCCTCTTCATTTCCAGTACCTAATCCGGTTCGGACTGGATTAAGATTAGTATACTTGTAAAAAACTTTATCTTTTTTATCATAAAGTAAATAAAATTCTTTATTATTACCAAACACTTTTATAATAATATTTTTGTATGTTTCTTGAGCTTCAAAAATATTATTAACATACTTAGTAATTTTTTTTTTGAATTTTTCCTTTGGGTCTAAAAATTCTTCAAAACAGTCCTCTGGATATCCTTTTCGAAGGAGTTCCATCATCGAATCATGATCAATTCTAGAATTAGTAATTTCTAAATATTTTTGTTGATAAACAATACCTTTAAAAGTTACTTCCTCAAATTTCATTAAACCATCTTCTACTTCTCTTGGGAGTACAAATATATATTTTTTTTCAGACATTTTATTTCCTTTTTTATTTAATTAAATACAATAGTGGTTATATTATTTAAACCACTAGTTTCTTTATTTAATGGTAATTTACCATAACTAATTTCATAATTAACTCCTAAAACTAATTTTAAGCGTTCTAAACTACTAATATAATTCAGCCACGATTCATTAACATACGACCAAAAATTATAGCCTTCTGGAGTACTTTCCCACTCAAAAGAATAATTAATATATTCCACACTATCACCACCTGGTATGTCTAGTTTGGAACAAAAGTTACGATACTTTAAATTCGAAGTAAATCTTTTGGCTATATCATACGAATAATTTTGTATTAACCATTCGTATAATGTTATTATTTTTCTTTTCATAATTTTCCTTTATTTATCAAATTTAATATCTTTTTATTTCAAACAACTATCAATAGTTAACTATTAATAGTTGTTTGTTTTTAAAATCTCTAGCTAACAGATTTTAAAATAAACTTAAAATCAAAAACCAAGTCCCCTATTTTCCGGTGTTATAAAGGATTGAAAATTTAACTATTTCTTAAATTTTAGGTTTTAAAATTTTTTGTCTTTTTGAAATAACTGGCTATAGTAGGTTAGTTGACACTATGAATAGTTATTTAATTCCCTTCGAATTTGATTTTTAATTTTTCTTTTTTAAAAAAATTAAAATCGTAATATACATCCTCATCTAACAATTTATTAATTTCAGAAAAACATCTCCAATCTTGATCAATAATAAAAAATTTACTAGAAAACGTTTTATCAGAATGATTCCATATAAACAATCTGTCAATTATGTTCTTATTTCTCGTTAGACCATTAATCTCAGAACAATTTTTTTTATTGGAATAATTGCCAAGATTTTTATGCATATGTGAAAATTTTATTTCTTTTTTTAATAAATTAATATTAAAATTATACTTATCAGTTAACCATTCTATTATATTTACTCTCACCTAATCTCCTTCGAATTTAACTTTTAATTTTTTAGTATTTGGTAAATGATTAAAGAATATTTTTTTTACGTTATATTCCGGGTGATCTTCATAATTTTCAATATCGTATAAAACAGTTTTCCATTCATCATTTACTATTTTCCAATAATTATATCCTTCCTGAGTTTTACTCCAATGAGCATGTAAATTTATATATTGGGTTGGGTGTAAATTTTTATTATATAATCTCTTTTTTTTATATGAGGATAATAAAGAAATATTATGTAAAAAATTTTTATAAGCTAATTCGTATCCTTCTGTTTTTTCAGAAAAAATAATTAACCATTCTAAAAAACAAATTTCTTCATTTAAGTATGGTTTTTCTAAATTCATTTATTTTCCTTTTTTAATTTAAGTAAGCATAAAATGGTCCCGCGCCTTGCTTCGAGGTAGTAAGCCAAGTAGTACTAAGTATTAATCCCATTATCAATCTATTGTATATCTTGCTTTTACGCTAGTACAATCCCTTGTACCAATATACTATTGATAATGTATTAATCCTAATACCACCTGCCATACTGCTCTATGCCTGACCGGTAACCCGATATAATAAGCTTCTTTCATCTTATTGTATCTTTTCTGATTATAAGATATCTATACACATATATAGTTATTTTAAAGTAAATGTGCAATATTTTATTCTTAAACTTTTCTTTATTTATTTATATCTTTACTTTATTTCCAGTTTAATAATTTAACTAGAACCTTTTCGTGAGATCGGTTAACCATTACTTCATCTCGCCATACTGGTCTATAAGTATGTCTATTTTGACTTACTAATTTTAAATAAATTTCTGGTTTATTTTCTTCAATATCTTTAATAATAGAATTGAACATTTCCTCTGCTTTATCTATACTTTCATTTATTTTTTTCTTTAACACGGCTTTTTCCTTTTTTATTTTAATGTTTAAATATGTATTGATCGATGTTGTAAAATATAAAAGCTCCTATAATAGAAACTATTACCAAATCAATATATTCTTTATATTTTCCAAACTTTTTGGTTAAACTATATTTATTTATTAATACTAATGGTATCATCATTACGAATGCACTGAGTAGCCATCTACTTAAATAAATACCAAAACGTTCTGTAAAAAAACACATCTATTCTCCTTCGAATTTAATTTTTATTTTTGGAACATCTTTTATATTGCAAAATAAGTTTATATTTTTAGCACCAATTTTATCATAAACACTATTCCAATTGTGTCTGAGATTAAAAAAATACTCCCCATAATCAGAATCATCCCAATCATTCGTATCTATATTAAAAAATCTTTGTATATTAAAAATTTTATTCGTTTCAGCACGTCTGAAAAAATCAAAAATTGCTCCGACATCGGTTTTTAAATGTTCTGTATATTTATAGTTTCTATTTTTATAAACATTGAAGAATTTTTCAAATTCTTCCATTTTTAATTCTGGGTATAAATCAATAAATTCCATAAACACTATATTATTTTTTTTAGAGCTATTTAAAATAAAATCTATTTCATTTTTTATTTTTCTTCTCATATCGTCTCTTTTACCTCTTTTTAACGACAGGAAATGATTCCGGAACTTATTCCGGAATACCTCCCTTACGTTGATAAATATTTAATAAAAGTTTTCCAATAGTACTTACTAAATGTAAGTTCGGGAACTTTTTATTATCTATATCTTGATAGTTCTCTATGATAACGTTTTTGATATCTATGCTAAAATTTTCATCTAGTAACATATTAAAAATATAATCGTAATCTAAATTAAGATCGCTTTTAGTCGTATCAAGAATTGCCTTATAATATTGAGCAAATTGTGGATCGTTATCAACATTTTCTAAAATTTTAGCAAGATTTTCTTTTGGTTGAGCTTCGGCATACCCTATAAGATATTTTAATAAATCAAAAATATAATCTTCGTGATTACTAGAACTTTCTAATTCTCCAATATTCATAAGTACTTTATCTTTAACATTTATTTCAATATTGTTAAGAAGAACTCTCAACCCTTTTTGAATATGTTTATTTACAAATTCCCAAACATAATCTCTATTATATTGAATTTCTTCTTTATCAAGAACTCCAATAATATAATAAAATGCTTGTTCGGCTTGAATTTCTTTAAAGTTTAACTGCATATTAAAACGAGTTCTTAATGCTGGATCTAATTTATGAGGGTGGTTTGTATTTGCTATGAAAGAAACATAACTTTGATATTTTTCCATAAGTCCGTCTTTAAGCATATTCTGTGCTTGTGGACTTAATTTATCAGCTTCCTCAATAAGAACAATCTTTTGATTACTTCTACCAGGTTTAGAAACTAACCAAGCTTTTAATTCCTCTACAGCATCAACACCTTTACCAAGTCTATGAAAATCTTTTGGTTCTTTGATAATACTTTTAACAAGTACATCAGCAAGTGAACTCTTCCCAAAACCACCAGGACCATAGCTTAACACGTTACCTGGAATAAATTGATTAGTTACTGCATTTGAAAACATTGCTTTGATATCTTCCGGTTTTGCTGGACTACCATTTAAGGTATTTGGAAATACTAATTCCTCTATATTATTAGGCTTATATTTCATAAACCATGCTCTGTTATCTATCATACATAACTCCCATCTGGACCAAAAGTACATTTACGATTGGTCTCTTTATTTTTATTTTTATTTTTTTGAATTGTAATTTTTAACCAAAAGAAGAAAAATTCTATTTTATCAAAGTCTTCTAAACGACCAACCCAAATATCTAAATATTTAATCTTATTGGAAAATACTGCTCGAACCTGTTCTTTAAATGAATATCTAAATTGAAACATTTATTGTCCTTATTTATATAATTTTTCTTTTGCTATATCATATAAAGAAACTTCACCAAGTTCTTTAATTACCTTAACTCCATCGATTTCATTTAAAAGGTCTTTATCTTTTAATTGTTCTTCTGTTTCGGCTTCTGTACTAAAGAAAATAACCTCTTTTCCTTTTTTTGGAATGAGTTTTATTTGCTCCAAATAAAGTTTACGATCATTTACTTTTGGAAGTTTAGCATAAATAAACATCTTAAATTCGCATAAACGATCCCAAGTTTCTAAAGCATTTAAGGCATCCGATTTATCAATGAACTCATTTTCTTTTACAGATTTACCATAAAATTTAGAAAGTGTTTTATAATAACGATTGCCCTCATGAGAATTTATCTTAGTAATTTTATATTTATCAAAATACCAAACCACTTTATGAAAATAATCCTTTGCTTTGATTTTATCAAATTTTTTTACTTTACACAGAAATCTAATTTCTTTAATTAAATTTTTAGACATTTTTTTCCTTTTATTTATTATACGATGCTGTAACGATTAATTATTTTTTTTAATCGTTTCTTAATCATTTTACAAGCCACTGTTGGATCATCATCAGTACTAGCTATAATATCGAAATGTTGATCTGGATCCATTTTTAAAGTACATGTCCAAGCAGTACCTTTAAGTTTTAAAGATACGCTTCTAACCGATCCAATATGATCTTCACATAACTGTTGTATACGTAATAAACGATCTTCGTTTGTTTTTACCTTCTTATCTGTCTTTATTTTTTTACACATTTATTTTCCTTATATTGAATAAACTTTAGGTTCTTGAACTTCACCTAAATCATTTAAAAGAATTTCCACATAATGAAATTCACCATTATCATTTCCTTCGCATTTTTCTAAGAATTCATCCACTTCTTCATTAATATAAAAAAGCTTTTGATTTTTTTCATCCTTAACCAAATACTTTTCAACTTCCTCTAAATGTTCTGACATTGACAATCCATTGGAATATTGTAATCTATTTTGTCCAGCTATATACATACCAAGAATAGAAAGATTATAAATATGATTGAGAGCGTCCTTAATTCCTTCGGTAGTATCTTCTTTAAAATCTGGATAATAACCAACGGCTTTTAAAAAAGCTATAAAAGTTTTGCTGAAATCATTATCACCAAATCTAATACCAACTTTATGAATTTTTAATTCTCTCATATCAATCCTTTATATTTTGATGTATCGCTTCTTTTCGAAGTAAGCAACTACCACATTCCCCACACGCTTCCCCATTAACTGGATAATAACAACTAAAAGAAATATTAAGTAATTCGCGAAGGGTATCTTCTCCAAATTCTTTTTTAAATTCTTTTAACATATTAATCTTAGTGCGATTAATATATGGACTAAGTAATTTAACATTATTGAATTGTTTACCACCGTACTTTAACATATTCTCAGTACTTTCTAACCAAGCGATATTATTATCACCATATACTTGACCATCACTAAGATTTAACCCAAGGCCAACCATAATTAAATAATCTTTTGGATACTCTTCCAAATAATCAAATTCTTTCTGTGATTGAGCTACTAAAATTTGAGCCATTAAGGTATTTCTAAATGGTACATAAGCTAAAGTATCTTCGGTTTCGGCTTTATCTCCAACAGCATCTTTATCTAATAATTTAGATTTTTCTCCAGCTACTTCAGAAATATTATTTATAATTCCAGAAATATTTTCTCTATATAAATCAATATTTAAACTTCTAAATATTTTTTTATCTTTTAAATAATCTAAAAAATTATTAGCTGAAGTTATTTCTTCGTTTTCAGCGTTACATCCGTACTCAAAATAAGTTAACTCGGTTTCTATTTGGTAATCATTATCATCCATAATGACACGATTTAATTTCTTTTCCAAATCAGAAAATATCTTATACGCGTTTAAAACGGAATCCATTCCTCCACTAAAAGCTATCTTAAGACTAATGGTCTTGTTCTTTAAAGCTTTCTTTTTTGGAACCATAGCTAAATTTCTACCACTCTTTGTAAAAATATTAGTAGTGCTATAAGTTTTAATACCGTTATGATACCCAATATATTTACCCATACCTTTATCGACCATTTTTACTTCTAAAGTATTCTGATCTATTTCAATGTAACTATATAAGCCTTCTAATTTTTTAAAATCTTTTTTTTTAAGAAAAGAAAAAATTTCGGTATCTACTGTAATAATTTGACCAATTTCTTTAACTATTTCAGTATCGTTCGAAATAGTTCCATGTACGAAAAATATTTTATCTAAGGTATTATTAAAATATGGGCTTATATTTACATCACCTGCTTCCATTTCTGGACGCTGTCGACTAAATAATCCGAAAACAATTTTATGAGGATTAATAATACGATACAAACTATTAAAATTTTTCAAAATATCTTTTTTAATTTCCTTAAATGTACTGGCACTAAAATCGTAAGAAACATTTTGTGATCTAGAAGAGTTAAATTTATCAACTCCCTGAATTATTATTAAAACACTATAACCCTCATCTGACCCAATATTACCACCTTTAATACTTAAAAGTTTTTCAAACTCATCCAAATTATTTAAATAATCATCTTCAAATTTGAATATTTGGGTACTATCGTTGAAAAGTTTAGTATATTCTTTTACTATAATTTGACACATTTTACTTCCTTATAATTCTATTTTTTTAAATTTATCCGTATCCCATACAGTAAATTTAATTGGATAATTTAAAGACATTGTTATATGAGTCATCATTCTAGGACTAACGAAATCGAAAACAACTTTATCATCACCATCCCAAATGTTCTCGATCAGTGATCCTAATGTATCCTCTGGACTTTTACCAAGATCTGGTAATTCAATTTTTATCCAGTTTTCTCCGGTTATGTACTCCGTAATAAGATTACTAAGCTTTTGGTACATTTGTGCTTTCTCTGCTTCTGAAGTACTTTCAAAATATAATTCGAATATCATTTCATTTCCTTTTTTTATTTTAAATTTTTTGTCGCTAAGTATTCTATTAAGTACTTAGCATAATCAACTACTAATTCATTTCCGAAAAAAATAAAAGATTTCTCTTTGTTTTCAACAGCTATGTTATATTTAGCAACTAAAATATCGAATTCTTTTTTCGTTATTTCCTTTTCTATTGACATGTTTTTACCTTAGAAATTATCAGTGTTTTATCATTTATTTTATATGTCTTATTTTCAAAAACCTGAACTAAATTTCCAGCTCGTCCTTGAGAGTATCTTTGCCAAACATAACCATCAATACAATAAGTGTATATATACGCAGTGCTTGACCACAAACCAAAACTGTCAACGATATTCTTATTTATTAAAGTAACTTCTTTAACATACGAAGTTTCTGCAAAAGTAGAAACCACTAATAAACATAATACCAATATTTTTTTCATATTTTTCCTTTAATTAAGATGTAAAAGAATACATTAATTCTTCATCAAGTAATTTAGCTTCGTATTCAAATGAATAATTTAAATTTAAACATTCTACTATGGAAACAAAGTTATTTCCAAATGGTACTTTATCACTTAAATCAATTAACATTTCTCTTAAATCTACTGGTTCTATTTCTTTAATATTATCTCTCCAATCAAGAATAATATAAAAAATATTTTTAACTCCATTAAAAGAAGAATACCAATATCTTCCTTTAATTCGACGCAAATCTTTAAGAGTTATTTCGGATATTGTCATTTTAACCTCCTAGTATATCAGCTAATCTATAATTTTGAGCACGTTTGTAAGTTTTAAAGAAAATATAACCTCTTTTTTTTAAAAGTTTTTTTTCTTCCTTATTTTTTATTTCGTGTACATATCCATGATTAGCGAAATCTTTTTCATTATCTACCCCATCACCAATATAAAATCTTTTTTTAATAATTTTATCTGGTTTGATAATTAACCCATCCTCGGTAAATTTAGTTTTCATTTACTGAGTCTTTGTTTAATAATAAAGTACTTAACAGATTTAAATCACCTTTAAATCCGCATGCGTTTCTATGACCCCCACCACCATAAGCTTTGGCAATTAATGAAACGTCTGGTAAATCGTTTATGCTGCGAAGGCTAAAAACTACTTCACCGGTTTCTAGAATAAAATACATACATGCTGGTTTTTGATATTTAAGACATATATTATTTCCAATTTCGGAAATATTTTCAGTAGCATTTAACATAAGTACTTCTATATCTCCAAACCAAACAGATTTTAATTTGTCTATTTTAATTTTGGAATTAACCATACTTTCTGTTTTCTCCAAAAGAATTTTACCAATTTCAATAATATTCTCTAATTCTAGATATTGGCAAACCGTTAAGAAAGCATTTATTTCTACTTCTTCGGAAGAATAATAAATATTTTTCTTATAAATTTTATTTTTTTGACGATCTATTGCCATTCGTAACCCTTCCGAAAATTCTTTCGATTGTGAAAGTTTCCATTCCCAAAGATCACGATCCTGAATATATTGAATAAATTCAAATGGAATAATATCCCCAATTTCATCTAATTCTGTTCTAACGTGTTCCCAAGTTAGCATTGCTCCTGATTTAGACATATCGAAGATAAGATCTAAATTGGTAATATTTTCTAAACCTTGAAGATCAGCTTCGGAAGTTTTATGATGATCTATAATCATAACATTTTCAAACCAATCACAAACTTCTAAAATTTGAGTTTTATCTAAGCTAAAATCCAGAAAGACTAAGTCAGTGCATTTTTTTTCATCTTCTGTTAAATTTTTCATGAACTCTTCTTTAGCTGGTTCACCATGTTGAATGGCTTTATATATCATGTTAACGCCAAGTTCTTCTAACATACTATAAGAAGCGGCTGCCCCGAGGCCATCCACGCAATTTTTATGATATACTACTAATGTTTTTAACGTTTTCATATTAAGCCTCCAAAGCTTGTTTGCATAAATCATAATCTTCTTGTGTTAAAAGATTATCTCCACATTTAGGACATGGTTGTCCAACTACATAATTCTCGAATAAAATATCATCATTTACGTAATCGCATTTTGGATTATCACATCGTAAACCTTTTATTTCGATTACAGTTTTTTTTAATATTCCTGGTTGAAAAACTTCTAAAAACTTTCCAAATTTAAACGGTATTACCATTTTTATCCTTTTTAATTTTTAAGAAAAAAAAGAAGAGATTATAATCTCTTCTTGATTAGCATCCTGGTGTAATATCTGTTCCCATAAAACACCTCCATTTTTATTTAAATTTGAGATTATCCTTGTTTTCTTACGTCCTCAATAACGACAAGAAAACACGAAGATAAAAATAAATACATATTCGGTATTTATTTATCTTCTCGATTATAAGATATCTATACTTAACGATAGTTATTTTAAAGTACTCTTACTCAGAATTTTTTCTATTTTATTAAAATCTTTATATGAAATTCTAATAAGATTAATATTGTTTTTTTTACAATATATATCTTTCTCTTTATCTCTAAAACAGGTTTCTTTAAATCCCTTTTCACCACCAAAATAATTTATTGGTTTAAAATGTTGGATACCATCGTACTCAATAACGGTATCCAAATCTTTTAAATAAAAATCAAAACGATATTTTTTAAATAAATTATATTCTCTTAAATATTCTATATTATTTTCTTCTAAAAATTCTTTAATTCTTTCTTCCCCTTTGCTTTTTTTACCACAAATTGGACAACCATTCCCTTGTTTGTGATCATTTGGTTTTTGAAAAAAACTACCGTGTTCTGGACAAATAATTTCTACTTTTGTTTTATTATTTATGTAATTAACCTTACTGTAATCGTATTTATTTCCATGAACATTTTTAAAATCTTTTATAATTTCCAATTGGGTTAAGGTATTATCTTTATAAAAACATTCCCGGCATCTCTTACCCATTTTATGATATTTTGGATATACTAAAAAACTTCCATGTTCTGGACATATTATTTCTATCTTAGTATTATTATTAATATAATTAACTTTCGAATAGTCATATTTATCCCCATGAACTTCTTTAAACCAGTTTAAAACCTCTTCTAGTTTTAATTTTCTAGGCACGATTATTCCTATTCTAAAATAGGAATAATTCTGGATACTTTTAAAACGATTTTTGTATTTCCTCTAAATGTTTCTAATTCTGGTTTAAAATGAATATAAATATTATCACCTTTTTTAGGAGTATATTCATGGAAAAAATTAAGAGCTTTGAATGATAACATATTATTTTCATCTATAATAGTCATGCTTAAATGATTCTTTTGTTTACCAATTTCAGTACTTGTTTTAACAATTGCTTTAGTTACAAAATTAGGTTTATAGAAATAATGTCCGAATGGTTCAAATTTATCTAGAGTATGTATTAAATCTTCATTGATATTTTTAAGATCAATATATCCAGTAGCTTTTTTATCACTCATGAATTGATGATCTGGAATCTTCTTAAATTCTTCCTGAATTGTTAAAAAGAACTCTTCTAAATCGTCCGCTTTTACTCCAAGACCAAGAGCTTGTTTATGACCACCAACATGTGTTAAGAATTTAAGAATATGTTCTTTACGGAATTGACCTAGTATATCTATAGTTCCAACACTTCTTCCACTTCCAGAATAACTAGTCTTTTCTTCGTTCAAATTAAGTACTATACATGGAACCTTATATTTATCGGATAATCTTCCAGCAACGATTCCTAAAAGACCTTTAGCTTCTTGATTAAATTGACCAGGAATCATAATTAACTTATAACCATTTTTTTTAGTAGGCATATAATCTTTAAATCTATATTCGACATAATCCAATAGTTTTTGTTGTTTTTCTTTACGAGAATCATTAATTTGGCTGATATAATCCCACCACTGTTTAGAAAATTCTTCGGTTTCCTGAACTAAAAAGTTACACGCGTCATTAGCAGAAGTTAATCTATTACAAGCATTTAATAATGGACTAAAACCAAAACCAATATCTTCAGCAACTCCTTTAACTATTTCCCCATCAATTTCTTTTTCTTTTAAAAAAGTTTTAAAGAACTGATCTTGAACATTTAAGTACTTACCATTATTAAAGAAGTCTTTTACTAAGTATCTACTAATACCTTGATTTAATTTCATTACGTCTGAAATAGTAGTAATAGCTAAACCTGGTAAAAAATCCTCGTATAAATCTTTTCCAGCAATCGATAATTTATAAGTTTCTGCTAAAGCTTGGAACATATAGTAAAGTACAACTGTTCCAGAAATATTCATATCCTTTTTACCAAACTCACAATCAGTTTGACAAGGATCTATAACAGCTACTCTAGATTCTTCTTCTGGTTTATTAGACTGCCAAAGTGGCCAAGCCTTATCATAATCTGGAGTATGGTGATCATTGATAATTACATTTGCACCAGCACGTAAAGCATATTCTGTAGCCTCTTTAGCAGTAATTCCATTATCGGTTGTTATAAATAAATCACCTTCTTGAACATCTCTTTCAGATACATGAACTGGTAAAAAACCATACCCATCAGCTCTTTTGGTTAATACTAATTCAATATTTTGATAATTGAAATGCTTTGAAAAAAATCTATACGTTAAATAATATGTAAACATTCCATCCGCATCACAATCGTGGATAAAAAATATTTTTTTACCCTGTGACATAGTATTTACCATTAAATCAATACCCTTTTTCATATCTTTAAAATCCCAATGTGAAAAATTAAAGAATTCTTCCTCTGAATTTATTTGAGGATAATTATCTAATTTAGATTGTAGAATTTTTTCTATTTCTTCAAAAGTTTCAAATTTTGGTAAATTATTTATTTTTTCTATCTCGTTCATATTTCTTCCTTTAGTATTTTTTCTATATTATTAAATTCCGTGTATGGAATTCGTATAAGTTTAATATTATTTTTTTTACAATATTCTGTTTTAATTTTATCACGTTCTTGTAATTTTTTAAATTCTTTTTCTCCACCAAAAAATTTTATAGGTTTATAATGTTGTTCTCCATCAAATTCTATTAATATATTATGATCCGGTAAATAAAAATCAAATCTTAAAATTCCGTTTTTTTTACAATTTTTAAAAGTATATTCTGATAAAAAATTAAGAGTGTTATTTTTTAAAAATTTAGCTATTTTTATTTCCCCTTTTGAAGTATTACATATTGGGCAACCATAACCAAGACGAAAATAGTCAAAGGTTGTTCTAAAATCATCATGTATTGGACATCCAATAATAATGGATGATCTAGAATTTTTATAATTTATTTTTGAATAATTATATTTATCTCCATATATTAATTCTAATTCTTTTATTATCTTTTCTAAAGGATTTCTTAATTTTTTATATTGGTATTTTTTACATCCATGTCCTTGTTTATGAGTATTTGGTTTCTGGAAAAAACTTCCATGTTCTGGACAAATAATTTCTATCTTAGTCATAGTATTTTTATATTGAACTTTACTATAGTCGTATTTATCACCATGAACATTTTTAAAATCTTTTATATGTTCTGATACTGACTTCTTCATATTTTTTTCCTAATTTATTTTAATAGTAATAATATCTATGGAACTATAACTATGAAATAACTAGTCATAGTGTCAACTAACCTACTATAGCCAGTTATTTCAAAAAGACAAAAAATTTTAAAACCTAAAATTTAAGAAATAGTTAAATTTTCAATCCTTTATAACACCGGAAAATAGGGGACTTGGTTTTTGATTTTAAGTTTATTTTAAAATCTGTTAGCTAGAGATTTTAAAAACAAACAACTATTAATAGTTAACTATTAATACCACGCACTATGAATAGTTATTAATTCATCTCCAAAAATAAAATCTAAATTATTAAAAATTAACTAAATAATATTAAAAATATAAAGGAAATATCTATGCCAAAATCAAAAATTAAAATAAATTTTGAGAATGAAAAAGATGGTAAATTAAGATTTTACGAAAAGTTTAGTGAAAGTGGGGAATTATTAGAATATGCTTTTATTACCCCAGGTAATGATGATATTCAATATTATACCCAAGATCAGGATATAAAAACTTTTCCAAAATCTCAATTAAATAGTTTTATTATTGGATTATATAATAACATTTCAGACGAAAAAACGAAACATAATCGAGTGGATAAAAAAAATAAAACAAGTGTTGTTTATTTTAGTCTTCGTATGTTTGCTAGTAATTTTCCTTTAGTTCTTTTATTATTTATTCATAAAGGTATTCTTGGAACATTAAGATATTATGGATTAAAATATTCTAAAAGTAAAACCAAAGATAGAACGGCTTTTTTAAGCGTTCGTATAAAACAAGGGAATGAACCAGGATTTTTAAATATATTTACTAATTCTTTATTTGATGAATACTTAGTAAACGGTATTCGTAAAGAAGCTACAAGATTATTTCCATCCGGAGAACATATGATTTCGGATAAAGATTTAGATAATCCTAAAACTATGGAAAAATATTTTAGTAAATATTATTCTTTAAATAAGTACCTAAATCTTAAAAATTCGAAAACAAATTTTATAGATATTACTACTAAAAAGGTTCTTGCTTCTAAAGGAGATCCAAGTGATTTTATGGAAGTATTTGGTAAGTTTATGCCGGATAAACTTATTAATGGTAAAATAGAAGATATTTCTGATTTAAGTAATTTAAGAATTCGTATGTCTGAAAGTATTACCCATCTTGCTTATAAAGTACTTCAACAAGGTATTGGATACATGAAAAATAATAAAGGACAATATAATATTAAATTAGATATTGATCCAAATTTTATTTCAAAAGAATTACAAGCTAGTGGTATGTTACAGTACTCTCAAAATATTAATCCATTAGCAGAACTTACTCTTAGTAATAAAATTACTAAAACAGGTGTTGGAAATCCTAAACAAGAACAGATTAATATGCAGCGTCGCGATTTAAATAAATCTTATTTTGGAACTATTTCTCCAAGTACTACTAATGAGTACAGTGGAATTGGACTTAATCAAACTCTTAGTAATAAAGCTATTATTAAAGATAGATTTGGAAATATTTTAGTTCGTCCATTTGATAATGATATTAATGGTTTAGATTTACTTAGTGCTACTGATAGTCTTAGTCCATTTTTTGAGTACGATGATACAACTAGACGTATTATGGGTAATCAACAAGTTTCCCAATTTACTCAAATAGAATCCCCAGACGAACCTTTAGTACAAACTGGAATGGAAGCTATTGTACCACATCTGGTTTCAGATAGATTTGCTATTAAAGCTAAGGAAGATGGTAAAGTAATCCGTTTAGATCATGAAATGGAATTAAAATATAAATCTGGTTCAAAAGATTATTTTAATTTAGATGATGTAATGTCTAGAACTTCACGTGGTGTTTACTTACCACTTAAATTAACCCCTTTAGTAAAGAATGGTGAAAAAGTTAGAAAAGGTCAGGTACTTGCTACAACTTCTTCTTTAAAAACTGGTAAGTTAGCGGTTGGTAAAAATCTAGTAATTGCTTTAATGTCCTATCGTGGTATGAACTATGAAGATGGTTGGGCTGTTTCAGAAAGCATAGGTAAAAAATTTAAAAATACTTTATTAAAACGTATTTTAATTCCTATTGATAGAGAATCAAATATTTTAGAATATAAAATAAAAGTCGGTCAAGAAACTAAACCAGGTGATGTATTAATAGAATATTCTAGTACTAAAGGTAATGAATCAGTTGAAGCATTAGTTCAATCGGCTACCGAAAGTATGGATGGGGAAGCTACAGATGGTTTTGATGTAAGTATTGGACGTAACTTTCATCAAGGAAATATTAGATATAATTCACCAGGTGGAAAAATTAAAACGGTTAATATTTTAATTAATTCTCAAAGTATTGATTCAAAATTACTTAGTGAATGGAAATTACTTAATAAAGAATTACAGAAAAAAATTAAAAATTGTAAAGAATTATTAGATCCAGTAAAACAAATGAATTGTCAAGATCAGATAAATAATCTTAAATCGACCGTTGTTGGTGGACATAAATTAAATAACGACGTATTCGATGGAACAATTATAGAAATGTATATCGAGTATCCAAATCCTATTCAAAATGGTTCTAAGTTTACATTACTTGGAAGTTCTGGTGGTAAAGGGACCGTTCAATATATGATCCCAGAAGGAAAAGAACCGATTGCAGAAAAAACCGGTTTAAAAATAGAATTTTTACCAACTCCTATTTCAAATATATCTCGTAAAAATATTTCAGTAGTTCTTAGTATGTACACTGGAAAAATATCTTATTTTTTAAATAAAAAATTAAAAGAACTTATAGAAAGTTCTAGATTGAAAGAGGCTGAAAAATTATTATTAGAAACATTGTATTTCCTTGATAAAACTAAAGATAAAGAATTAATTGGATATGTAAAAGATTATTTTCAAAATTCGCCAAAAGAAATTATTACTATGGTAAAACAATCCGATCCTTTACAAAAACCGGCTTTTCCAATACTAGTAACTCCATTTAAAAATAAATTACTTATGGAAGATATTAAAAAAGCAGCTGCCTTTTTAAAAATACCTTTAAATGAAAAAGTAATTATTCGAGAAGAAGATGGAACAGTTTCCGAAAGAGAAGTACCAGTTGGTATTGCCCCAATTGCGTTATTAGAACATATTCCACAATTTATGGCAAACGTTCGTGGTTCCGTAAATATTAAAAAATCTGCTGTAACTGGACAGGGACGTTCTGGTACTAAAGAAGGTAATGGGGCAGTTCGTATTGGATTATACGATATGTTTGGTTTAAGTTATAGAAAAAGTACAGCTCTTTTAAAAGAAATGCATTTTATGAAATCAGATAATGCCGTGGCTACTAATAAATTAAATAATAGTATTCTAAAAACTGGTAAAGTTCCTAGTCAAGATGATTTAGAATTAGATGAGGAAACAGAAAAATTATCTAAAACTAAAAAACTTATAGAAACGTATTTTTACGGCGCTATGTTAAAACCAAACTTATAAAAATTAAAGGAAAATAATGAAAAAAATTGAAGATAGTTTAACATTTATGTTAAAAATGGCTAAAAAGGAAGATATTTTAGATTTAGATAAATATAATAATAAAAGTTTAGAAGAAGAATTAGAAATGGTTTTTGAATTAAATTATGGTATTGATTATATAGATAATAAAATTAATTCTAAAAAAGAAAAATATAAAGCTAAAAGAATATCATTTTCTAAATTACAAAAATATTCTCTAGAAAAGCCAAATTTAGTAAGTATTTCTTCACCTGATAGAAAGAGTTTAGAAACTCTTTCTAGAGAAAACATGTTAATTGAATCAAGAAAACGTACAAAGGTTTTCCATGAAAATAAATATAAATAAAAAAGAACTTCTTGAAAGTTCTGGTTTTATGATAGGAGTCAATAAAGGATTTCACGAAAGTCCTTTACCAACATTTGCCGTAAAAAGTTACAGCGATTTAGGAACTTTAAAGCCAAAATATAGTAAAGATGATATAGCAATTGCCCAAGATCTTGGATTACGTATGGGAACTCAAGCCTTGACTAAATTAACTTTAGGTGGTTTAGCATACGGAGTAGCCAGAGGAGCTCAGGATATAGCAGTTGATAATGGTATGGATATGGATATAGATAGTGATAGTTCTAAGTTAGCGGCATCTATTCCAGCAATTGCTACTGCTTGGTATACGTCGGATAAGGCTAATAAACATTTACCAAATCTTCATAAAAAAGTAATTGGTGAAAAAAACAGTATATATAAATAAGGTAAAATTATGGCAAAAATATTATTAAATAAAAAAAATTTTTTAGAGTATGTTAATAATCTAAAAAATCCAAATGCTCAAGGAAAAGCTCTTGGACTAACACTTGGTACAACTATAGCTGGTGGTACTATTGGTGCATTAACTGGTGAAGTTCTAGGTAATCCTTTTGGTGGTGCTGGTGTTGGAGCAGCCCTTGGTGGAGCTGCAGGAGTATATAAATCTAAAAAATATTTTACAGAAGCTTCTAAAGTTTTTAAAATTTCTAGAAAACTTATTAAAGCAGTGGATAATCAAAATAAAAGATTAGGTGATAATCATCCAACAACCATTAAAAATAAAGAAAAATTTAAAGAAGTATTTTCTAAAAAACCAAACGAAAATAAAACAGTTTTAACAGAAGCTTCTGAAAGTAAACCAGAAAAGTCTCAAATTGTACGATGTACAGGTATTAAAGAAAAGAAAGGGTTTAGTTGTAAAGAAGAACTTAAGCGAGGTAAACCAACAGGAAAGTTCTTTATAACAACACATAGAGCCCGCTCTAAAAGTTATGATAGCTTTGATAAAATACCTCAATCGATAATTAATTTTATAGATAGTACAGGATAATTAAATGAATAAAGATTTAAAAATTTTAGTAGTTGATGATTCTAAAACGATGCTTAGAATTATTACAAATTCTTTAATAAGAGTTGGTATACCAAAAGAAAATATTGATACAGCTTTAGATGGTATAGAAGCATGGGATTTATTACAAAACCCTCATTTAGATTTAACATCTGGAGAAGAAGTACCTTATGATATTATAATGACAGATTGGAATATGCCAAATAGAAATGGTTTAGAATTAGTAAAGTTAATTCGTAAAGCAGATCAGTACAGCAATATCCCAATTATAATGATTACTACGGAAGGTGGTAAATCTTCAGTTATTCAAGCTCTTAAAGCCGGAGTTAATAATTATATAGTTAAACCCTTTACTCCACAAGTACTTCAGGAAAAACTTAGTACAATTCTAGGAAATTAAAATGAATTTTTTAAATAAGATTTACGGTATTTTTATAAAAATACCAAGAACTTATTATGGTTTAGAAAAAGAATTAGATAAATATGAAAAAATAAACAATAGAAATAATTTTCATGAATATAAATATACTCGTTTACGTCAAAGATACGTAAGTATTTACTGGAATAATGTATTTAATAATAAGTGTGATTGTAATTGGAAATAAGGAAAATAATATGAAAATAGATATAAATAAACAAGTCGTTTTAGAAGAACTTGGTAATAAAGAAGGTTTAATGGCCTCCAATATGGGTGGAGCATTACTTGGTGGAGCTGCTACTGTTGGTACAGCGATGGCATTAAATGATGGTAATTATATGCCATTTACAGCAGTTCCTGGTATTATAACTGGTTCTTTTTTAGGTGGTTCGATATATAAAACATTAAACGATCCAAGACTAAAACAGGCCCAATAAAATAATAAAAATTAATTAAATGGAAATAAAATGGCAAATCAAGAATTACAAAAACTAAATCCGGAATTTAAAGATAATGAAATTATAGATTATGATAATGATATTAAATTAATTTATATGAAATCGAAAGATATTAAAGTACTTAAAGAAAGAATTTGGAAACGACAAAATAAAATTTGTCCTATTCTTGGAATAGAAATTCCCTTAGATAAGGCAGTTTTAGACCATAAACATAAACTGAAATCAGATTTTCCTGGACCTAATAAAGGTACTATCAGAACCTTTTTAGATTTTAGAGCAAATGCTTTGGCTGGTAAAATGGAAAATGCTTTTAAAAGATACTTTGGTTCGGATGAATCAAAACATCCAATATCTTTACCAGAATTTTTAAGAAATACTGCTGATTATTTAGAAAATGGTGATTATGTGGAAACGTATGATAATACAGATATTTATTATATTCATCCTAATGAAGTACCTAAACGTATTAAAATTAAAAAATCAGAGCAGAATAAAATAAATAAATATTATTTAGAATTATACCCAAGACGAAAAAAGATACCTAAATTTACTTATATGAATGATGAAGTTCAACGAATCATGGGTGATATTAAAGATCTTGAAACTGATAAAGCCTTAGCAAAAGCTGAAAAACAACAACAAAAAAAGGCAAAAAAGGAAAAGGAAATTTTAAATGATTTATAAAATAGATAAAAAAATAATTTTAGAGGAAGCTTCTAGAAGATTAGAAAAAGCTCTTACTAAAGCAGTAGTTATTTCAAAAGTTAGGGATAATCCAAATAATTTAAAAAAATTAATGAAAGGTTTATCAACCAATGATAATATTGGAACTCCTAAAGAAGTTAAACCTAAAAAAGATAAAATAATTAAGTTCGATAAACAGACTATTTCCGGTATCTCTAACTCGGCTAGAGAAATTATAAAAGAAAAAACTATAAAAGAAAAAACTAAAAAAGAAAAACCAAAATACAAAAAACTAGATATATTGGTATAAGGATTAATATGAATGTTAGTACAAAAATTATAATAGTAGTTGCGATAAGTGTCCTTGTGGTACTTGGTGCTTATTTAGATGGAACACCATTAATTGATATTCCAAATTTATTTAATTAAAAGGAAATGGTATGAAATTTCAAGGAAAACTAATAAGCAAAGATAATCAAAGTTTGGTTATTAATGTAGAATCTTTTGATATATGGGAAGCCGAAAAAAAGATTCTAGAATTATTTGAGAATAAATACTTAGAATATCATTCTTATGGATATGAGCTAACTCATATAAATACAATAGAATATAAATAAAGGAACCAAAAATGACAATTCCATTTATTGGGGACATTATTAAAACTGGTGGTGATTTAATTAAATCTTATTTTCCCCCAGATTTAAGTCCAGAGCAAAAAGCTAAGTTGGAAGCAGGTATTCAACAATATCAATTAAAGATGCAGGAATCTTTGCAAAATTATCATACTGAAATTATTAAACAACAAGGTGGTATAGTTAAAGCAGAAGCCCAAAGTGAATCTTGGTTAGCTAGAAATTGGAGACCACTTACTATGTTAACATTCGTTTTTATTATCGCTAATAATTATATTATTTATCCATATCTTAGTATGTTTGGTGTAGGCGCACAAGCTTTAGAAATTCCGCCAGATATGTGGGCACTTCTGAAAATAGGTCTTGGTGGTTATGTAGTTGGTAGAAGTGTTGAGAAAGCTGTTAAAAATTATTCATTGACTAAAACTGGCCAACAATCGGTTCAAGGATAATTATGAAAAAATATTTAAAAATTATTCCATTTGTTGCAGTAATGTTTTTGGGAACTATTATACATGCGGAAGTATATGATCAAATTATCCCAAGTACTAAAGAACATCCATATATAATTTATTACAACTATAAATATAAAGAACCAGTTAAAGTACAGTATACAATATTTGATGAAAATACAAATAAATTGAATATTACGAAACGTCCAGGATTTAGATCAGATAAAAAAATTCCTAAAAAATATAGATCTTATACATCGGATTACACGCATTCTGGTTACGATAGAGGACATATGGCACCAGATGCCTTATTCGATTATAATCAAACTGTATTAAAAAATGTTTATATTATGTCAAATATAACTCCACAATTACCAAATCTTAATAGAAAAGTTTGGAAATATTTAGAAGCGTATGTACGATATCAGGTAATAATTTATAAAAAATTAAAAATTGAAAATTATATATTTTTTGAAGAACCAATTAAAAGAATTGGTAAACATAAAATAGCAGTTCCAACTAAATTTTTAAAAACTATTATTTATTTAGATAAAGATATGGAATGTTATTTATTTTTAAATAATGAAAATTCATTATTTAATAAAGATCCAATAAATTATAAAATTTCCAATGAATTATGTAATTTTTATAGAAAAACTCTTTACAAAAATAAAACAAATACCGAATTAAAGGAACCATTATGGTAAATATAGAAAAAGAATTAGATATTAAAGATGTTATTAAATATAGTGAAGCTTTAACTATTAAATTATCAAAAAATTTTAAATTAAGCGAATTTATGTACAGTAGCACAGCTCTTAGAAAAGGTATCGATAACGATATACCAAGAGAATATCTTCCAAGAATTCAATATTTGGTAGACACGGTTATTCAACCAGTTAGAGATAAATTTGGTCCAATTAAAATTAATTCAGGGTATAGAAGTGTAGAACTATGTTTGGCTATTGGAAGTAATAGTCATAGTAATCATGCTTATGGTTTAGCTGCTGATATTGAACCATATAATAAAAGTATCTCTTTATTTGATGTATTAGAATACATTGAAAAAGAATTAAATTATAAAGAACTTATTGGAGAATATTTTCCAACTGGTTGGGTACATGTTGCAGCACAAAAAGGTAATAATAAACGCGTTTTAAAATTAAAAGATAAACATCATAATTATACCGAAGTCGATTTAGAAACTATAAAAAAATCCGTAGCTTAAAGTATTAAAGTATAGATATAGTTAATGATCAGACAAGAAATTAAGGAACAATTATGATATTTTATTCAAATACAGACACGTCTGATAATAATTTGCCAACTCAAGAATATCTTCCAACTTTGGAGGATATTCTATCTGAAAGTAAATTTTTATTAGATACGGATATTAAAAATTTTAACTATTATTTATTTGAAGGTGACATAGAAAAACTACAACCAGATGAATTTGAATTTGCTTCTAATGAATTAATAGAAAAATTTATTAACGAAGTAAACGAAAATTATTTAAATATAGATATAAATTATTTAACTCATAAAAACGAATACGAGAAAAAAATATTTCTCAAAAAATTTATATTATTTTTTATGCAAATACTGCCATATGAAATTTTAAAACCTATTCTAAAAGATTATAATACGTTAAGTACACTAAACCCAAGTGATTCATTAGTACTAGAAGATACTTTTAATACACCAAGCGAAACTATTTTATATAGAGTACTTGATTACGATAATGATAATATTTATAAAATAAAAGATTTACTTTTAGAACAATTAGATAAAAAAATTAAAAAGATGAGTAATTTTATCAATATAATAGATGAAGTTATGGAACTAAGTAAGAAAAATACTTTAGAAGATTCAAGAGATATATTTGAAGATCATGTCAATACCCAAAATAATTATTACAAAATTTATAAATCAGTTATTCAAAATACAGATTTAGAAAAACTTGTAAATTTATTTAGAAAATATATTGAAAAAGATTATTTAAATTTAATAAATTAATAAAACGAAGGAAGTGTTATGAAAATAACTTTAAAAGATACTAGTACTTTAATTCAAGACGCTAAAGGTATTAGCGCTGGTATTGAAGATAGACTAGAAAATTTCTTTAGAACTTACGGGGGTAAAACAATTACTCCAACAGATTTTAAAGTTTATCAGTACTATGACAAAGATGGAAATGTTCAACAGCAATTTTCGTTTGATTTCTTTCCAGAAAATATGATGTACACTAATATAACTATCCCCGATAGTTGGCTAACATCTTATGATTTAGAAGAGAATACTGATATTATTTTTTGTAAAGCATGTGCTTATAAAGCAAATATTAATCAACTCTATCCATTTAGAGATGGTAAAGTAGTTTCAAAAGATGATCAGGGAAATGATGATGTTACGGATGATAAGTACACAAATGCTTATCAAAAAACCTACAAATATTTTTTAGATAATGATTTGGATCTCTTATGTCCAATATGTTTTTCTAAAAATTCATTTACAACCATTTCATAATAAAGGATTTATTATGGGAATTGAAGGAATATAGAAAATTTGAGGAATTAATTCCTCAAATTTTCCTGTCGTTAAATAAAGGAACCGAATAGAAAACGAGAACAAAAGGATATTAATTATAGGAAAAAAATATGATATTAAATATAAATAAAAGTTCATTAATTGAAGAAATTCAACGGCCGGGAGCTTGGTTTAAAAAGACGGTTGGTACTAAAGGTAAACTTAAACCAGTGAAAAATGAAAATCGCTCTAAATTAGCTGCTACTTTATCAAGTGGTTTTAAATCTTTATTAAGTACAAAGAAATTAAGAAAAAGTTCAGAACAAAATATGAAAAAAATTCAAACTCAATATAATATTAGAAAAAATAGTTCTTATGATCCAGTATATAGTAAAGATAATAAAAATTACGAAACTTATAATATCGAAAATTCTAAAAGAAAAGAAAAGGTATTGAAAGGTATCCAATCTAAAATAGATGACCATAGCGAAAATATTGAAAAATATAGAAATATTGAGGATACAAAAAGAAAACTTCTGAAAACACAACAATACTCAAATTCAATTGATATTCCAGCTAAAAAGTATGCCGAAATACAAGGTAAGAAAATACCAGAAGGAATTGATCCAAATACCAGAATTACAAATGAAAGAGTAAAATCTTTTGAAAGTATGCCAAATGATCAAAGAAAAAATTTATTAAATGCTAATAAAGATAAAAAATTTAATCCAATGACGGAAAAATTAAATTCTCCGACTGTTCAACAAGCACAGGTAGATGCAAATTTATATACTCAAAGAGAAGTAGATAATTTCAATAATGGACAAAATGTGGGGTTAGCTGATTATAAATCACAAAACGCTCAAGAAGTAAATCAAAGTATTAATAAACGTAGAAATGATTTAAAAGTATTTGGAAATAATGATCAATCATTATGGAAAGCTTCTGGACTTATTGGTGGACAGGGTCAACATATACTACATGGAAATAATAATCAAGTAGCTGCTAGTAGATATACAGCTTAATAGATATATTAATGAATAAGAAACAAGAAGATTTTACAACGAAATAAAGGAAACAAAAATGTCTTTTAAAAAAGTCATAAGTACAGAAACAATTAATAAAGTACATGAAACTAAAAATATAACTCAAGAAATTATTGGTACTAGTATCCACGAAGTACCAATACAATACCGAATCCTAAGTAAGAATGATTTTGGAATTCATAAGAATAGAATTAACTTAGGTCTCTTTAATAAAAAAACCGATTTTAGAATTTCTGAAAAAGAATCTATAATCACTCTTAATAAAGAAACCTTAGAATTACAGGCCCCAACGGTTACAGAAATACAACGTGATCCAGATAATTATTTTTTATTTTGGAAGTACTCGTTTCAAAAAAGAAATAATGAAATTTTAATTATTAAAGATAAAAATAATAATAAAGAATTTCAAATTAAATTAACATATTCTTTTGCTAAAGAAATTATTATACATTTACTTTATTCTGATGAATCATTTCAATTTTCTAAAAATTTTACCGAGACTGAAAAAATATTCATAAGTAATTTTATAACTTTTAAAAATAATAAAGTTAGTTTTAACAAAGGTATTTTAGTAAATTCAAATTATAAATTTTTATTAGGGTTAACAGAATTATTTAAAAATTCTGGAATTATACCAGAAAATATCAATTTATATAGCGTTGGTTTAATTTTTAATCTTTTGGAAGCTAGTTATAGTATTCGTAAAAAAGATGAAAATTTTATAGTAAGATATAAGTTCAGTTCATACTTATATAAATTATTAATAAAAGAAAATGAGTTAGATATTTTAAAAGATTTACAATTTAAATTTAGAAATTTAAAATATTTTATAATAAATGGTCAAATTAAAACCAGGTACTTAAAATTTTATAATGATATAAATGATATTAGAAGTATGGAAAATAATTTAGATCCAGTTGGTATAAACTCTGGGGAAATTGAATTAATTCCGTGTACTGATATAGTATTTGAAAAAGTTCAGGTAAATCAAGATAATTTAAAAATGGTTGATTTAGTTATGGAAAATGATAATGCTCATAACTTTTATTTGGACGGATTACCATTATTGAAAAACTCTGATGGTGATATCCTAGCGGCAATGGCATTATTTTCTAAAGAAGCAGCTAAAGAAGCTTCTGAAAATTTTAGTGCTACTAATAAAACGAAATTCGTTAATCCTGCTAATTTAAATATACAAAATTGGGGTGTAAAGACTGACAGTCAATTAGGGTTATATAACGCTACTAAATAGGATACTGGTATGGCTTTAAATACTAAAATATTTATAAAACGTTCTATAAATAAACATGGAGATAAATATAATTATTCAAAATCTAAATATACTGGAATTTTTAATAAATTAATTATAATATGTCCAATACATGGCGAATTTTTACAAACGGCTAAAGATCATATGTATGGAAATGGATGTCAAGAATGTGCCAAAATTAATAAATTTAAAAACTTAGATAAAGTTATAGAAGATTTTAAAAATGTTCATGGGAATAAATACGATTACTCGAAAGTAATTTATAAAGATTCCAAAACACCGATCGAAATAATTTGTACGATACATGGAAGTTTTTTTCAACAACCAAATGGACATTTATCGTATGGTTGTCAAAAATGTTCTAATGATAAATCTAGAAAAAACTTAGATAAAGTTATAAAAGATTTTAGAAAAGTTCATGGGAATAAATACGATTATTCAAAAGTACAATATGAAAATACTACGACTAAAGTAGAAATTATCTGTCCGGAACATGGGAAATTCTTTCAAATGCCGATGAATCATAGAAATGGAAATGGTTGTCCGAAATGCAAAAATTCGTTTGGTGAAAATAAAATAAGAAATTATTTAGAAGAAAATAATATAAATTATATTCAGGAAAAAATTTTTAAAGATTGTAAATTTAAAAAAGTTTTACCATTTGATTTTTATTTACCAAATTTAAACGTAATTATTGAATTCGATGGAGAACAACATTTTAAACCAATAAAATATTTTGGCGGAGAAAAAACTTTTAAAATTATTCAAAAAAGAGATTTTATAAAAAATGAATATTGTAGAAAGAACAATATAAAACTTATAAGAATACCACAATATTATTTTAATAATATAGAGGAATTCTTAGAATACAAATTATAGATATAAATATTAATAAGATAAGGAAAACAATAATGCAATCTGCACCTCAAAATAATCAAGAAATAAATTTTACTCAAATTATGAACGAACAAGATATCATAACTTACTGGAATAAAATATTCAAAGTTAATGATTTTAAAGAAGATGAAACAGCTAGAATAGTTTTTCAAGCTAAAGTTAAACAAGAGATTCGTGGAAAATATGAAAATATAAAAGATTTTGAAATTACAGATAATGTTCAATTAAAGAACCCAAATAATTTAATAAACTATTTAAAAAATAAAATAGTTTCTTTGCCTCATCATGATTGTGGTATTTCGATAAGTACCGGAATTTTTGAATACGATCCAAAAAACCTTAATGAAAAAGGTAATGTAAAAGCACCAAGTATCAATACTTTTAAAAAATTAAATACTATTGTACTTGATATTGATGCACATATCAAAGGAACTAAAGAAAGATTTCATGTTTATTCTTTAGAAGAAAATTATCAAAAGATGGTAATTATTAGAAGTTATTTAGAATTATTTTCTTTATTGAAAGGACATGGTTTTGAATCAATAATTCCTTCATTCAGTATGGTAACTGGTGGGGGAATTCAAATAGCTTTTGATTTTGACCAAGATTTATATGCTGGGGATGCAAAGTTAATTTTTAATAGACTTGGTGCTATTCTTGGTAAGAAAACTTTTGGAGTTCTCGTTAAAGATATTATGGGTAATTTCTCTGAAATTATTATGGATTTTGATGCATCATTTAAAGATATTTCTCATACTCAAAGAGCTGCTGGTATCGTTCACCAAAAGTATGGAAATATTCCAACATTCCATACTATTGGAACCACTGGGATATTTGATTTCTTTAATCAAGATCCTTTAAAATTAGAGTTCAATAAAATCATTACTGAGATAGATAATGAAATTTTAGCTAGCGGATATACGGATATTCAAAAGAAAAGTTACGAAGATTACTATATTGGTATTATTAAAAGTTTTCAAAAGCTTAGCGAAAATACACAAGCTTTAATGTTTCCAAAAGATATTTTAGCTGAAGATGCGCGAATTGATTTAGCTCAGAATAAAAATAATTTAAATATTTTAAATACTAATCCACTTGAGTACGAATTAGTACAAAATCTTAAACAAAAGATTCAGGATGGTATTTTTAATTTAGCAGCTCTGTTCCCAGATGTTAATTTCGAAGATCATGGTAGTTATTGGAAAATTAATTGTCTATTTCACGAAGAGACTAAACCAAGTATGGCAATTTATAAAAATTCTTTAAAATTCGAAGATTTCCACGATAATCAATCATATAGTATAGTTGAAGCATTTATGAAAGTTCATGAACTTAATAAAGGTGACGCAATTAATAAAATTGCTGATTTAGCCGGAATTAAATTCAAGAAGGCTGATCGTAAAGAATTTGAAAAAATGGAAATGGATGAACTAATCGAAGTTCTTATTGATAAAATTAATCAGGATGATTATGTTTATTATAGATTAGCTAATAAAAATAGAGCTTGTATTATTAGACATATTGATTCTGGAGAAGTTTATTCATTTGATGGTATGGTAATGTTAGCAAATCATGTCCTTAGTAATCAATTAAATGTTACTGATATTGATTTTGAATTTCAAAAAGAATTTGCTAGAGCTTTTGAAAGAAAAATTCTTATAGAAGCTTTTGAAGAATTTCAACCAGGTAAACCAACTGTCTTTCAAAGAAACTTTATTAAGTTTGTAAATCTTTGGGTACCAAGTAAAAATTACGAAAAAGCTCATTCGGCTAACGATACTTTAAAAGAAGAATTTCCAGAGCAATTAGAAGTAAACGATACCATTATTATGCTTAAAGAGAAAACACCTTGGACATATAAATATATATTACAGTTAGTACAAAGAGGTGATTTAGGGTGGTTTATTAACTGGTTAACTGCTACAGCTAATCATTATGTACTCCCAACTATTCCGGTATTCTTTGGTGTTCCTGGAGCTGGTAAAAACTTATTCGTAAGTACTATTTTAGAATGGTATATAAATTCAGAGTTTACTAAAATTCTTAGTACGGATAGACTTATGTCAAACTTTAATAGTATTTTAGAAAGTTGTTCTTTAATGGTTCTAGATGAAGGAGATTTTAGTACTCAAAAAAGTAACGATGCATTAAAACTTATTACTGGTTCCGATAAACTTCTTATTGAAAAGAAAGGAGTCGACACACAATCTAAAACTAAGAAATTAAATATAATGATGTTTAGTAATGGTCAAGTACCAGCAAGACATCCAAGTTCAGATAGACGTATGGTTTATTTTAATTCGGAAATTACTTTATTAGAATTAACGGAATCTCTTGGATTAAGTATAGAGCAATTCGTAAGTAATGTAAAGGAAGAATTAGAAACTTTTTGGGCAATTATTTTAAATAATAAATTAGATAAACCAAAAGCTATGACAAATCTTAAGAATGCCACTTTTTATACCCAAGTACTTAAAATGCATCCATTTGGGGAATTAGTACTTTTAATGTTAAAAGGGGAATGGAAAGATATTGGACTACAGCTTAATGAAAATGTATCTGATCCAATTATGATGAAAAACAATCTTGAATTACTGGATCAAATTAAGGATCAATTTTCAAAGAGTGGTAATATTTCATTAACTCTTATTAATAGATATTTACAAAGTCTTAATTTTAAAGTAAGTACGAGTGTTCAAAGATTCTTAGCTAATAATAATTTAGAATTTTTTGGAATTAGTATTGAAATAAAAAATAGCGAAGTTGTTTTAGTTATTAATAAAAAGAAACTTGAAAAATCTCTAAGTTCTTCTAATATTATTTTAGAAGAAATTCCAGAAATTACGAAAAAAATTAAAAGAGTTCAAACTAAAATTAAAAAGATGAATCCTTTAGATACGTTAAGCGCAGGTGAAAATTTAATAGCAGAGGAAGAAGTTCATTACGAAGAAGAGAAAAATAATCTTTCCCAAAGTATTCCGGAACCTCCAAAATTAAAAAATATAGATTAATAATAAACTAGATAACTATTAATAGTTAACTATTCATGGTACCACCATGAATAGTTTTCATGTCGTTTAATTCCACTGAATGTTCTAAAAATTATTTTATTTTGTCGAGAGAAAGGAAAGGATATATCTATCCTTTCCTAGAGATTGCTAATTTTGGTATAAACCATCATTAGCAATCTCTATAAGAGCATAACCAAGATCTCTAAGATCTTGATGGTAAGCTCGTACTACGTTTGGAGAATATTCGTTCTCCAAACGACTTTGAGTAAATGCGATAGCATTGGCTATCGCTATTACACTTAATCGCGAATATGGGTTTCGTCTTTGAGGACGATTCCCATTTTTATGATTTTTATGATTTTTAATATTTTGATTACTTGCCATAATAACTCCTTCTTCTCCTTTATCGGAGGTATATCCAGCATTAGGATTATGCTATAAAAATAAATCATTTTGCTAATGATTCAACTCTTTACTGATTATAAGATATCTATATAATAAATAACTTATTTTAAAGTATTTTAAAGGAGCAAATTTTAATTAAAAGAACTAATTCTTATATAAAATCAAAAGAGATTAAAATGAAATTAGAATTAAATAAAAAATTATTATTAGAAGATTATATGCAATACATGATGGACCATTGGTCTGAGAATGATGTTGATAATGATGCCGCTTTTGAAAAAGTTAAAAAAGCTGGAACTCCGTTAAAACATTATATTCAAAATGAAAGAATACTTGATAAAGATCCAGATATTCAAGGAGAACCATTTCCACCAATTAAACCTATTCCGAGTGCAGATCATCCAGAAAATAACGTAATTCCAGAACGTTATCCATACTTCGATAATGATTCGGTAGAAATTATTCGAAATGGTATGAACGGAGACGTTGGTTTACATAATCAACCATTTCGAATAAGTAAAGGAACTTTAGAGCAAGGCGTTCAAAATACACATGATTGGCAGGTTCGATTAGGACAAACTGAAAATTCTGGATACACACATGGTGGAAATATTCCTATAAATGGAGTTAAACCAACCACTGCTCAAGGGTTGTATCAATTTACAAATGATACTGCTACGACTGATTTAAAACGTGGATTACGTGATGGAGTACTTCATAAAGAAACTATGCCGTGGGTAGAGAATGCAACCAAAAATTTACATTATAATAAAGAACTTGGTAAATATGTTAGCGATGTAGATGTATCTAAATTAAGTAGACCAGAAATGACCAATTTATCTCTAGCTCATCAAATTGGACAAGGTAATGGAAAATATCAATTTCATAATATACCAGAAGGTGATACCGACGCTCAATTAAAACAGAATTATTATAAAATGCATCATACTAATCCAGATGCCCAAACGATTCGAAATGCTACTAGTGTTTTTAAAACACCTATCAAAGATATTCATATTCGTCCGGAAAATGAAAATAATTATAATTATACTAAATATTTAGCTTCTAAATAAAAGAAAATACAAAAGGAAACAATCCAATGCCAATGAAATTATTAAATATGGAGAAGTTTGTAAACTCTCCGGAATCTGGTCCAAATCAAACCAGAGCTATAAAAACAGCTAAAACATTTACAAGAGATGCTAATAATGAATTAATTCCAAATTCTGGAAGTTTTTACGATGCCAGTATATTCGGTTTTAGTTCAAGAGAAATTTTTGATCAATTTGCTTATATAAAATTAGAGGAACCAGTTCTTCACCCATTCGTATATAAAAATATAGGTTCCCTCGGAGGATTATTTAACAAATGTGTTAATAAAGCAATTAAATGTAATATTGTCAATGGAGTATTAGAAGATGCTGATGCTTCTAAAGGTTCTTCTGGAGGAAACGGTGTTAGTTTTCTTATTAATAATTGGGACAAGATTAACTTTAATAAATACAAAAATGATAAAAATAAAGACTTTGTTGATTTATTACAACAAGATAAAAAATTAATTATTATAGATAAAATACCAGTAATTCCAATAGGATATAGAAATTATTCTAATAAACATGGAATGGTAGAAGAAGATGAAATTACGGATATTTATAAAAAAATTGTAAATATTAATGAAAGTAAGGATTGGATTAAAGATTTAGATAAAAATGAACAAAATGAATTCGAACAAGTAATTCAAAGTATTTATAAAAATACTTCTAAAAAAGAATATGTTCAAAGATATATTCAAACACTTTATGAATATTTTTTAGATAAATTAAATTCTAAAGATGGTTTCTTTAATGCCTCTCTGTTTGGTAAGCGTGTTGATAATGTAGCTAGATATGTTGCAAATGCTCAGCCAGATATTCCAGCTGATAGTGCCGCTTTTCCTTGGCAAGGTCTTTTAATAATGTTTGATGTTTTTGTAATAGCTTATTTAAATAAACCAGAATATGAGGAAGTTTCTAAAAAATTAGGAATGAAAGAATTACTTATAGATGATATTGGAAAACAATTAGAATATATTTATAGAAATACAGAAGAGTACTTAAATACTTATCCACATCACGAAGAATTATGGATTCAGTTACTTACCGATATATTTAATGATAATTCAGAAATTAGGGTAATTACTAAAAGGGATCCTGGTTGGACTCCAGTATCTTGGTGGGCTTTTAAACCATTAATACTAACTGGAGTACAGTACCAACTTATAGTACCTAGTTTAATTTATGCTCCAATCGGTGGAGATAGCTTCTCTAGTAATTATATTATTAAAGATGATTTATCCGAGGCTGCTCAAAATAATATTATTTTGGAAAATGATGATTTTATAGTATCATTACCAAATGATACTACTGGTTCTAAAAATAAAGTGCAAAAAATATATAATAGTTTTTCATTAGTACAAAATTTAAAAATGAATTCTTCAAAAATAATTAACGAAGATGATTTTGAAGCGTTTATGGCAACTGCTGGAATTAGGAGAATATAATGGCAATTAATATAGAAAATAGTACAAGATTATATAACTCTAAAATAATTATACCAAATGCTTTTAGACCACCAGAATGGTTTTTTAAAACTAAAGATATATTTAGAAAAGAAATACTTGAAAGTATTAAAAAGAATGGATTCTTAGATAAAGAATTGGTACGTAAAATGCTTAACGAAGTTCTCGAAAATAAAGTTAAAATTAAATTTCCTTTAAATAAAGATAATATTGGAAAATTGTATGCTGATATGTTTGATGTTTTTGAAGATGACGTTTTTATTTGGAAATATCAATTAGTTTATGAAATTGGATTCTTTTTAAGTACTTTAAAACCTAGTTCCTTTTCTCCAGAGAGTATGATACTTCCAGAAGAATTTAAAAAAGAAAAAGAACGTATTAAATTACAATATGAAAATTCTCCTAAAAAAGAAAAAGATATTATTAAGGCCAATAAAGAATTAGATAAACTTGCTGAAAAAGTTATGGAATATTTTCGTAAAAATAATATATCTGTCTCCGATTTAATCGATTCTGGTTCAAAAGGTTCGGTATCTGATATACGTAAACTTCTTTTAGGAGTTGGTTTAAGTATCAATGCTAAAGGAGAAATTAATGATGTTATTCTTAAAGCTCATTCGGAAGGATTAGATAAAACTCAATTCTTTAATTATAGTTCTCAAGGTATTGTATCATTATATTCTAAATCAATGAATACTGCTAAACCTGGTTATTTAATTAGACAACTTTATACTATTATGGAAACACTGAACTTATCTAAATTAAATGACTGTGGTACTAAAAAATATTTTGAATTTAAAATACCAAAAGGTAAAGATGGTAAAAAAATCTTATTTAATCTTAAAGGTAGGATTCTTGATAATGGTAATACTATAGATCATGAGGACGAAAGTTATTTAGGTAAAAACGTTAAATTAAGAAGCCCTCTTTATTGTCAGGCTCGAGATGGTATTTGTAAAACTTGTTATAATCCTAAAGCAGTAGAGGATTTAAAATTGTATCCAGGAAGTAAAGTTGGTCAAATGTCTGTCGCATCGTTAGCGGAAAGTTTAGTAAATATAACATTGAAAGCGAGTCATACGGGATTATCATTAGATAGCGAAGAAGTAGATTTAACAAAAGATATCGAAAGATATTCTAAGTAAAATAGATATTTTTCCAAAAAGGTAATTAAATGGCATTTTATAACGATCCAATAAAAGTTTTAGAAGAACTTAAAGAAAAATATCCAAAATACGATTATAGTAAATTTAAATATTCTAAAATGCGGGAAAAATGCATTATAATTTGTTCGGAACATGGTGAATTTTACCCAACTGTTATTAATTTTAAAAATGGTTCTGAGTGTCCGGCATGTTCTAGAAAAATTTCTAGAACCGGTAATAAAGGTACCAAAAGTTTAACACAAGAAGAAATTTTAAAAAGATTTAAAGAAGTTCATGGAAATAAATACAATTATTCGGAAGTTAAATATATTAATAGAAGTACCAAAGTTAAAATAATTTGTAATTCCTGTAATAATAAATTTGATCAAATTCCTAGTTCTCATCTTAAAGGACATGGTTGCCCAAAATGCTCCAAGATAGAAGCATCTAAAAAAAGAATTGAAAATACAAATAATACCAAAAATATTACCATGAATTTTAAAAAAATTCATGGAGATAAATACGATTATTCAAAAGTTAATTATATAGATTCCAATACTAAAGTAGAAATTATATGTCCGGAACATGGAAGTTTCTTACAACTTCCAAATAGTCATAATTCCGGAAATGGTTGTCCAAAGTGTGGAATTTTAAAAAATATGAATACACCCGAAAAAAATATAAATAATTTTAAAAAAGTTCATGGTAATCAATACGATTATTCACTTTTGAATAATACTACAAATTTAAATTCTTTAATTCCAATAATATGTTCAAAACATGGAGAATTTTTACAAACCAAATCTAACCACCTTCAAGGACATGGATGTCCAAAATGCTCTGAATCCAAAGGAGAAAGAAAAGTTAGAGAATTTCTAGAAGAGAATAATATTAATTATTCTCAAGAAGTTAAACTCTTTGATAATTATAGATTTGATTTTTATTTAGAAGATTTAAATACTGTCATTGAGTATGATGGTAAACAACATTATGAACCGATTGGATATTTTGGTGGTTTAGAAGGGTTCTTGAAAACTCAAGAATGTGATAAAATTAAAACCGATTATTGTATTAAAAACGATATAAGAATTATTCGAATAGGATATTTTGAAGATGTTAGAGAAGTTTTAACACAAGTAAAACCATACCTAACAAACTAAAATAAATAAAACTATTAAAATAAGGAAAATTATAAATGAAAAAAATCGAATTAGAAAAAGCTCTTGCAGCTAAATTAGAAATAAGTAATAAAGAAGCGGAAAGAATTCTAGAAGCTGTTGTTAATACTGTAGTAGCTGGTGTTAAAGAGACTGGTGAGGTTCCATTCGGAAAGATTGGTAAGTTCAAATACGTAGACGTTAAAGAACGTTCCGGTGAAATGAATGGTGTGAAATGGACTAAACCTGCTCACAAAACTATTAAATTTAGTTTATCTAAATTTGGTAAAGAACTTTAATAAATGAGGCTTCGGCCTCATTTATTCCTGTCGTTATATAAGAATATAAATATATTTAAAACAGGTTAACTATTAATAGTTAACTATTAATAGTTATCTCCAAAATAGATATTATAGATAACTATACTGAATAACTATTAATAGTTAACTATTTGGTACACATACTATAAATAGTTAACTATTAATAGTTATATACATTATTTCTAGTTTAAATAGATATTTTATCAATAAGGAAAATTTTATGGGTAAAAAACTAACGCAAGAAGAAGTTATAAAAAGATTTAGGAAAGTTCATGGAGATAAATACGATTATTCTAAAATTCAATATTCTGGAATAAATGATAAGGTTATTATAATCTGTCCAGAGCATGGAGAATTTTTGCAAACTCCAAATAATCATTTAAGTGGTTATGGTTGTTCCAAATGTGCCGGAAATTTAAAATTAACTCAAGAAGAAGTTATTAAAAGATTTCGAGAACTTCATGAGGATAAATATGATTACAGTAAAGTCGATTATAAAAATAATATGACTAAGGTAGAAATTATTTGTCCAGAACATGGAAGTTTTTTTCAAACACCAAGTAATCATTTACGAGGTCAAAGTTGCAAACAATGTTTTTATAATAATTTAAAAACTCCAATTGAAAAATTATTAAAAGATTTTAAAAAAATTCATGGTAATAAATACAACTATTCCAAAGTTAATTATAAAAATAATAATAATAAAGTTATTATAATATGCCCAGAGCATGGAAAATTTTTACAAACTCCAAGTTCCCATCTTAAAGGACATGGTTGTCCAAAATGCTCTATAAAACAAAATTTTACAAACACTAATGAAATTATTAAAAAATTTGTAAAAATTCATGGAACTAATTATAATTATTCTAAAGTTAATTATATACATAGTATGGAAAAAATTGAAATTATTTGTCCAGAACATGAGAGTTTCTGGCAACTCCCATTTAATCATTATAGAGGTTCTATATGTCCAAAATGCGCTCAAGAAAATTCTGAATCTAAGGGCGAAAGAAAAGTTAGAGAATTTCTAGAAGAGAATAATATTAAATATTCTCAAGAAGTTAAACTCTTTGAGAATTATAGATTTGATTTTTATTTAAAAGATTTAAATACTGTCATTGAGTATGATGGTAAACAGCATTACGAACCAGTTGAATATTTTGGTGGTTTAGAAGGATTCTTAAAGACTCAAGAACGGGATAAAATTAAAACAGATTATTGTATTAAAAACGATATAAGAATTATTCGTATAGGATATTTTGAAGACGTTGGGGAAGTTTTAAACGAGTTAACTATCAATAGTTAACTATCTTTAGTTAACTAAAGATAGAAATAAAGGATTTTTATGGGTAAAAAATTAACACAAGAAGAAGTTATAAAAAGATTTAAAGAAGTTCATGGAGATAAATATGATTATAGTAAAGTAATTTACCATAAATCTAAATCTAAAGTTATTATAATCTGTCCAGAACATGGAGAATTTTTACAAACACCAAATAATCATTTAAAATATAAATGTCCAAAATGTTCTATTTTAAAAAAACCAATAAAAAAACATATAAAAGATTTTAAAAAAGTTCATAATAATAAATACAACTATTCAAAAGTACACTATATAAATACTATGACTAAAATAGAGATTATTTGTCCAAAACATGGGAGTTTTTTTCAAACACCGATGTCTCATAAATCTGGAAATGGTTGTCCGGAATGTTCCAAAGAAAAACAATCAGGTAAATTAGAAAATTTTTTAAAATCTTTACCAATAGAACATTTCAATAAATACGATTACCGTAAAGTTAAATATATAAATCGATTTGAAAAAATAGAAGTAATTTGTAAAAATTGTAATAAATCGTTTTGGTGTATACCAAATAATCATTTAAAAAATAACCCTGATAATTCATTTTGTCCAAATTGCTATATTAATAAAAATACATATTCGCAGGATAAAATAATATACGATTTTAAAGAAATTCATAGAAATAAATACGATTATTCAAAAGTACACTATATAAATACTATGACTAAAGTAGAAATAATTTGTCTAGAACATGGAAGTTTTTTTCAAAAACCAAACGATCATAAAAATGGATCTGGTTGTCCAATATGTGCTCAAAAAAATTCTGAATCTAAAGGTGAAAGAAGAGTTAGAGAATTTCTAGAAGAGAATAATATTAAATATTCTCAAGAAGTTAAACTATTTGATAATTATAGATTTGATTTTTATATAAAAGATTTAAATACGGTTATAGAGTATGATGGTAAACAACATTTTGAACCAGTACCATATTTTGGTGGTTTAGAAGGATTCTTAAAAACTCAAGAACGTGATAAAATTAAAACAGAATATTGTATTAAAAACGATATAAGAATTATTCGAATAGGATATTTTGAAGACATTGAAGAAGTTTTAAACGAGTTAACTATCAATAGTTAACTAAAGATAGAAATAAAGGATTTTAATGAATTTAGATATAAAAAATATTATTATTAATGATAATAAAATTATTACAGAAGTTTCTCCAGAAGAAGCTCAACAAGTAAAAAATTTAACCGATCAAAATCTTATGGCTAAATATGCTAGTCCAAATGCTCCAACGATTATGAGACAACAAGAACAAGATAAACAATGGAGAATGAGAGAATATTTAAAATGTAAAATGAGTGCTCTTTATTTTATTAAAAACTATATTAGAGTTCAGGTACCAGGTGGAATTATTAAAGTCGGTGAATCTGCTGAGTGGTTAGAGACTCCAAAATATTCACAATTTATTAAACTTATCCAATACACTGATAATGTTAATATGATGGCGTCGAGGCAACATTATAAGACCACCACCGTTGGACAATATTTGTTATGGGTAATGCTTTTTCATCCAAAAGTTAAAATAGAGTTCTTAACTCTAAAACAAAAATCGGCTTTGGATTTCGTTGAACGTATGTACAGTATGTTATCAATGCTTCCAAAATGGTTAGAAGTTCCTAAAAGTAATAAAGGTGAAAAACAAACTTATCTAGAATTAGCAAATGGTTCTAGATTAAACTCGAATTATGTTTCCGGAGCTATTAATCCGGATACCGTGGGACGTGGTATGACAGCTCCGGTAATCTACATAGATGAGGCTGCCTTTATCCCACATATGGATGTGGTTTGGGGTTCATTGCAACCAGTTGTTTCAAAAGCGAGGGTACTTGCTAAACAAAATAATTTCCCTACGAATGTTATTATGACCACTACTCCAAATGGATCTAATGGTAACTTCTTTTATGACCTTTGGCAAAACTCTTGGGACTATTCTGAAATATGGGATGAGAAAACGAATAAACCAGTTCTTGATAATGAAAAGGTTCTTAATAGCTCTGATTTCCGAAATAACTTCGTTAAGTTAGAATTACATTGGTCAGAGACTGGCAAAGATGAAGAATGGTATAAAAAGCAACAAAAAGAACTTAACTTTAATATGAGAAGAGTTAACCAAGAGCTTAACCTTGTTTTCTTAGGTTCTAATAATGCCGTATTCCCAGATGAGGTACTGGAACATTTTAAACCAACTCCACCTAAATTTCAATTAGATTTAGCATACGGTGAAAAAATGGATGTATTTGAAGATCTTGATCCAAATAAATTATATCTAATGGGTGTGGATAATGCTGCCAGTACTGCAGCTAAATCGGATTTTAGTACAATGGTTTTAACAGATGCCGAAACTGGTAGACAGGTCGCAGAGTACAGAGGCAAATTTAATGTTATTAAAAGATACGCAGCCGTTGTTAAATCGGCCATTTTACAATTACAACTGATTTGTGGATTAACTCCTAAAACACTAAGTGTAATTATAGAGCGAAATAGTTTTGGTATTGGTATCATTGAGGAAATATTATTTTCAGAAGCTCCAGATAAAATTAAATTTGAATTTGAAGAATTCTTGCATTTTACTAAGACTAAAAGTACTGGTGATAGAGTTCCAGGTATTATGACTAATAAAACAAATCGTGAGCAAATGTTCAATCTTTTACTAAGTGCATTAAATACTGACCCAGCATTGGCGCAGGGTAAATATTTACAAAATGAATTAAGAACTCTTGAGCAAAAAACTAACGGAAGATTTGAAGCAAGTTCTGGACAACATGATGATATTATTATGGCTTTTAATTTCACATTATGGTTAAGACATGAAATGATCCAGGAAGGAGATTTACTTACGGAAGATACTCCGGAAGGATTAAAAATAACTCAAGGTGAGATTAATTCTTATCTGAATGTTACTTTTAGCACTATGGAACATGATTTTAAAAATGAAGCTAAACTTATTAATAAACAAAAAAGTTTTGAAAACATTCAAGAAGTAGGAAATCATTTTACGGATAAAGATGAGGAAAAACAAAGAAGAAGAGAAATTCTAAAAGAATTTGAAATTCCTGGTTTTACGTCTATAATGGATGAAGACGACGAATACTATATGGAAGATTATAAAATATTTTAATATCTATATGTATTATACATAGATATATTATTTACTAAAAAGGATTATAAATGGCAATAACACAAGAAGAATTTATAAATTTGGCAAAAGAAAAACATGGTAATAAATACGATTATTCAAAAGTTAACTATATTAATAAAAATACTAAGGTAGAAATTATCTGTCCAGAACATGGGAGTTTTTTAGTAACTCCAAATAACCATTTAAAAATTTCATCTAGAACTAAAAAACCAATGGGTGGTTGTCAAATTTGTTCGAATAAAAAATTATTAACACAAGAAGAAATTATAAACCATTTTAAAAAAGTTCATGGGGATAAATATAATTACAATAATGTTGGGTATGTTAATAAGAATACTAAAGTAGAAATAATATGTCCAAAACATGGAAGTTTTTTTCAGACTCCAATTGATCACTCTTCAGGACATGGTTGTCCGAAATGCGCCCATTCAAAAAAATTTCTAGGAAATTTAGAAATATTAAAAAGATTTTATAGTATTTATGGAAATAAATACCAATATGAATTACCAGAAAATAGCGATACATTAACCAAAATAAAAGTAATTTGTCCAGAACATGGAGAATTTAAAACAACAGTTGGAGAGCATTTTAAACATGGTTGTAAAAAATGCGCCGGTACTTTTTTAAAAACGACTGAAGAAGCAATTCAAGATTTTAAAAAGGTTCATTCTAATAAATATGATTATAGTAAAGTTAATTATACAAATGCTATGAAAAAAGTAGAAATAATATGTCCGGAACATGGAAGTTTTTTTCAAAGTCCAAATAATCATTTGAGTTCCGGTCATGGTTGTCCAAAATGCACTAGTACTCGTTCCAAAGCAGAAGAAGAAATTTATAATTTTATAAAAGATGCTTTTCCAGATATAAAAATTATCCAAAATCATAAATTTGGTAGAATGGAATTAGATCTTTATTTCCCTGATTATAAATTTGCAATAGAATATAATGGGGTATATTGGCATTCATTAACTAATGTGAAAATGGCTACTTCTAAAAATCAAACGGACGCTTATTATAATAAGAAAAGACATTTGAAAAAGTTTGAAGCTTGTACTCAATTAGGAATTCATTTATTTCAAATTAATGAATTAGAATGGAAAGATCCAATTAAAAAAGATATTTGGTTAAGCAAAATACTTTTAAAAATAGGAAAAATACCTAATAAAATACCAGGTAGAAAATGTATTATAAAAGAAGTTCCAAAAAAAGAATCTAGAGAATTTCAAGAACTTAATCATTTACAAGGTAGTATTAATTCATTAAAACACTACGGATTATATTATCAGGATGAACTAGTTCAATTATTTACTTTGGGAGCATCTAGATATAATGGACGATACGATTATGAAATTCATAGAATATGTACTAAAAAATATACTATAGTTCATGGAGGAGTTTCTAAATTATATAAATATGTTTTAAAGGAATTAAATAATCCTAAAATTATAACCTATGCTAATAGACGTTGGAGTGCTTTAAATGATTCTAATCTATATAAACAATTAGGTCTAGTATATATTAATGAAAGTTCCCCAAACTTTAGCGTAATCCCAAAAGATTGTTCGAGAATGTATCCAAGAAATACTTTTCAAAAACATAAACTGGAAAAAATACCTGGTTTTGTTTACGATAAAAATTTAACAGCTCAGGAATGTATTTTAGCAAACGATTATATGATTCAGTGGGATTGTGGTAACGGAGTCTATGCTACAAAAATTTAATAAAAATTGTCGGAAGAAATAATTGTATTATCTATACAATTATTTCTCTGATTCTCCTGTCGTTAAATTTAACAACAATTGAACCTTTTTTGGTTTTCGCGCGAACTTCAACCGAACTTTTTTTATCTTTTTTTCTATATAAGTACAATCGATAACCGTTGAACAGAAATCATCTATCGTACTTTGTCTATGTTTCTGTAACATGTTATCTCCTTTAAAAATCGTCTTCTAAAGATTCTTCATCTTCTAAATGACTATCGACTGGGAATATATTTAGACTTTTTGGATATCTAATATATCTTCTATCTATACTTCCAGTAATACATTCATCCTCGATATCATTATTAGAAGATACTTTAAGATTATTAGATTTTAATAAAGTTGGAAATATTGTATCTTCACCAGAATCATTCCAAAGAATAATATCCAAATCTTCATTTTCATTTAATAAAATATTTAAGTAATCCCTTAATTGTTTCACTGTTCTAAATTCTTGTTCCATAAATATTCCTTATTCATCAAAAGATAATACATCTTTTAAAGTTTTATATTTCTTTTTTAAATCGTTCTCTTTTGGAGGCAGATTTAAAAAATATTCCTCTAAACATATTTCATGTACAAAAGTACTTCCGTGTGCTCCTTGGTACACTTTTACGAAACCAACTTCAGTGAGAAATTTTATTTTACCTTTAGCTTCATTACTTACCGAAACTTCCGTAAATGTTAAAAGCTCTTCTTGGCGTATTGAACCAGGACGATGAACTTTAGAAATATATTGCTGAATCTTTTTCTTTTGTAATCGGGTAAGAACTATACGCATTTATCAGCCTTATTTTTTAATATATTCTAAAAAATTTTTTAACTCGTCCCCAGTTAAAGCACCTCTTTCCGGATCGATAATAAATTCTAAATTTACCTCGAACCATTGCTTAAATCTAGTATCTTCCGGATTCGAAAAACATTCAAGTTCTCTTTGATCATAAACTATTCCAGCAGCAGTAAATAACCCATTATCTACTAAACATACTGGAAAGAATTTACCAGTAAAATTATAATTTTTTGGTTCCTCAATTGGGGTACCGTAATGATTTAACCAGTACTCTTTACTATTTCCATCTATTGGATTAATATAAAATCCCATAAATCCTCCTTTTTATTTAATTATTTTTTTGGCAAATTTGTTTGCCATTTTCATCCATTCTTGGAGTAATATTATCTCCAAAAAAACCACCTTGTAAATATTGACATCCGGTTTTATAATCAGTATAAATAACTAAATTACTTCTTTGGTGAGCAATAGAATTATCCGAATTATCAAAGCCAATATTAAATTGATTTAGAGTATATTGAATCACCATTAAAATTCCAATAAAGAATAATAATTTACCTAAACTTGGCCATTGAATATTTATTGACCATTTTGTCTCGTTATGCATCTTCCCCCTCCTTTTCTAATTCTTTTAATTGTTTGGACATATTTAAAATTTCTTCTAAAACATCATCTGGTTGCCAAATTTTACCAGTAAAAGAATCTGCCATTATTTTTAATGAGAACATACTTTTTTTAGTATGATACTTTTCAGCTAATTCTATATTAATACCATCACCGAGATGGGCAGTATCGAAACCAACCCAATAGTATGGAGCTTCAAAAAGAACTGGAATATTAATCATTTTAATATTACCCTGTGAATTCATTATTAGTTTACCTTCTGGATATTTCCCAGATTGCTCAAAGGTTACTCCACCGTGAACTTTTAATTCGACTTCTATACAATATTTATCCTCGAGAGCTGGATGACCAGGAGGAATACCAATATAACCATTTACGCATCCAGTAGGACCCATCCTAATTTTATATGGAAAACCTTCTAAAGTTTCACCTGTTTCGATAATTAATTTAAGATTATCTTCAATAATTTTTTTTCTTTTTATTACATTTAATTTGTCCACAATATTCTCCTTTAGAATAGTTCTTTATTGATATTACATGGGTATCTACACCCATGTTTTAGTATGTACTTAATTTCCATAATACATACACCTTTTTTATTTAAATCTTTTACTAACTTTTTAACTTTTCTAAGAGCTAAAAAATTATTAACTTTATTTTTTAAACGTTTCATTCTATCCTCCAAAAATTGTTTTAAAGAAAAATCCTTCTTTAGTTCTATTGAAAAGATGATTATTTTTTTCATAACCTTCGCTAGTTTCAGATTCTAAAAATTCAAATAACTCAGAATTTTCGACATTTGAAAAATTTGGAATAACGTGTTTTGGAATATCTATATGTTCCAATTTTTGAATTTTTGAAAGTTTTGAAATATTATCACGCACTTTACTAATCATTTGATTAGCTTTTTCAAATGCATTAGTTCTCCAACAACTATCGTGATTAGTTGTAAATTCCCAAATACTTTCTTCTATTGTATCTTGTGGTTTATACTTTCCTTCGTTAAAGAAACATGAATAATAGTTACCACGATCTATAAAAAGAAAATTTAGAAATAATTTTTTAGAAACATTTTCATCTGTTATTTCTAAATCAGGAAAAGATTTTTGTAAAAGTTTTTGTTTGTTTTTGGAAATTTCTCCATTTTGAAACCATTCTGAAAAGCTATAATCAAAATTAATAATTATGGCTTTTCCTTCTGTTATTCCATCCGCTGTATGAGGCATAATATTGTTTAAAATATTTTGAGCAACGTAATCTAACTTAATCATTTATTATCCTTTTTTAAATTTAAATATTTTTTTACGCAAAAAATAAGAACCGAAGTTCTTATTTTCCAAACGTACCGAGTGCTATAACTCGACCATATTCGTCAACTGAACATGAAATGAACAGACCATTTTTTCTATCGATTGCTGGCGTCATGCCATTATACGAAACTATGTACATGACTCCATCGGTACATAGTTTACGTATACCTCCAAAATTAGTAGCATGTTGTTCTCCTTGAACTCCCATGTTAAATGCTCTTGGTGTAACCATATCTTGTTTACTTGAACAACCACTAAAGCTCATAAGAGCAACTACTATACCTACTAACATTAACATTTTTTGAAAAGTTTTCATAACTTATCCTTTGTATTGTATTTTATTTTTATTTTTTAAAAGATGTTTAACGTCATCACGGACGAGAAGTCTAACTTGCCATTTTAATAACCGAGAATACAATCACCTAAGTCAATTAAGTAATCGTAAGCATCTGCTAATTTTTTAGAATCAGTACCTAGAAATTCTATATTAACTGAATATCCAGCAACCAAAGATTGTTCAATAAATGCTTTACAAACCTTTATTTCCTCTTCACTATTAATTAAAATATCCATAATAACCTTTCTTCTCCATTATCGGAGGTAATAATTAACTCAGTATTAGAGTTATACTAAACGCTATTTCTAGCAACTTGGGTTAAACTAAAACCCTAATAAAAGCTAACCGTTCTTTTATCTGAGAGTCACATCATCTAGATGACTCGAACATTTAGGTTAGCTTTTATTAAGGTTTAAAGGCCTCCCCGTCGGGAGGCTACGAGGTAGTAGATATTTATATAGCGGTTCCCACCGCTGGGATTATTTATAAGGACGGGTTACCCACGCTTCATAAATAGCCCAAGATAAATATACCGGTGTAAACAGTAAGGAAAGTACTAACAATAAGTATTTAATTAATGGTCTTATTGTTGTACTACGGAACAGAGATGATAAAATCATTAACTGTAATACTACAGATAATGTTAAAGCAATTACTACTATTACTAGGTATGGATGCACTATTGCTACCCATATTAATATAATCGAAACCAAAGCTGCCCACACTCTGAGAACTTCTGGACGGTATGGCCAAAGTTCCAATCCCATTCTTACTAATGGAATTACTGTCATTGCTAGTAAAAACATACTAGCATTTACTACATCCATAAAGAGATCATAATTGATCATTCCATACGAACGGAATGTAAAAGCAATTCCGAGAATAATTACAACACTAACTACCAACCAGAGAACAAAGTTCTCTATAATATGGTTAATTCTTTTCATAATAACCTTTCTTCTCCATTATCGGAGGTATTAATTAACTCAGTATTAGAGTTATACTAAAAGCTATTTCTAGCACCTTAGAAATAATATAGATATCCCTTACCAAATCCATAGAAAACTATAAATTTAATAAAAGATATTTAACAATTGCATGTTAATTATATCTCTCTGTTTATAAGATATCTATACTTAGAATACGTTATTTTAAAGTAAAATAACGTAGTTATTTTACTTTATTTTAAAAATTTCTTTAGCTTCTTTTTTAGCTAATTTAATTCTATTTTTATAATCCTTATCGGATTCTTGTTTGTATTTTGGATTATCTTTTTTATAACTTCGTAAGTTATAATTAGAAGTTAATCTAAAAATATATCCATTATAAGGAAGAATTTTAGCTAAAGATTCTAAATGTTCTTTATACTCTAATTCTTTTTTATGTTTTTTATAATCCTGTATTTCGTTATTGATAATTTCTCCAATAACCCATACTATAGCAAAACCTAAAGAAGTACTCGCACTTAATGCAATTAAACCCATTTTTTTAAAATGATCTAATTTACTTAAATCATATAACGAAAACATAGTAATTACGCTTAAAAAGATAATTACATTTTTAGGAATTTCATGAACGTAAATATCCAAACCCAAAACACTAAGAAGAGAAAATAAAACAAGTACTAACTTTTCTTCTTTACCAAAATGATTCTCCATTTTTTATCCTTTTTAAATTTAAATTTATAAATAAAGAAGCTCCGAAGAGCTTCAGAATTAAAGACTAATTGGTACTATAGACAACTCACTATAGTAACTGTAATCCGGAAAGTTTAATGGATCTAGGATCACCTTTAACTCTTCCAAAGTATAATTAGACTTTAATACAAACTGATGAAATCTTCCAGAACCTTTATTTGGAGAAATTCCTTTAGGAAACTTCCCAAAACGATCCAAGTAAACATCATCATATAGTTTTGTGAAAGCAATAATCCTCCCACTAGCTTTAGCTAGTTCTTGGATTCTTGCTAAAGCTTGCATACAGTGACCAGCTCTTTTAGAGCTAATTACAACCGTTGTTAAATACAAAGATTTTTCTACTTCACTATCGTTTATCCATTTTACTTTCATTTTTATCTCCTTTTCGAAATAAGTCTATTAACTTATAATAAGCTCGTTCTCGAGCAACAAAAACGCTTCGTTTAACGTCCAGCTAGACGAAGCATTAAAGCTCTTCAGCTATTTGATTTATTTACTCATATTCGACAACGAGTATAATAAACGTCACAAACAACGTCGATTTTGTCAACAATATCATATGTTTCATCTTCAGTATACCCTTCTTCACAATTATAACACATACATGGAGATATTATCACCTCTTCACCTGTTAAAAAATGCTTTCCTACTTCAAACTCAGTATCACATAAACAGCAAACATGAACTTCGTAATCACCTGTATCTTCATTCATTGCTACTATTTCAATATTTAAATCTTTCATTTTGAATCCTTCTTCCCTTGTTCAAAGGGGTATATCCAGCATTAGGATTATGCTATAAAAAATAAACCATCCAACGGATGATTCAACTCCTTACTGTTTATAAGATATCTATATAAAAAATAACTTATTTTAAAGTATTTTATTACGAGTTTTTATTAATAGTTAACTATGGATAGTGTCAACTAACATACTATAGCCAGTTATTTCAAAAAGACAAAAAATTTAAAACTTAAAATTTAAGAAATAGTTAAATTTTCAATCCTTTATAACACTGGAAAATAGGGGACTTGGTTTTTGATTTTAAGTTTATTTTAAAATCTGTTAGCTAGGATATTTTAAAAACGAACAACTATTGATAGTTAACTATCAATACCACACACTATGAATAGTTAACTAAGTATCTACATAAAGATTATATAGATATAATAAGACATATCACTAAAGAAACATAAAGGAGAAGATATGGAAGAAACCGAAATATCATATCAAAATTTTATTCCGTATCAAGTATGGTTAGATATTTTAAATAGAGCTGATATATCAAGAGGTATTCAAAATTTTAATTCAGATGAAGTTAATTTATTAGTAAACTGTTATGATAAAAATCTCAAGTACTTAGATATGCAAAAGATTGAAGAATTTGAAGTAATTGTTCCTGATTGGGTACTGGTACCAAAATTCTTCTGGATTAGAAATATTGAAAAATTAAAAGATTTAAATGCTTATTTGGATTTAGAACCTAAATTAAAACAATTTCAAAAAGAAATTAAAGATTACGATAAAGAAGTTATTAATCAAAAACCAAGAATTTATCAATCTAAAATAATTCCTCGGGATGAGCAAATACCAGCTTTTGAAATACTTGAAGAACTTCGTTATAATAAAAATGAATTATTTAATGGTATTATTCAAGCTACTCCTGGATTTGGTAAAACCGTTCTAGCGGTTCATTTAATCCATTTATTAAATTTTCGGAAACCTATTATTATTGTACCAAAAGATATTTTAGTTAAACAATGGAAGGATGCTTTCTTAGGATTTTCAGATCTTTCTGATGGAGACATATATTGTTTGGAAGGTTCAGATCCAGAAACAATTATAAATGGTATTAAAAATTCTAAAGTAATTATAGCTAAAGTTCAATCTATTCTTTCTCAATTAAAAAGAATTCCATATAACGAATTATATAAAATTTACGAGGATATTGATTTATTTATATTTGATGAGGCACATGGTTCTGGAGCACAGGGATATGGGAAAGTATCAAGCGTTTTTAAAACTAATAATGTTTTAGGATTGACCGCAACTCCATATAGAAGAGGACTATCAGATTTTCTCTTACAAAATAGTATTGGTGACGTAATCTTTAAATCAGATCATAAAAACTATCACCCAAAAATAGAAATATTTAATTTAAACTCAGAAGAAAATACTCCTTTAGAATTTTCTAAGAAAGAGATACAAACTCTTGGATGGGCTGCAAAAAATGATTATATTAAATTTCTAACTTTTTATAATATGTTTCTTTATAATAGAGATTTTTATTTTGATTATCTAGCTAAATGGACTAAGTATCAACGAAGTCTTGGGCATGTGTCAGTTATTCTTTTTACTACTATTAAAATGATTGATAAATTTATAGAACGATATATAAATCAATTCACTGAAGAAGAATACGCGAATTTACCAGAAGATGAAAAACCTTTAAAACTTATAGGAAACTCTAAAATAGATTCCCAGAATTTAGCTAAAACTAAAAACAGAGAACTTAGAGCGGAACTTAAAACATATAAAGAAATATTAAATCAACGAGTAAAAGATAAAGAAATCAAAAGAAAAGAAGCAAATGAATTATATAAAGAACGTTCGGTAACTGTGAAAGAAGAGCAGGCTCAAAATTTAGAACATGCGTTAGAGATTTACGAACAAAAGATTAAGTCTAGTAAAGTTCTTGTATCTAATTATGGTTTATTAAGCGCTGGGTTTGATAAAGAAGATCTCAGCCATATTATTTTTGGTAGTCCTATTATTGGAAAGGTTACTGTTCTCCAAAGTATTGGTAGGATCGTAAGGGTAGCTGAAAATAAACAATTTCCGTTAGTGCAGTTCTTTTTTACTAGTACCTTTTTAAAATATCAACCAAACGCAAATATGATTTTAAAAAATAATATTACGAGTGAGTTTGATGAATCTGAATTTGAATATAAAGGATTTTAAATGATCGAAAACATTAAAAAATATACTCCAGAAGACTACGACTATCAATGTGGCGGAATTTCTAAAAAAGAATTGGAAATAATGGAAATAGGTTACGTTGGAGTATTTTTTAAATACTCTTTTAAAAAATTAAAAGAATTTTATATTAAAATCAAAGGAAAATCATGTACCAAGGATATCAATTCTTAAAAATAGTAATATGTTTGAAATTTTTAAATATTAATTTTATTCAAAAATGGTTATTTAATGCTTCATTAATGAATAAAAAAGAAAATTTAAAAAATGATTTATATACATTTACTAAAGATTTATATGTTTATATGACATTTAAAGTTATTTCCGAAGAAGAAAGAAAATTATTAGATATTTACGTTGATTCATATCAAGGAGTAAATAAACATGATTTACCAACAAAAGGCGTAACTGAAAAGGAATTAAACTCCTTCGAAAAAAAATTATATATCCGATATTTAAATATTATTAACAGAGCATTATATCTAAATGAAGAAACTGTTAACCTTACAAAATTAGAATATTTTTTAAATATACAATTGGATATATTAGATTCGAATAAAAATTATCCATTAATTTCTTTTATATATCAGAATGATATTAAACATATAGAAAAATTAAAAAAAATATTATATTTAGTATACGAATATAGTAAGAATGATGATTATTTTACATTCGGTGAATTTCAATCTTTTTTATATTCTTATCGTGAGAACTTTCATATAGTTGATATAGATATATTTAAGAATTTAAATAAAATTCCAAAGAGATTGAAAAGGAGAACATATGTCAATAAAAGATAGATACAATGATATAAAATGGTTCACTATTACTTCGATTGGTTATATGAATGGAGTTTATTCTAATAATAAATATATTAATTTATTATATATTTTACCACAATTACCTTTTAGATATTATAAGTATCTAAAAGTATTTTAAAGGAGACAAAATGGCTAAAAAAGCATCTGCTGCACCAATGACTGGCGAACCAGTTAAGGTACAAAAACAAACAAGTCCTGCTCAACCAGCAAGAAAAATAAACTATGATAAATATCAAGATTATGCTATGAGTATTGATCCAAAGGTAATTACTCCAATTGGGGTTGATCTTGGTTATAGTTCTAGTAAAATAAGTTTTTTAGGAAATTTAAGTACCGAACCAACCGCAATTAATTTTAATATTGATACAGGATTGAGTTATGGTACAAATTCTTCGTTTATTTATGAAAACGAAGATCTTTTAGTAGGAGAAAATGTTCAAGAATCATTTAGTACTCTTGATTACAATTTTAAACATAAATATGATCCACTTATTCTTTTTAGTATTCTTTTTAAATTAAAAGCTATTAATTTTAATCAAGAAGATCAAACTCATATTGAACTTCGGGTTGGTTTATCGTTAGCTGATTGGAAAAATAAAGATGAATACATCAAACGTTTATCTGAATTTGAAGTAGATGGCAGAATATTTAAATTTAATAATATTAAAATTATTCCTCAGGGTGCTGGTGCGTATATAGATTATATTAGTACTAAACAGATTCCTCATCCAGATACAGCAATGCTTCTTGATATTGGATATAATACTATCAATGTTCTTTATTTTGATAATGGTGTTCCACAAAGAAATAATTCTAGAAGTTTTCCAGGTCATGGAGTAAGTTCTATTATTAAATCATTTTCCGATTTCTTAGAAAATGAATATGGTATGTCCTTCTCGGATGCAGAAGCTTTACAAATATTCCTAAAAAATAAATTTATTTATAATGGGGTAGATCAAGAAAAAGTAAAAGCCATTATTTTTGAATTAAAAAATAACTTTCTTAAAAAACTAAAAAATAGTATTTTGGTACGTGAAAGAAAATTATTAAGTACTTCTGAAAAAGTAATATTTGCTGGTGGTGGCGCTAACTTATTATATGGTACGACATTTCCACCAAATGTAGATTTTGTAGAACCAGAAAGACTTTACTCAAATATCAGAGGATTTATGCTGGCATAATCCAAAAACTTCTAATAATTATTAAATAAGGAAAAAATATGATAGCTCAAGGTTATGAAAATCCACCTCAACGACCTCAACAGGTTCAACAAACACAACAAACAATCGCTTATGAACAACCAGAAGATAAATTCAATACGATAGTTCCATCTCTTTCTGGAACTAGATATACTTTAGAAGCGGATGGAGAAACTAAAGAAATTATAGATAGTATTTCTCCAGAATTAAGAAATGCGTTTGTAATTCTTAGTATTAAAAATCTTAAAAATGATCCTCTTTATGGATCATTTTTTAAAGTAAAAGCTCCAGAAGAAATTAGAGAAGAATTGCAGGAAGCAGAATCACTAGCTTCTCAAGGTTCGATGATGCAACAACCTGCTCAAAACGCTCAACCTGTATCAACTGGTATTCCAGCAGCTTCTCCTCAAACGGAGGCACTAAACGATACTTTTAGTTCGTGGTAGAAAATAAGTAAAAGGAAATTAAATGGCAAATCAAATGATACAACAAAAACGTAAATTGGTAAATGGTTTTTTAGAAGAAATTAAAAAAATCTCTTTGGGACCATTAGTAAATACAGATTCGGAAATTAATAATTTAGTTATTATGAGCACCCCGAATTTTATTAGAATTAATCCTAATATTACATTAGATGATTTAAATACGTTTATTAAAAGTCATGGTGGTTCAAGTAAATATGAATCATTCGTAGATTTTTTTATAGAATTTTATAGTATTAAATCATCTGAAATCGTAAATAAATATCTTCCGGAAATGAAAGGAAAAAGAATTTCATTACCAATTATCAGTTTTTCAGAAGCCGAGGGAAATACTATTTTAATTAATTCATAATATTTATAACTTTAGGTCGATACCAAGATATATAGATATTTTAAGATATATAAATTTAAAGGAAACACATGCAAAATTTAAAAACATTAGCAATTTTACAACTAGTAAATTCAGAGAATATTATCGGAATGATTTCAAATACATCTGACGACACAATTACAATTGAGTATCCAATGAGTCTTATGTTAGATCCAATGTCAGGTGGTTTAGGAATGATGCCTTATTTAGCAATTTATACTGGAACCGTTCAAGATGAAAAAATTATTTCTAAAAAACATATTCTTGGAATACTTGAAGAAAAAGATCTTACTCCAGAAATATCTGCTAAATACCATGAATATAAAGAACAAGTTCTCGATGGAATGAAAGAAGAAGATTCTAAAGAAAAGAATCCACCTTTACCAGGTTTAGAGGAGGAAGTATAATGGAAAATTTAGATTTAGATATTAATGCATTATCTTCTGGAACTCCTACTCCAGGAGATGCTGGAACAGTAGTAGAACCTGCACAAGCTTCTTTAAACGATTTTAAAGCGGAAACGGTAGTTCAGACAACAGTTGCTCCAACACAGCAAGGTGCTCCAGGTTCAAACGAAGTTTATCAAATTGGCAAAATTCAAAGTGCTCTTTATGGTGGTCTTATTAAAATTCTTTCTTTTCTAAGTACTGGAACTACTTCTCAAGATATTATTCATATTAGAGAAGGTAATCTTAATTTAGTAAAAAATGCTGGTTATATTTATGCTGATCTTAGTATCTTTTTTGATAATCATGATTTAGATATTATTGATCCAGTTAAAAATACTAAATTACTTGGCCTTATTAAAGGTGGTGATGAAGTAATGTTTATTAAAGATAATAATAATTCTAGATATTTAATTACTTCATTGGTGAATGATAATCCAAGTACTAGTATTACCTTACCACAAGCAGAGAATCAAAATAATCTTCAAATTACAGCTCCAGAACTGGGCGAATTAAAATTAAGAAGAGAACTTGAAATTGATTTAGTCGAAACTATTCAAAATGCTAGTAAAGCAGTTGAATCAGATTATCTTAAATTTGAATTAGATAATTTTTTCAATATTGTAAGTATTAGTACTTCCGATGATATCTTTAAACAAGAATTTGTAACAATTCCAGAAGGAACTGAAACTAAAGTTTTTAAAATCTTTAATCCATTTGCATTTACTAAACCAGACGAATTCTATATAGAATTTTATCAAAACGGTGATGATATTTGGGTAAAAACTATTTCAGCGATTGGAATGGTTAATCTCGAGTACAGCGAAAAAATTGAAGAAGTTGGTGAGTTTGATACTTTCTCTCTTTAATTAATTATTCTAGAAGCAATGCTTCTAGAATTTTCCTGTCGTTAAATTCCGAAGAAATATAGAGGACTAATTATAGATAACTTAACAAAAGATAATATAATAAAAACAAAGGAAATCTTCTATGGGTGCAAATAGTCAAGAATATAATAAATCTCTCGTCGAACGTTTAGAAGAGGACCACGCAAAAAGTTACTTAGGTAAAAAATATGATAAACTTGCTCAAAAGACTGGACCAATAGGAACTATCGGTGGTATGATGGCCCCTATGGCTGGTGGAGCAGTAGGAAATCTGGCAGCTGGTGTAACTGGTAATGCGGAATGGTCAGATTATGCTACTATGGGTGGTTCTGCGATTGGTGCGGCTATGGCTCCAATTATGTATAGAGGTATGCAAAAACAAGCTACGAAAGATATTAAGGATACTAATTCTCGAAATATCGATTTAAAAAGAGGTGGAAAAGTTTCCGGAGTACAAGCTTTGGATTCAATGCTTAACGCTGGTAAAAGTTCAAAAGGTGCTTTTATGGGTGGTATGGCAGGTGGATATGGTTATGGAGCACTTACTGGTAATATGATGGATCCAGCTACTATGATGTTAGCTGGTAAAGCCTCCAGCGCATTAAGCAATCCTGGTGCAATGGCCTATTTAGCAGCTTCTCAAATGGCAGGTGCTAATTATTTTGGAAATATATTTGGGAATGAAAAAACTCATCAAGCAGCTCTTTTAGGAAGTTCTGTTCAGGGTCTTGGTGGAATGGCATCTCATTTTGGTTTTGAAGGACTTGGAAAAGGCCTTACTGACATGGGTGGTGGTATTCATGATATGACTGGTATGGGTGGATCGCTAACGGGAATGTTAACATATATGTTAGCGTCTGCGGGTGGAAATAAACTTATGAAAAGTATTAAATCCTCTGCTCAAGCAAAAGATACTAAAAAATATAATTATAAAATAGGAGATTTAGGAAGACCAGCGAGTACTGATAGAGACGTTACGAAATACGATACTATGAAATCAGTAGCTGCTCAAGTAAATTTACTAACCGTAACTGGACAATTAAGCCCATTTGAATCATTGGCTCTTGGTTATTACCAAAGTATGGATAAACATTTATTATTTTTAAATGCTATTTACGACATTTTAAATGATGAGGAACATTCAAAACTTAATAAAAAAGAAGATATATTTGGAACACATAATGAAATAGGCGATTTATTTAATGAATTTGCTTATGATGAAAATGGTTTTAGTACTAAAAATAGTTATATTAAAAAAGAAAAAAAGGGGTACGCTGAAAGAACTGGGGACAGACTTTCAGATATATATCATGATACTACCGAATTTTTACAAAATGCTAGTACTGATACAAATGCTTTTTTCGAAGCTTGGAACCCGTTAAAAATATTAACCGGAGGGTTATTAGGGAATTCAAGTACTAAAAATATTAAAGCTTTGTATGGATTAGATGAAGAATCTAAGAAAGACGATGCGATTGCTCAAACGGCTTCTAATATAAATGTACCATCGTCTATGGTACAAGTAGCCGAAATGGATATTTCCCAAGTTATGAAAATGTCCGATACTATAGAAGGCAAACAATTAGCAGTTCAATCTTTTAGCGCAAGCTTATTACAAAACTTATTAAGATTACGATTAGAAGAAAAAAGTAAATCCGAAACTGGTTCTAGTTTTTTCAATCAAACTCAAAAAAACTACGACTCCTTAAATCATGATAGTTGGTTTGATAAATTAAAAGATTCTGCCGTAATGGGATTAGGTAATGTACCAATCTTAAATGTTATAGCAGCTGAAATTATGGCAGGAAAAGGTAGGAAAAAAAGAAAAGAAGATTTGGATAATGTAAAAGGTCCACAAATAGTGGAAAGTTTGGCATTATCAGAAAGTAACGAAATAAATAATGATGATTTTTTATCTTTACAATTTCCTAGTCTTTTCTTAGAAAATATTTCTTTAGATGAAGAACGTAATCAATTACTTAGACAAATGCTTGAATGTTGGAATTGTGATTTATCTAAAATAAAGAAAAAATCTTTTGGAGTATACGATGCTATAAATGGACAAGTAACCGACGAAGTTGGTGTACAAAATTCATTTAAAGATAAATTTAACGAAGATAGTTCTAGTATATATGAACAGTATAAATTAGCTATTGAAAATGATCCTAAAAATGAAAAAGAATATTTAGTTAGAAGAGATGAAGAAATCTTAGGATTAAAGAAAAAATTAGTAAATAGTTATGAACAAAGTTCGTTAAAATTTAGTGATGTTTCTAGTAATTCAATTGGAGCTAGCCAAGAAAAAGAAAAAGATGAAAAGTATAAATCTAAAATGCTAGAAGCTTTTGAAGCCATTGCTGAAAATAATAAAAATAAAAAAGATGATATTAATGAGAACGATATTAATAATAATCAAAATAAAATGGGAATGGTTAAAAGTGGTTGGTCACAGTATAAAGGTTTAGTATCTAAATATGGATTAATGTTTGGTTCCTTATTTGGGGCTGGAAAATTAGCAGGTAATTTAACCAAAATGGCAGTTAAAAGTTTATTTTCCTTCGTAGTATCTCATAAAAAAATGGGTACTGCTCTTGGAGCAGCGGCTGCACTTGGTTATTTAGCATATAATTATAAAGATGATGAAACTGTTAAAAAAGGTATCAATACCTTAACTGGATGGACAAAAGCAATCACAGATAAAGTAAGTTTTAGCACCGATATTGACGATTATTCAAACGCTGCTTTAGTTGGAATGTTTGGTAGGGCTGTTATGTTTTTACCAATACCTGGAGCAAGAATAGTCGGTGGTTTAATAATGGCCGGAGCTGGGTTATTAACATTAAATTATGATAAAATAGCCGATGATTTTGCGGCTGAATATCCAAAACTAGCAAAATTTTTACATATTGGTAGTAAAAATAATTATTCGGTTAAAAATACTAATGGTCAATCAAATGCTGTAGGTGGTATGGGAGTATCTCGGGAAGCCAGAATAAGAAACGAACAACTAAAACAAGACCTAAAGTATGCTAATAAATTAAGACATGTAGAATTATTAAAAGTAACCGATCTAAAAAAAGAATTACAATATATAAAAGATGATAAACTGCGAAAACGAGCGGAAAGTTTATTAGATAAATTAAATAAAGATAAAAGCGATTACATAGATAAAGCAGATAGAAAAGGTAGAGAAAAAGAATTTGATAATTTACAAAAAGAATTAAATAAAATATTGGAACACTCTTTAGGAGCTAATAGTAGTATAATATTAAAATATATCGAAGCCCATACCGAACTAAGTAAAAAAGAAAGAATACAGATGAGTTCAGATAACGCTATACAAAATATACATCTTAGAAACTTAATCAGTGAGCAAATAAGTGCTTCTAAATATCAAATTGCAGCAATTAGACCAAAAGAAGATATATTAATAAGATAAGGAAAATAAATGGCAACAACGAACGTAACAATAGTTGGGAAAATACCTGGATATGGACATGTACTGGATGAAGAAAATACTTTTGGTAAAATATTATTAAGAGATGTTACATACATTGATTTAATCCCTGCGTCTTATTCAGTAAATATGGGTATGTTGGGTGTTAAAGGAGATATATCAAATTTTTATAATTATAGTTCTGGTAATAATGCTAGCAAATCTCTTAATATATTTAAAGATGTAATAAAAAATTTAGCTAAGCATTCTTTAACACAGTTTGAAAAAGGTTTAGATGGTTTACCAGGATGTAGTGCCTCAACTAAAAATTTATTTAAAGAAAAAGCTACAGCTATAAATAAAACCTGGGTAAAAACCAGCAGTATTCGTATTATGGGAACAAACGATAGTACCTTTACAGAAACAATTTCTAATAACTTTCAAAATAATGATTCTGGAAGCAGCATGCCAAGTATGGGTATGAAAGCAATGAATAAATTTATGCCTAGTGTTAACGAAGCTTTGGGTGGAGAATCAATGCTAGGTAAGTTTCAAAATATGGGATATGAAAATGCTTTAGATGCTCTTACAGCAGCAAGTACGCAAAGTGGGTTAATTTCCTTATTAAGTGGTAAAGCTCTTGGTGTTCAATTTGCTACTCCAAATACTTGGCAAAGTTCTTCTTATAATAGTACTTTAAATTTATTTATTAAATTGGCCAGTCCAAGTGGAGATCCATTAAGTATTTATAAAAATATTACATTACCTATCTTAACAATGATGGCAGCTGGTTCACCAATTACGGTAAATGGGGTTACATACGCCATGCCTTTAATATGGGATGTTAGAGCATATGGTATTACTCATTTTAAAATTGGTGCAGTTGCAGCAATGACAATTTCTAGAGGGTCATATGAAACAGTTTTCAATAGTTCTAAACAACCGCTTTTAGTAGATGTAAGATTAACTATCGTACCATTAATGCAAGATTTTGCAGTACAATATACCGGTGGTTCAACTACTTCAATAACGAAAAATGTAGGTAAATTATTAACCACCGGTAAAGAAGAAGCAGGTATGGTAAAAGCTATCGTTGGTACTAATATAACAAAAATTCTTAAAACCGCATATGAGGCATTAAGAAAAGTATTTGATCAAATAGCTGCTAAAGCTACTGAATTAACTGGGTACACACCACACGCACCAAGATCTATTTATGGTAATGATGGTTTAGGGGTTCAATCTCCAGGCGATGAAATAGATGGTTTAATGGGTATTGCTTATGGTGGACCATCAAAGGATGCAACTCAAGGAGATTTTATGAAACTTTCTGAATATCCAGATACTAAAAATGGATATATAAAAGGTTTTGCAAATAGCTATACATTTAAGGTATAGATATAATTAATTAAAAGGAAAATATATGAATCAAGACTATCTGTGGGTATATCCATTAATTAGTGGAGCATTGGCATTTTTAATAGGTATGTTATTATTTATAATTGATACACGAAAAAAAAATAAAACAAAAGAAATGAAAAAACCAGAAAATTTGTTAAGTATTTCTCCTGTAAATGGAAAATATGCTATGGATTTTTTAAATGATTTAATTAAAAAGAAATACGAATATTATTTATATAAAGATATACTTCCAGTATATATTGGAAACGAGTACTCAAAAAAAGAAAAGTTCACGAAGGAACGATTTCTAGAAATAAAAGAATTTTTCTTTAATGATATTTTTATGAGTCTTTCTCCAGAAATGAAAAAAGAAATAGTTAAATTATTTAGTGCTAGTGGGATAGAAATATATATTCATCAACAATTCGCTACTTATTTTAATAAAACAGATGCTAAGTTTCTAAACAAAGAAGAAGATATAAAAGATAATATGTTTTTCATGTCCGAAATAGAAACGAATAAAAACTAAGGAGATTAAATGGCAAATGAATACAATGATTGGGGAATACCTGATCCAAGTCAAGATCCTAACCAAATGAATCAGGAACAGTCTCAACAAACTCCAGAACAGAATGCAATAAACGTTCTGGATGATTTAGATAATTTAGATCAAATAACAAACGAATTTGATAAAATATATTCTGAAGTTGTTAATGGTAGTTCTGATATGCAACTATTTAGTTCTAATGTTCAGCGAATAGAAATAAATAATATTAATCCAGTTCTTACAGGAATGAGTAGTATTAAATCGGATAAAGCTGAGAAAGATGAAGAAAATAAAGATTTAGATGATTTACTAAATACTAACTCAGATGATATTTTAAAAATATTTAACAATGGTAATATTAGTAATAATAGAAAACAAATTTACGATCTTTACAATGAAATATCAGAAATCAATCCAATCGCTTATAGAATGCTTAGAGTTTACATTGATAATATTCTTATTAAAAATATTCAAAATAAACAATTTATAAATATTATTGAAAATGATCATAATGAATTGATGATTAAATTAGATGAAAATGTTAAAAAGAATATTTCAAATTTTATGAAAACATTTTTAGTTTATTTTGATATTCAAAATAAATTAAAAAATAGTATTATCCATAATACTCTCAAATACGGCGACTTTTATATGGAGGTAATTGATCTTTCAGGTATTTCTAAAATCGCCGAAACTAGATCAGAATTGATTACTGAAAATATTACTTTTTATGGGGAAGATAAAAATGTTACTGCTAATTGTAATTTGGGATATCTAGAACTTCCGATAATTCAAAAAGAAGAAATTCAGGAAAATTATACAGAAGCTCCTTCCGAACAATTTATAAATATTTTAAAATCTAAAGAAAGTATCCAAGAGAATGATATTAATTTATTTAATGATGTTTATATGGATCAAATTGGAGAATTAGAACAAAGTGGTTTTCAATCAGATTTATTCGATATTAATAATATAAAAGATTTAGATTTCGATATTATTAAAAATATTTATTTAAAATTTATTCAACCTACATCTGTTATTAAATTAGAACAAGATGGGATTAACTTTGGTTATTTAGTAATTGAAGAGTTAAATAAAGGTGCCGAAGCAGACGAAGTAAACCTTTATAAAAGATTTGCTAATGATGACGATAACACTAGTAATAAAGAATCTCTTACTAATAAGAAAACTACAGATGAAGTAATAGATAAATTTAGTAAAGAAATTATTTTTAAATTAAAAGAACATTTAGCAATTTCTAATAACTTTATAGAGGATTTACCAGAAGAATTATCATTTAGTCTTAAAGTTATTCTTTATGAAAAAATTAAGAAAAGATCTAAACTAAAATTTAGATTGGTAGAAGCAAATAATTTAATTAACTTTCATACAAATATTGATAAGTTTGCTCCTTATGCAACTAGCGTATTTGATCCAATAGTTCTTCCAGTTAAACTATATACGATCGCTCTTTTAAGTTCGGTTATATCTAGATTAAGTAGAGCTTCTGTTGTTCGTAAATGGAATATTGAAGTTGGTAAACGAAGAAACCATTCACAAATAGTTCAAAATGTTCAAAAAGAACTTAAAACTAAAAATATTTCATACGATGATTTAGGTTCAATGAAAAATATTTCTCAAATTATGACTGACTTCCGTGATATTGCTACAGTATCTAAGAATGGTCAAAAATTTATTGATATGGAAGTTATGCCTATGCATGATAGAGCATTGCCTATTAATGATTTAGGTGATCTTAGAAATGAACTTATTGCAGCTACAGGTATTCCATCAGTATTTTTAAATATTGGAGAAAATATAGAACAAAGAGAAACTTTAGTAAATCTTAATATTACTTTCGCCAATAGTATTACTACTTATCAAGGTTATATTGAAGATGCATTAAACGATTTAATTAATACAGTCTTTCAAAAAGTACTTAAAGCTAATAATAAAGATTATAAATCTTTTAATATTACACAATACATGAAATTTACTTTAAATGCTCCGGTTATTTTACAATTGCAAAATAGCGAAGCAGTTATTAGTAGTATTGGTAATCTAGTTGGAACTCTTTCTCAAGCAGGAATGAAGGTAGATCCAGAAGAATTATTTAAACTTTATGCTCCTAACCTACCGTGGGATAAATTAAAACGTGGTGGAGAAACAGAGATTAAAGAACAGATTAAAGAACAGATTATGCAAAACTTAGCTCAGCCTCCAGAGCAAGTTCAATAATATTATCTTAGGCTTTTGCCTAAGATTTTCCTGTCTTTTATCTTTCGAACTAAATATTAAATAACCTTACCAAAGTATATCAAAGGAATCTTATGAAAAAGAAAATAAGTTTAAAAATTTTAGAAGAAAATGGATATCAATATGGGAAATCTCCTTGGGATTTTTTAATTGAAGAGGCCAAAACTCAAGAAGTAAATTCGGACGATGATACTCCACCTGATGATACACAAACCGAAGATAATGAGGATTCAGATTCGAATGGGGGAGAAGAAGAAGGTCAAGAAGAACCTTTATTACCAGAAGAGGAACTTCAACAATTGGCCCAAAATTTACAACAATCTGAAGATATGGAAGCTGATATAAAGAAGTTATTAGATTCTGGAAAAATTAATCAATCAGATGTAGAATTACTTGGACAGATGTTACAAGGATCTCAGGAACCTTCTCCAGAAGAAGAAAGAGCTTATCAAATAAATAATATTCAAGAAATGGTAATTCGTTTTAATATTTACGACAAATTAAATGATCTTGAAAGTAAATTAGAAATGTTTACAGATAACTTCCCAAATATAGACGAGGAATTTTATAAAGATGTTGCCCAAGTACATGAGTATATTAAAGTGGTAAATACTTTAATTTTTAATCTAGAAATTAATTTAGTTTATCAATTATTTGCTAATCTTGAAATGAAATTAATTTCATTATTTACGGATTATCAAGCCAAAATGCAACAAGAAAAACAAAATAAAGGATAATTATGAGTATTACAATCAATGGTCTAGATGATTATAAAAATGCAGAGATACTTGGTTTAGAAGCAAGTGATAGAGCTCCAAATGATTATTTAAGACTTACTTCAAAAGTATTTAACTCTTTTAAACCAGTCGATCCAACAGTAACCATATCTTCATATATTAGTGGACTAGAAACAACAGTACGAAAAACTATTTTAAATAATGAAAATAATTTAGAATTTTATATTAATAAAGGTTCTTGTTTCGTAGATGATCAATTTATAGCATTTACGGATGATATTATATTTAACGTTCCAATTTCAAAATTAGTTAATAATGTCGATTATTATTTAGTAATTTATTATCAGTATAGCAACCAATGTTTGTATAATCCTGCTATTTTTGATTATGTGGCAGTTAGTTCTTATAATCCGGCAACCATGCTTAAGATTATTCAATTTAAAATGGATGGTTACGATTTAATAACATATCCACAGAATCTTGATGATATGTTTATTGATAACTACACTAGATTATTTCAGTTAGTTTCTGATAAAGCAGTTGATTTATTTAAAATTAACTCTTATCAAGGTATTACTATATCAGCAAATAAATTATATAAAAATAGTACTAATCCGGAATATAGTACAAAATCTGGGGATGTTATTTTCTTGGATTTAGACGGATTATATAAACCAGCAAGAGCATGTAATAGAAAAATAGATAAAGCTATGGGAATTTATGTTTATAATCCAAAATCTGGCGCACATACTATAGTTACGAATGGTATTATTGATTTTAATCTTAATATAAAAATAGATGATAGTAATAAAATATTATTAAATATGGAACCAGGAAAAAGTTATTATCTTTTAGATAACTGTTCTGAAACTAATTACGCTTGGGAAGATGGACAACAGCCAGTACCTGGAAAAATAAGTTCTAGATTTACTCCAGGTAATGTAATGGTTGGGTACGCTTTGGATAATAAAAAAATGATGGTTAATTTTCAGTATGCTGATGATATGAATACTGCTAATTTTTTAGAACTTATTGGTCTTCCTCAACAATTTCAGGATCGTTTTAATATTATTTATGCTTATTGGAATAGTAAAGAATCCAAAGATTTTAGAAATTTATTTATTCGAGAATTGCAAATACTTAAAGAAGAATTAGCTAATCAAAAAGATCAATTAGTTACTGATAGCAATATTAAAGAAAATGAATATCAAGATAATTTAACTATTTATAATAATACTACTTTAACTAGTACTCCGGTGGTAACAATTAATAATGTAACTGGTCCTATAAGTATTTCTACTTTGGAAAACACTTTAATTGATCAAAATGCAATTATGAATAAATACCAATCGGAAAATCAATTTAAATTTGCCAAGATTGATTACCTAATTAAATATTTACCAGATTTTGAAACTTATTTAACTCAGTACTTAGCTAACTTAAATCAATTTATTACCTATTTAAATGATTTAAAAGATAATTTTAGTACTAAAAATCAAGATAATTTATTTTTTGAATTAGAATATACTATTCAAACATTTAGTAGTTCTTTTAATGGTTTTCGAGATTTTAGTTCATTGGCATTGCCGAGTATTAATCGTCTTACTACTTCGATAATACAGGTTTCAGCACCTAAGGTAAAAACCGATATGGATGCCCCAAGTGGTTCTAATGTTTCAATAGTTAATATAAATATAAATACTACTAAATATTCATTAACTTCTAGAAATCCAGTTGGTGAAACTCAGCGTGGTACTTTGGTTGGACCAGTTACTACTTATAATGCAACTGATGAGGTTATCAGTAGTACTAATAACCCAATGGAACAATTTAGAAATAATAATCGAATATTAATTAATACTTTGAAAAATTTAAGCAATGTTGTTACAAATATACAAAGTACTATTCCAGCAATTATAAACGCTTTAAACACATTTAATACAACGGATATAGATAATTTAATGGATATAGATAATAATAATGGTACATCAGTAGTATTTTATTTAAATCAATTAAGTAATTATTTATTTGGTGATCCAAAATTTACAGAAATATCTGCTGGAGCATATGGCATCGCTCATTATTTAGAAAAAATTCATTATTTTATAGATAATGATAATGATAATATTCCATTTGATGAATACTCACGTCAGATGGAAACCGACACACATTCCCCGTATTATATAACTAGATATTTAATACAAGAATTAACAGATGTAAATAATTATTTAAAAACTTTATCTGGTACTAATTCCGAAGATGAGACAGCTAAAGTAACTATAGAAAATACTTTAGACGTTTATGATACAGAAAGAAGAAATTATATAAATACGAAATATAATACATTTAGTACTTATCAAGAAAGTCTTAGAGAATTTAGTGAAATTATTTTAACTATAGTAGATATCGATTTAGAAATAGAAGATTTAAACAATAGAATATCTTCCGAATTATCTTTAGTTATTAAATTAGAGAATGATATAGTTAATATGGATCAACAAATTATTGATAGAATATCACATCAACAAAGTGTTAACACAATATTATATATTAGTGATTATGAACGAAAAATTTATAATTATACTTATTTAACTATTCGTATTAGATTAAAACAAAAAATGTTAATTGCAGTAAATAACGATGTTCAAATTATTAATGATATTTTATTGCAATTAAAAAGTCAAACTATACCAGATAGATCGTTAATAGATAGAACTGAAACTAACCTAAATGCTTTTGTAAGCGTATTGAATAACCTTACTGCAGAGTTAGAAGGTATGGTAATAGAATATAATAAATTAAGAGAAGAGTTTGGTATTAATGATCCAGTACTTATAACAGATTATGAATTTAATGATCATGGTTTAGCTGATCCAAATTTAGATTGTTTTCAAAATTTAAATACTTTTTCTGAATAAAAATTAAAGGATAAAAAATGATAAAAAAGACTTCAGTCTTAACTGCCGGAGTAGAAAAAAACTTCGGTAATGTTACTGGACTTATAAACAGTATTATAGTTTCGAATACTGATGGTGATTCACCAGCTTTAGTAACTATTAGAACGGATAGCATAGTTCTTTGGGTTGGAGAACTCCAACCAAATACAACAATTAGATATATGTTAGATGTAATTGTTGATGAAAGTGTATATTGTATTAGTGACGTAGATGAAACAAACGTTATTGTTAATATAATAGAAACTCTTTAGGAGTTAATATGGAATTTACGGAAATAAAAATTTATGATATAATAGAAGAAAACTTAGTAGATGGGCAGTTAATAACTGAAGTGGAAACTGACGTTAATTCGGTTTCTTATTCGCTAGAATCTAGTTATAATCAATATTTTTCTGTTCAAGAAAATAAAGTTTATTTAACGGGTGATGGTAAAGACGCTATTAATACGGATTATCCAGAAGATATAAATAAAGAAATTCAACAACTTAATTTTACTATTATAGCAACTGATATGGAAACTGATGCCAGCATATCACAAAATATTAGTATTAAAGTACAGCGTATTATCGACAATGCGCCTTACGTTTTAAATCATTTTGAACATAATATGTATACACATAATCTTTATCCAAATATGCTTACTGCTAAAATAGATTTAGTATACAATACCTTTTGTACTATAGTTGGTACAAATGCTTCTTATTTCGATATTGATCCTATCCCAAGTACTGGTATGGATAATATTACAATTAGATTAAATAATAATGGTATTAACTTATATTCTAATTTTGATTTTGATTCTTTAGATCCAGATGATATAGAATTAATAGAAAATAGAAGAGTTTATAAAGTTGAAATAATTTTAAATTTAATAGATGCCACTAATAAAAAAAGTACTGTGTTTAGTATTTTTGCTAAATTTGTAGAAGGTGATCAATATCAAAACTTACCTACTAAAAATAATTTAGAAATTCAAGCCGAACTATTAGCTACTAAAATTTCGGAAATATTAACTAAATATGACGATACTATTAATGAATATTCTTTTGATATTTCTAATCTTAAAAGAAAGGTATCTGTAATTGGTAGTCAGTTAAATTTAAATAGAACTCAAATAAATAAATTAACCGCTTTATTACAAGAAAGTATTGATGAAAGCAAACAAGTATTCGAATACACTGATGATAAAATAAAAGTTATTGTTAAATCATTATACGATATGTACGACGTAATCTATGGAACCATAACTGATTTTTTAAAATCAGAGACTAATTCGGATTTAGAAAATAAAGCAAGTATGTTTCAAGATCTAAAAACAGTGGATTGGTACGATAAAGCTGAGAAAATATCTAGTCAAGGTTTCAGTGAATATCTAATGCTTAGAACAGATTTACAAATAGAAAGAAGATTTGAAAATTATACTGATACAATTAACGAAATGTTTGTTAAGTTCCGATCTTTAATCAATTCAAATATTATTTCACCATTTACTTTAAAAGATAATGAATTAGCGGTTGGAGTAAATGATTTGTATGCTCAGTTAGCATTAATTGGAAATATAGCAGCCGAAGCGAAAGCTAGAGTTTTCAATGCTGATGATAATATAAAATATTTGGATAATCGTTTACAATTTGTAGAATCTTTTAATCTTGAAGATTGGGGAGATGATGGTGCTTGGAAATTTTATGCCAATACTTTACAATATAATGGTAATGATGTACTTAGTTATAGTAATACCGAAATAGATTTACATCACTCTAATAGAATTACTTGTAGTACCGATGATGGAAATATGTATTGGGATGGAGATACACTAACATTCGATAATGCAAGCGGTGTTACAGTAGACGCTGGAACTTTTACAGGTACTGCTACTACGGCTAAGTATGCCGATTTAGCCGAGTACTATAAAAAAGAAAATCATGAAGATTATATGTATGAATCGGGGACTATTTTATATTTTAATAGATCTAAAGATAATGAAGATTTTGAAGTTACTGAGAATGCTAAAGGTAATATATACTGTGGTATTGTAACGACTAATCCAGGTTTTGTACTTAATAGCACTTTCGAAAATAATCAAGAATATGTTAATATTGCTTTAAATGGTAGAGTACCTGTTAAATGCGAAGGACTTATTAAAAAAGGAATGTATTTATATCCTAGTCATAATAATCCGAACGTTGCTGAAGGAACATACACTTATAAAAATACCATTGATTTAATTGGAGTAGCATTGGAAAATAGCGACCCAAGTTCTTTAGAAAATTTTAAAATTCTATGTAAAGTTAAATAGATATTTTTATAAAACTTAAAAAGAATAGGATTAAATAAATGGAAAAGTTTGAAGAAATGAGTATTAATCCAGAAGAGGCTATACCGAGAATAAATGAATTAATAAATAATTCATTGTTAAATATAAAGGAAATTTCCTTTATATTTAACGAGGATAATTTAAATATTTTATTAGATATCTTTAATATTTTAGGTCAATCGGATATTAAAACTAAGGATATTTTATTAGATACCTTAGAAGACTTTGAAGAAACTCCAGAACGTAATGAACAAACTATTAAAATTTTAAAATTAATAAATGATGATTTATTTGAAATGATAATTCTTTTAAAATATATTTCCGAAGTTACTGGAAACGATTTTAGTAATTTTATAAATGATATTGGCGAATTTGTAAAAGAATTGAGTACTACTATAATTCAATATAAATATCAGGAAACTTATCAAGAAGCTCACAACAGATTGGAATATGCTAGACATTACGAAGAATTAATAGAAAATGATATTAATTTAAAAAATTTATATAACGATTTAAATAATTACTATAGAAAAACACTAGATGAAAAAAAATTAAATGAAAAAGATATTATCTTAAAAAAAGAACATTATTTTCACGACGATACTCCAGATCCTACAAATCATGATGACGAAGATTCATTTCATATAGTATTTCAAATAAATAAAAATTGTAATTTTAAATGTACTTATTGTTATGAAGGTCTTGATAAAGTTACCGAAATATTATCGATAGATGATGTAGAAGATATTGTCAAAGGTATAAAAAATTTTGCCAGAACTTTAGAAGAAAAAGGACTTGTTTCTAAAATGTCTTTTAGTATTCTTGGTGGAGAACCAACTTTAGTACCACAGGAAGTAACTCACAAATTAACTAAATTATTAGAAGATGAATTAGATTTAAAATATATTATTTTAATTACTAATAATTATTCTGCTAAAAGAACTATTGGTTTCTTCCATCCAGATTTTCCAAGAGATAAGATTAAAGTTCAAATATCTTATGATGGTGGAAGAATCCAAGATGATTATAGAAAAGATTCTAAAAAAAATGGAACTAAAGAATCTCTTACTAAAGAAATTAGAGCTTTACTTAATGAAGATAATGGAATTAAGGTATCCTTAAAAGCGACTTTACCATTGGAGGCTATTAGTAGTGTTCCAGACGCAGTGCAGGATTATGTAACATTTGAAGAAGATATAAATAAAAAAAATAATAATCCAAATAACTTTTCTTATTATCCAACTTTCGATACTACCTCTATATTAATGTATAATTTAAGACAACAGGAAAAGTGTGGAAATACAAAACCAAAAGAAAAACTATTTACCGAATTAGACGAGACTTTTAAATATTTATTAAAATTTGAAATGGATAGATTAATAAATAACAAACCAGCTTTTACCAGATGGTTTAGAGAAATGAGTTATGCTGCTAATAATACCACATGTTCTGCGGGAAGTAAATTATTTGGTCTTGATCAGGATGGTATTGGAAGATATTGTCATAGAACTGAATTTGGAGAAGAACATACAAATGTTAAATTTCCATATAAAAAAGAACAATTAAATAGTTTAAAATACGGTGATATAACTTCAGATACTTTTCAACAAAAATTCTTTAAAACAAAAGAAAAATTGGAAAAGGTTATTAATTCGGATAAAGAATATTCATATTGCGATGGATGTAAAACACTTACATGTGTTAAATGCCCAATGGTAAATATAACCCCAGATAGATCTTTAGACACTAGTACTACTAATGATCTTTATAAAGATATGTACTCTCATGGTTTAACATTATCATGTGAAATTAACAATCAAATTAGTAAATATTTATACATATTTGATAAAATTATAAATAATAAATAAAAGGAGAAAATGTGTCTCGTACTACCAAAACAACTAATATTAATTGTCGATTTAATACGACAGTTTGGTCATCTGGTACCAGAGTTTATACTACCGGAGGAGATGGAAATACCTCGTCTAATAATCCTCCTAATTCTAATACTGATGTTGCTAGTACATGTCCTTCGTATAGAGATACTTGTAGTTCTAATTATGCAAGTGCTTTGGAAACAGTATTTGGACATACTTCACCAAACAATGAATTAATAGATGATAAACATTTTAAAGATATGTATGATATTATTCATAGTATTGCTAGCGAAAGAAACATTTCTGATATCGAGGCAATATCATCTTTAGTTGCTCCGGGTAAATTAGTAGACCATGATCATTATAATACTATGAAATGGTGGGCAGATAATGTTGTTGCAACAACTGGTTCCGTAACATATAGATCCCGCGGTAATTTAATAGATAATGCAAGTATGACAACATTAAAAAATAAATTAAAAGCAGTTGCTAGATTATGTAATCAAAATGACCATAACTCTTGTCCAAGTGTATGTAAATGTAATACAGTATGTACATGTAACTGTAATGCAAATTATTAAAAATTAAAGGAAAATAAATGCAAGTAGCTTTACTAAATAAAATAAATGGAAATTTTGTAATTTCTGAAATTATGCAATTCTCTGGTCAAGATTTAGAATTATTCGAAAATTATGCTATGATTGACGATGCAACAAAATATATGTACAATGCCTTGGTTAATGAATATGGAAAAGTATATATTAAAGAAGAAGATATTTTTAAAAAAAGTATTACTAAAGATAGTTTTATATATCTTAAAGAAGATTTACCCGAAGGCACTACTTTAGAAGCAGAAGAACTAGAATTAAAAAAAGTAGAATTATATAATTATATGGATAATAATTTGGCCTTAAATATTCAAAAAATTAGCTTTTTAACATATATTCATTATATTACTTTATTTAATTATTTTGCAGCTAAAGGAATTTTTATTACTGAAGATAATAAAGAAGATAAATATATTGAAATTTTAGAATTAGACGACGAAAGCGCTATCGAAAAATTAGAATTGTATTTAAGTATACAGGATGAACTCAAACCATTTTTAGAATTAAATAACGAATTAATACAAACTAAAGAAGATATTGATTATGCTGATGAAGAAGAATTAGAGGTATTAGCTGAAAAAATAATTCCTACTAAAATTCTATAAAATTATAATGATTAACAATGATTAACTTAATTCAAGAAAATAGATTCGGATCTCGTAAAAGAGGTTCGAATACTATTCCTGCCAAAATTTTACGGAACTATAATAACCAATTCATTATGAATATTTCTCCATCCAAAAGAACGCCCAATATTAATTTTTATAGACAACCAGATGCTAAAATATTTAAAAATCTTTTATTTACATATTCTAAATCTAAACATGAATTAATAAAAGATAATATATTTTTCGAGAAGACTAAATATTTATTTTTAAAAAATAATAATAAAATATTTTCAAATGGTTTTTATTACAGTAAATATTATAATATGAAATTCTATCCAACTTATTTTTACGAGTTAACTATTGATAGTAAACTATCAATAGTTAACTATCAATCAAAACAGTATAAGTATGGTATATATAATCGGGCTGAATGCCAAGATAAAAAAGTACTTTTAAACTATTTAAAAAATAACGATATTTCCGAACGAGATGTTCTAGTATTTGGTGGTAATATAGAAGGTTTTGATTCTTGTACCGATCAAGATTATTTTTTTAATAATTTTGAAACTTATTTAATAAATAACGAAGATAATGATTCAGTTTCAAATACATTATTAGAATGTATTTATTACAAAAAAAAATTATTACTTATGAATAATTTAGCTATTGCCAACGATAATAAAGCTATGTTAGAAGCTTTAAATTATTATGGATATGATAGATTATTCAAAAAATTAAATAATTTAAATACTTATTGTTGGAGTGATTTAACAGAAGATAATTTTAGAACTAAGGTCAATTATATAGATAATATATTTAAAAGATCTATTAACTTTACAAATTTTCTAAAGGAATTTTAATGTTATCTAAAAATAAACCCAGTGAATTAAATACAAAAATATTTAATAATAACTTGGGTATTTATGTTCAATTAATACCTTTTTATAATTGTAGTATTGGTTGTGAATATTGTTTTACATATTCTAAATTAAATAGTTCGATTAAGTTAAGTCCAGATGAATTTAAAGATATCCTAATTAAATTAGATACTGATACAAAGAATTTTAAAATAATTTCGTTATCTATACTTGGTGGGGAATTAACCGAGTCCAAAGATTACTATAAGTATTTAGATAATATATTTGAAGTATTTTCATACAGAAAAGAAAGCGTTAAAATAGAATTTTTATCTAATTTAACTGGAAGTATTAAACAATACGAATACTTTTATAAAAAGTTTCAAGACTTTAATGAATTTTGGAGTTTATTTACTATTCATAATAATGCTGTAAGAAATAATAAAAGTTTGGATAATTTTGCTATAAAGCTTCAGTACCTTAAAGAGAATAATTATATATTCAATATCGATTTTTTACAAAGTCTAGATAAAAATTATTCTAAAATAAATAAAAATAATGAGAATTATCTTGTTTCGTTAATTCCCGAAATACAGTTTGATATAATTCATTCCGATTTGGTTGAAAATATTAGTGAATCTATTTATGGGACTAATTTTAATAAACATAAAATTAGTCCTAAAAAAGTTTTTTGCCACGCGAATTATATTTGTATACGACCAGAAGGTATCACAAATGAATGCAATAATACTAGTATTACATTTGATATATTTTTTAAAAAAGGTCTTAAAAGTATTTTAAAAAGTAAAGTATGTACTTTAAATGAATGTCCATGTTTTCCAGACTTAAGAAATATAGTTGGATTTATTAATTTAAAAAAATAATTAAAAGGGAAAAAATGAATTTTGGTAAAAAAATAGTTCTTACTTATTGTCCAAGCCAATTTGAAAGAAATAGAATATGTGGTCATACCTTTGAGGTAATGGATTATTATTTATTATTTCATGAATTGGGATATTCGGTAAATATTTTAATACAAGAAAACTCACCTAAAAATATTTTTTATAAAGCTTGGGAAGATAAGTACATATTACCAAATGATTATAAAAAAGATATTATTTTTAATTTTAAAAGAAAAATTATAAAAGGTGATATTTTAATATTTACAGATGGTTTATATGATTATTACTGGGATAAATATGTTTTATTATTTGAAAAATTGATTTTATTAAGATGTAATAAAATCACAGATTATTCAAAAATTTTAAAAAATGATAAGGTATATTTATTACAAGATAAAAGAATATATAAAGATTACGATAATTTTAATAATTGTATAAATTACGTTAAAAAAATAAATTTTAAATATTTTAAAACCATTAGAAATTCAGTACAAAACAAAACATTAATATATATTAATACAAATCTTAGAAAATTGGATAATATTACGGATAATGAAAATATTCTTTACGTATCTGGAACTAAACATAATTTTGGAGATTTTGTTTTAACTGCTCCAGTTGAAAATATTTTTGAAAAATTTAATTCTTTTTTATATACGAAAACCAAATTTCAATTCGATTGTAGTCCAAGATTTATCGCGGAATGTAAATTTTATAATAAAAAAATATTGTTTGATTTTAATTTCGAAGAATATTGTGGACCAGATTATGGAGATACTGGTTTATATTGGCGTTGGTGGGATATAAATAATAATTTTGAAAATATAGAATTAAAGGAAAATGATGAGTTGCTCGAATATACAAAATAAACAAGTTTATGTATCTATAGAACCAACGACGACTTGTAATTTAAATTGCCCATATTGTTATGTATCTTATTTAAATACTGTAAAGTTAATTTCTAAATCCGTTTGGACTTTTTTTAAACATAGATTAAAGAAGATTAAAAAAAAATATCCAAATAAGGAATTATATATAGATTTCTTGGGTGGCGAACCTCTAACATTAAGTCAAGAATTACTTAATGAAAAAATAGAAGATATGTTAGATTTACATATTCTTGGAGTAGTTGATATTTTTTCAATTACATCAAATGGATTAATTTATAAGGATTTAAAATTATTAAAAAAATTTAAAAAATCTATGTTAAATATTAGTGTACATCCCTTTAATTTTTTAAAAAATTTCGATTCTTTATTTTTTAATCTAAAAACTTATAATGAAGAAAATATACAAATGTTTATTAATTTTTATATAGATGATGTATTAACCAAAGAACATAAAGAAAAAATTGAATTAATTTTAGATTTCCTAAATGAAAATGATATAAAATATAGATTTATACCCATATTTAAAAATGATGTATTATTTGATATATTTTCCTGCGGTATCTCAGAAGAAAAAATGTTTAAGTATATATCTAAAAATTATGCTGTAAATGCTAAGTACAATAAAAAACAATTTAACTGTACTCCAAATGTTTTTGATATTAATATTAATGGTGATATAATATTTTCATGTTCTTATAATTTAAAACAGAATTTAAATATTAAAAATCACGATATACCAGTAAATAAAAAAGTAATATGTGATGAAAATTTTTGTACTAGTTACGATGGGGATAAAACAAACGTGAATAAATATTTATTATAAAGGAAATATATGTATTGGAATTCTATATACTCACAAGAAAATAGAATATATTTAGATTATGATATACAAATGATGTGTAATATAAATTGTACATATTGTTTTCAAAAATTTGATAATAGTTTAAATATAAAAAATGATAATAAAATATTATTAAAAAATTCTACGATATTATTAAATTTATTAAAAAAACATCCTTTTGATTTTACGTTGGGATTGCTTGGCGGAGAACCAACATTAAATAAAGAATTATATTTTAATATTTTAGATAAATTTTCCGATATAGATAAACCTAACTCAGATATATTTATAAGTACTAATTTTTTTCAATCATATGAATTTTATAAAAATCACCCAAATTATAATAATGTTAATCATTGGCTTAGTTTACATCCAGAATACTTAAATAATATTAATCATAAAAAGAATTTATTTGATAAATTAGAACTAATTGTATCTAAAAAATTTAATATTATTATTTCACCAATGTTATATTTAACTGAAAAAACAGAATACTTTTTTAAAAATATTATTTTAGAACTATATTATTTTTGTATTAGTAATAATATAATATATAGTCCTCAGATAATATTTAAAAATGAGGAATTTAAATCAAATAATTTCTTAGATTTTTTAAATAAGATATCTTATTTAAAATTACCAGAAAAAGTATTTAATCAAAATATTCCGGAATTTTTTTATAATAATAAAAAAATTACATTGAATGAAGTAATGAAAGATAATATAAGTTATAAAAATAAAACATGTTCTTATAATTATGGACATATAGATGAAAACCTTACCTTCACCGCAGATTGTTTAAATTATAATTTTAATATAAAACAAAACCCAGTAAAATTTTTAAAATATTTTGGTAAAAAAATTATTTGCCAACGCGATTCCTGTTTGGATTACCCATTATTATTAACTAAAAAAGATTAATGATGTATACATATATTAACATTATTACCGATGGTAAACTCGACAATATAAAAAAACTTTATAATGGTATAAAAAATATTCCTAATATTGTATTAGATATTGAATTAAATAATATTAATATAAATGATTTGTATTATATTTTAAAAGTATTTAAATCTAATAATATAAAAATAACTTTAAGTGTTACTAATATACAACAACTTAAATTAATAAATAATTTAAACATGAAAGAGTATAATATCGTAAATGTTTCCATATTATTAGATTACAATTTTAATGATATAATTAAGTTAAATAATTTATTAAATAATTCAATATATAAAGAATATTTATATATAGACATATTTTTTGAAAAAAACGATATTTACGAAGGAAGTAATAAAATTATAAAATTATATAAGAACTTAAATAAACTAGATATTAAGTTAGGTATTACTATAAAAGATTTATCAAATAATGAACAATCAGTTTTTAAATATTTAAAAAATAATCTTGCTAATTTAACAAATTATATTGATCATCAATTAAATATATTTAATACCTCTAATGTTTGTACACCAAATGCTTTTATTTTTTTATTAAGCACTGGTTTATTATATGTTGCATGTGGTATTGAAAAAACAGAAATAAAAATTATAAATTTAAATAAATATTTAAATAAAAAATATTCTTGCGATATAGATATATGTCCAATAGGAGATGCTATTAATAAAGAATATAATTACAACACGTTTTATAAAGGAACATGATGAAAAAATTAGTAATACCTTATTATAAAGATGGAACATTTTTAACCCATTTAATAACTTTAAAAAAATATTATAATATTGTTTTATACAATGGTTTTAACAATTGTGTTTGGAATGGTGGTAGAATACTTGATGAAAAAATACAAATAACAGAAATGGATATAGATACTTATAATAAGTTTGGTATTAGTATTGGATTAACGTTTACGAATTCCTTATTGACGAAGGAACATTTAAATGATAAAAATGGTAATGAATTATTAAAAAATTTATTAATATCGTCTATTAAATATAATATTAAAAATGAGATAATTATTAATTCCGATATATTATATGATTATATTATTACAAAATATCCAGAAAGTAAACAATGGTTTACATTCGTTTATAGTATTACTGCTCATAAAAACTTTCCAGAATTTTATAAAAATAATAAAATATCCAAAGAAAAGATTTTTAAGTATTATACAAATTTATTTAATAAATATGATAATGTTGTAATACATAGTGAATTAATTATAAAACAATGGTTTTATAATTATTTAGTACAAAATAATTATTTAAAACAAACGGAAATAATTATCAATATTATTAAAGGTTGTAATCATTGTAATAAATATAAAAATCATTATGATAAAATTAGTTATTATAATTTAAATTATGTCGCGAATAGAAAAAAATTCGAAAGTAGTTGTATGCCATGTATATTAGAAAAAGTACCAAAAAAATTTACGGAAGCTTTTATACCAGATAAACATAAAATAATATTTATAAAACGATTTAATATAATTAAATTTGAGGGGCGATCCATAAATAATTATAATCAATTTATAAAACAAAATGATATAATATTAAAATTAAAGGGGATACAATGAATCTCGATTTATTTATTACATTAAAATGTAATTTTGAGTGCGATTATTGTACAGTTAGTTTAAAAAATTCTTTTATAAGTTTAGAAGAATTACATGAAATAAATTTTAAAGATTATGAAGTTATTAATATTCTTGGTGGAGAACCATTTTTGCATCCAGAATTTGAAAAAATTATAAATTATATAAAACAATATAATCAAAATATTATTATTTATACAAATGGTACTAAATTATTAAAAATCAAAGAGTATGAATATTTATTTACTGATAATATAAAAATAGTTCTTAGTTTACATAATCAATTATTTTTTAAATTAAAAAAAAATAAAGATGATTATTTAGAATTATTTAACAAAAAATATATATTAAGAACTCAAATTATTTTTAATATTAAAAATAGTAATATTATATCTTTGGTTATTAAATTATTTTCTGATATGGATATTATAATTTATTTATGTACTGATATAGAAGATCCAAATTATTATCAAAAAACTCTACCAAATTTAAAAAAAATATTTTTAAATAGAATTTTAAATTCCAATATTCTTTCAATGGGATTAATTAATTTTGATATAGGAGCCTCACGAAAAGATTACTGTGTAACAAGTACTTTAAAAGAACCAAATACTAAATTATTTATTGAAGATAATCATATTGATTTTTGTTCATTAAATATATTATTCGATACAAAGGAAAAATATGAATATTATTAAACCAAATAAAAAAATGGATAAATTTTTTCAATATGATATATTAATCAGTTTGGATATAACTACAGTATGTAATTTAGATTGTTCATACTGTTATTCGAAAAATTATTATAACAAAACTAACGATTGGAATAAAAATTTATCTCAAGAAAATTGGAATAATATTAAAATATTTTTATTACATATTAAAAAAGAATTTCCAAATCTTCAATTACTTATATTAGGTGGAGAACCTACTTTAAGTAAATATTTTTTAGATTGTGTTAATTTTTGTATCGAAAATAAAATAAATATGAATATTTTTACGAATTTAATAAATATTTCAAATTTATTAAAAGGTATTGAAATATGTAAAAATAATAATTTTTTAGATAATATTTTTATTACTGCGAGTGTACATGAATTAATTGATTTAAATGATAATATATTTTTTAAAAATTTAAATTATTTAATAAATAATTATAAAATTAATTTAAAAATGGATTTAATGCTTACATTAAAAAAAGAATATATTGAATTTTATAATAATAATTTTAATACTATCGAAAAATTATCAAAAGTTATTGATATAAATATCGAAGTTATAGATAATGGAAATGAAAATTTCTTAAAAAAAAGAGCTAAAATCTATTCAAAATCCAAATCAAATCCATTTCGTAAATTGATACAATTATTAAATCCAAGTGTTACTATGAATGATAAAGAAATTTCTATAAATAATTTCATATTATTAAAAAATAAGAAAAAATGTTACTTAAAAGAATTCTTAATTGATTACAATTTAAATATTTTACAAGGTTGTACTGGTACAAAAATTGGAAATATTCATGATAATTTTAATAATTTACTTATAAAAATGAAAAATATGTTTATAGTTAATTGTGAAATAACATGTCCATGTTATTATCTTACTCAAATAAAAAAGGAATTGCTATGAGTTTTATATTGGATAATAAAGAGGATCTTATAAAAAAAACAACATTGGCGTTACCAATAGGAAAACGATTTTATAAAATACTATTGTTAGCTTTTGATACAACTTGTAATTTAGATTGTAGTTACTGTTTTGATAAATTTCTTTCTGTACCAAATAATAAAGGTACTTTTACAAACGAACAGCTTTTTAAGATAATAGATAAAGTTTTTTTAGAGTATTCTAAATCTAAATATGATAATGATGGTTTTTTTATAAGTATTTCATCTGGGGAATATTTTTATAATTTAGAAAAAATTAATAGATTTGAAATTATTATTAATTATATGTCTGCTAAATTACATATGTTTAATAATCAAAAAATTCTATTTAAAATATTTTCTAATTTTAGTACATCTGCTTCAAAATTGGATACATTATTCAATTTTTTAAATAGTACAAATTTTAATAATTATGTTATTGATTTTACCTTTCATTTGGAACAATTATCATTAGATTTCTATATTAAAAAATTAAAAGAATTAAAACCAGTACTGGATAACAACCCTGGTAAATTTGTATTTCTTTTAATGGTTAATACCTATACCGATAAAGAATTAGAAATATTAATAAAAATATTAAAAGAATATAATTATGATTATTATTACATATTTAATGTTTTATCTAAAGATGGAATACCTGATTGGATACCAGTTCCCAAATCAAAAATAGAAAAATTTAAAAAAATGGAAGTTAATATAGAAACTAATTTTATAAATTATAATTATATTAAAAAATTTTATTCTGTTAATAAATTTAAATTTTCTGAAAAATATAATATATTTATTGATAATATAAATGATTATGATAGATGTTTTAAAAATGAACGATTATCGACTAGGAAAAAAATATGAATTTAAATATAGCAGGAGCTTTTACATTCGATAAAAAAAAATTATTAATAATTTTTACAAAATTAAAATTATTAAAAAAATTTAATGTTAAAGTATATGATGGCCCAAATAATTGTAAATGGAATGGTGGAAGAATAAATAGAAATATTAATATTGATTTATCCGATATTGAATTCTATAATAAATTTAAAATACCTGTTTCATTTACATTTTCAAATGGAGTTATAGATTTAAAAGATAACGTTGGTTTAGAATTATTAGAATTATTAGATCAATCATCTAAAAAATATAAAATACAAAATGAAATTACTTTAATAAACGAAGAGTTGCGATTATTTTTAAAAGATAATTATAATTTTAATTTAAAATATAGTATTACTGGACATGATTTGGAAGCTTATCCAAATTCGTTAACGCAGCAAAAATATTTCGAGTATTATTCTAATTTAGAGACTAAGTACGATTTAATTGTTCCAAAAATGGAACATATTTTTCAAGATTGGTTTCTTAAATTAAATTTAGAAAAATATGAAATTATGGTAAATGATACATGTAAACCAAATTGTGAATTTTATTATGAACATTTTAAAGAAATATCTAAGGTAAATTCGAATGGTTTAAACTCAAAGGATATTGTATTAAAAATTAAAGAGGTTGAAGAATGTTGGTTATCAAATTTTAATCCAGATAATTGTTTAACTTCATGTAAGACTGGAATGGATTTGGATAATAAATTAATAACCAAAGCTAAATCACTTGGTTATATAAATTTTAAAATATCTGGTAGAGAAAATAAATTAAATGAGTTAGAGCATGATATTTCAAAGTTTAATGAAATTAAATAAACCCAAAAATTAATATATTTTACTTTATCAAATTATAAATGAAAGGAAATTATTTGTATGGAAATAAATAAACTTCAAGAGTGGGAAGTAATAAGTCAATGTAATTATAATTGTTTTTATTGTTCTTTACCAAATTATAAAATGGAATTAAACGAAGATATTTTAAAAAAATTTATGGATAATATTGACAAAGATTTAGAATTATTTGTATTTGGTGGAGAACCATTTATGCATAAAAAAATTAAATTTATAATAGATTATCTTAATAAAATAAAACAACCATTCGTAATTCAAAGTAATATTAGTACTAAAAGTATCGATATTATTAAAAATAATATAAATAACTTTAACCTACAGTGTAGTGTTCATCCAACAGAAATAACAGAAACCGATTTAATAAATAATCTTATCGAATTAAAAAGGTTAAATGATTTAAAAATACTAAATATGAAACGTATAGATATTATGTATATTGGAAAAGAATCTATTAGGTATTATAGAATAGTTCAAAAAATTTTTCCAGAAATATGTTATTTATTGCCAATTTCTGGATTTTATAAAAACAATAAAAATTTATGTTGTGCTTTAAATAAAGAGTATAATATCATAAGATATAAAAAAATATATTCTTGGATAAAATTTGAAGAAAATTATATACTTGGGGAATCAAAGTTCAGATCTGAACTTTGGGAAGAACAATGTTCCGGAAAGTTTAGTACCTATGGTAAACCATGTCCATATGATTATGTTCTTTGGGATTCAAAATTAAATAAATATAACTGTTGTTATAGGGAGATTACTAATGGGTACTGTACAAAAAATGGATGTTTCTGGATGTAAAGTAATACAATTTTCTTTAAGAATTACCGAACTATGCAATAGAGATTGTTCATATTGTCATTATCATTCAAATATAGATTATAATAAAAAGGATATTATGAAAATAATAGATCAGTGTGTATCATATGCTAAAGAAAAAAATAGAACACCTTTGTTTTATTTTCATGGAGGTGAACCAACATTATCGAAATATTTAATAGACTATTTAAAATATATTAAATATTTAAATTCAAATAGTATCATTGAATTACAGACTAATTTCGATAACCCCGATCTTATAATAAGTAGTTTGGATTATATTGATTTATTAAATATAAGCTTTCATTTTGAAATTACAAATAATAAAATTATAACATATAAAGATAAATTAAAGTATTTTAAAAATAAGAAATTATTAATTAAATTAAATTATATCGATTTAATGGTAATTAAAAATAATATAAAAGATATCATTTTTTTAAGAAAATATTTTAATTTGTTAAATATTCGAACTGAAATTACTTATAACTATTTTCAAAGTGATAGTTTTGAAAATTTAGTTAAATCAAAAATAAAATTAACAAAACAAGAAATAGAAAAAAATAAATATTTTGCTGGGGAAATTACAGTACCCGATAATTATTTATGTGATACTTCCTATTATATTATTATTAATGGAAATGGAGATTTATTTAAATGTAGTTATAGTTTAACTCAGAATGCTCCAACTGGAAATATATTAAATGGGGACAACTTAAAAGATACAATGAAAAAAAGTTTATGTGAATTTAAAACGTGTGGTTATGAATTAAGCTATTTACAAGATTTTATTTAAATAAAAGGATATTATATGAGCGAAGATATTAGAAAGGTACATAAAAAAAATAGGGAATTGGTTAATAATCTTATAGATAAAATAAATAATCAATTTAAAGATAATAGTTTTGAATTAGTTGTTAAACTCGATACCTCTTTATCGGATGAAGAAATTCATAAATTAGGTGGTCTTACAATACCCTTACCAATAAATCGAATTGTTTATCATGGTGCTTATAAATTACTTGATATAGATACATATAATTTAATTAAGGATAAAGAAAATAATTTTTATATTGATTTAGAATTGTTTACTGAGATACTCAATAGAAAATTTAGATATTTTCTATTATTTTATACCGGTGAAAAATTTGATATAAAAAAATTTAATTTGGGAATATTAACTGAATGGAATAAATGCGACAGTTTTAAAATTTATTTAGAAAAACTTAAAAAATTATTTACCACAGATGCCGATAAATTATTTGAAAATATTTTTTTATCAGATCTTAATTTTTTTAAGTTAGAAGATATTATAGAAATGTTTAAATATATAACCGAAATACCAGAATCTAATTTAACTTTTGCAACAGATACAATAATTAAAACTAATTACAAATCTGAAATTATAAATGTAGATCCATATAATAAAAACCTAGGAAAAATTGATTATTTAAAAGGTTTGAATATAACTAAAAAAATAGAGAAGAATTTAAATAATTGCAAATACACTTTTTTCCCAAAAAATATATCAATTGACTATGATAATTTATTTTTTTTAAAAAATGAAAATTATTATTTTTTAATGCAACATTTACTTTTCCCAACTTTTCGGGATAGTACATGCTAGATTCCAAAACTTTTCAGGGAATTGATCATAAAATACAAAGATTATATATTCATTGGGATATAACTACAAAATGTAATTATAACTGTAACTACTGTTACGCTAAATTAGATTATTCTAAAGAAAATAACTGGCAAAATGAATCTAAAATTAAGGATATAAATAATATTATTACTAGCCTTCGATTTAGTACTCTTCCCGTTTTCTTGGGATTGCTTGGTGGAGAACCAACGGAATCTAAAAACTATTTTTATATTTTAGAAGAAATACAAAATAAAATATTACCAAGACATAAAGATAATAGATTATATATAACTACTAATCTTAATCAAGATATAACATATTGGGAAAAACATCCTAAAATAAAAAATACTTTTATATTATGTAGTTTTCATCCAGAGTATTTCAAAAATTTAACAGAAGAAAGAATAAAATTATTTATCGAAAAATTAGAATATTTAAATAAATATTTTAAAGTAAAAGTTAATATAATGTTAGATCCAAAATATGATAATATTACTAACGAATGGTTAAAATATTTACCAAATATTTCTAAAGAAATAATAATACATCCACATATTATTTATCCAGATGGAAATCCACACAACGATTTACAAAAATTATATAAAACCTCTTTAAATAAATATCAAGAAATATATAAATATATGGATAAAGAATATGAATATATTATAAATGATAAAAAAGAATATCTTAATGATATTGAGGTTTTTTCAAAAAATCTCACTTTTAAAAATTGGTCATGTTATCAAAATAACTATGAAATATCATTTAATGGTTTTGTAAGTAGTACTTGTTTTCCTGGAACATTTTCTTTAGAAACTAATTTAATGTATTTTAAAAAAATTAAAAAAATATTACCAAAAAAATGCCCTCATGATTTTTGCAACTGCGACGGATTATTAAAATGTCAAAAAATATTAAATTAAGTATATTAATACCAACTCATGATAGACCAGAACAATTACAAAAATGTTTATTAAGTATTCGTAAAGCAAATATACAAATACCTTATGAAATTATTATTAATTATGACGACGATTCTATTAAGGATATAAATTTTAATAAATATAAATTACCAATTACTATTTATAATGCTTCTTTTATTAATTGGGGGCAAGTATATAATTTTTTATATAAAAAATCAAATGGTGAATATATTTATTATTTAGAAGATGATGATACTTTATTAACATCATTTGATTTTGAATTAAAAAATGATTATTGTTTTGGATTATATTATCCAAACGCTAGAGAAAATAGTACTTTAAAAAATTTTAGAAAATCATTTAAAAAAATATGGAATAAAACACATACAGAACTATTTAATTATTATAATATTCCAGAAAAATTCGATCATTTTCAATTAGGTCAAATAATAATTAAAAAAGAAATAATTAAAAAATTTCCAAAGACTGATAATAAATATAACGATTATTATTTATTTTTTAGAAATAGTGGAAGTATTAAATACATAAATAAATTATTTTATAAACAAGGGAAGTCCCATTATAATGTCTCATAAAACAACAAAACAATTACTTCAATACAGTATTGATAATAATCTAAAACATATACCAAGCGCTCTTAGTCAATTCTCATATCTTAAATACTTATTACCAAAGTTTGATTACAGTACGACGAATATTGTAATTGGTAAGCCTTTTGGTTCACAAGCTTATTATATGATTTGGAAAGAACTTGGTTTAATTAAAGACCAAAAATTATCTTATGGGGTCAAACACGAAGAGTTAGATTTTATTAATTACAGCGAAGAAACTCTTGGAAATGCTTTAGGTATAGGAGCAGGTATTGCTTTAGGAAGTCCGGATAAGCTTACTTATGTTAACTTAAGCGACGGTGCTTTACAAATGGGTCCAACATTAGAAGCTATACAATTTATAGGAAAACATCAATTAAATATGTTAATTACTATCGATTTCAATGGTATGCAATTAACGGATTCTCTTCAAAACGTTTCTGGTATTAATTGTTTTAATATAGAAGATATGTTTAAAATGTATAATATAGAAACTCGTTTTTATGATACTAAAGTTTTAAATGATTATGGAATGAATTTAGTTATAGATAATGTTTTACAAAAGCAAAAAGAAAGTAAAAAACCAGTAGTAATTATTTTTAATACTACTAAAGGTCAAGGCGTTAAAGAAATGGAAGAAGATCCAGTACTTTGGCATTATAAAGAATTAAAAAATATTGAAGATATAACTATCTTAAATAAATAAAATGGAGATAATATGATATTAATAACTGGAGAAAATGGATATTTGGGAAAAGCTTTTATTAATTATTATAAATATTATTCTGGATTTAATGCTAATTTTATAACTCTTGCCGATTATTTAAAAAATCCTTGTCCAACAAAACTTACAAAAATCATACATACTGCTGGAGTATCGGATAAAGAAGATTTTAAAAATGTTAAAAAAACTACAAATTCAATGATATTATTAACTCAGCAATTAGTGGATTTAGCGGAACAAAATAATTTAGAATTTATATTCTTTAGCTCAGAAGCTGCTACCAATGATTTAGATATATATGGTACTTATAAAAGAGCTATGGAATTTTATATAAAAGCTTTTTTAAAAAATTATAAATTATTAAGAATACCAAGAATTTATTCAGCCGATAGAAAAAAGGGTTTAATTAAACAACTAAGAAATAACGAAGTTCCAGAAAAAGATTATGAAAAAGAAATTGAATTTTTAGATTTAGATAATTTAATACCTCAGTTATATCATTATATATTTAAAGAAACTTCTAATAGAGTTTATTATTTTAAAAATTTAGAAACTAAAACCATTCGAAAAATAAAGGAAAGATATTTAAAGGATTAATATGCGTAAATTAATGGCAGCTTATTTAAAAAAAGAAGAATACTTATTACATGCTGATATGTTTAATACTAAAAACTTTCCAACAAAAGCCAAGGTAATTAATATTGGTCTTGGCGAAAGTAATTTATTAAATATCACTGGTGGTTTATCTAGTCTTGGTAATACGGTATATATTTATGGAGTTGCTGGTTTTATAATTCATCGATACGAACAATTAAAATTTAGTTGCAGAGATTTTGGTTCTAAGAATGGTAAAATAATTATATGTAATGCTGGTAAGTACGGTTATGAAACTTTAGGAGCTGGGCATAAATTAGATGATGATTTGGGAATTATGGAATTATCAAATATAGAATATTTTCAACCAGAAACCTTAGAAGATATGAAAAATATTTTAGAAACTTTGGATAAAAAAGAAAATGGAATATACTATATCCAATTAGGAAAAGATCTTTCTTAATTTAACGACAGGAAAAAACTTATAGAAATTAATCTATAAGTTTTTTCCTGTCGTTAAATTTTGGTTAAAATTCTTTTATATCTATATTAATATCTGATTTTCTACGTTTTTTATTAAGACCATTTAGATAATTATTAACTTCATGTTTATCAATTTCTAAATCTGTTATATGTTTTTTATCAGTAATTCTTTTTTTACCTTTTAATAATTTTTTATATAAATAAATTAAACCATTTAATAATATTACAGCTAATACAAAAAGTAAAATCATAAAAATTATCATATTTAAATCAATATTAAATATTTCACTATAATTAAAAGAGATCATTTATCCTCCTCGTTTAATAACTTTTGAATGTATTTTTGTTAGGATTTATTTTTAAAACCATCGCATTTAATATTCCAAGGACATTTGATACATTTTATATCTTTATAGTATTGTGTTTTTCTTTTAAAAAATAAATCCTTTTTTATTTTATCTAAATTAAATTCATTTTTATTTTCATTTAAAATATCTTCTTTATAGATATAAAAAGGATTCCAATCATTAGTAAAATAATGATCTAAGTAATTATATAAATACTTATGATACTTTTCAGATAAAAAACAATATTCTAAATATCTTATATTTAATTTAATTTTTTTAAGAATTATTCTGTCTAGTACTTCTTCCAAAAGATTAATATTTTCATGAACTATCGACTGCGAACGTTCACCAATTATTTTAGCATCGTCCCATTCGTTAATTGGTAAGAAATTGATTTCATGAATATTAATTAAATAAAATGAATGTTGATTTAAAAAATCCTCAATTATATCACCCAATTCAAAAATACTTTTATTATTTACTATAATATTTAGTCTAGCTTTTACATTACTTGGATGATTATGAATTACTCTAAGATTACTAAATATTTTTTCATATGCTTTATCTAATTTAACTATCTTATCATGAGTATCTCTAAATCCATGAATACTGAACATAATTTCATCTATTCCTCTATCTATAATACTTCTTATTTCCTCATGATTTAAATAACCATTTGTAATAACCGAAGTAATTAAGCCTAATGATTTAGCGTAACTAACACATTCTAAAAAATCTGGATGAATAGTACTTTCACCACCACTGAATTCAATACTTTTAAAATTTAATTCTTTGGCTTTATTTATTTGAGTAATAATTTCTTCTTTAGGAATAAATTCGTCATTAACCTTAGTTAAATAATAACAATAAGTGCATTTAGCATTACATCTAAAACCAGTGTCAATTTTTAAACGAGAACTATATTTGGATTTATAATCACCATATAGTTCTTTTAATTTATTTGAATTTAATCTAGCAATATTACACTCTTCTATTTTATTAATAATTCTATTAGATTTTTTATAATCCGGTGCTTCCAAAACCACCTTCTCCTCGCTCAGTATTTTTTTCTTTGTCGAATTCTTCTTTCGTTAATGTTTTAAAATAAACTCTTGGAATTTCTTCTAAAATAGCTTGAGCAATTCTAGATCCTGCTTCAGTTGGTAATAATTCAGTTGGTATTGTACTTGGAACTACCAATTTTACCATTATTTCTCCTCTATAATCACTATCTATAATTCCAATCGTATTTGCCAATCCCATTTGATACTTGAATCCTAAACCAGATCTTGGATAAATTTTTAAAACATATTTATCATCGAATGATGTATATAAACCAGTACTAATTGTTGCGACGTGGTAATCCTGATAAGTTTTCCACTTAATTTCTTCCTTAGCTTCTATATCAAAGGCTGCGCTGTTAGCCGTACCGTATTCTGGTATTCTTCCAGTTTCAGAATATATTTTAATTACTGTGTTTTCTCTTTCCATAATTTTCCTTTAATTTTATTATATCTTTATTATATCTATATTAAATATTACAAGATAACTATTAATAGTTAACTATTCATAGTGCGTGGTATTAATAGTTAACTATTAATAGTTGTTTGTTTTTAAAATCTCTAGCTAACAGATTTTAAAATAAACTTAAAATCAAAAACCAAGTCCCCTATTTTCCGGTGTTATAAAGGATTGAAAATTTAACTATTTCTTAAATTTTAGGTTTTAAAATTTTTTGTCTTTTTGAAATAACTGGCTATAGTAGGTTAGTTGACACTATGAATAGTTAACTATTAATAGTTTTTCTAATATTTTTAAATACGGATATTTACTATTTAAACTAAATAATATTAAAAATCTAAGGAAATAATATGGGTGTAACTCAAGCACAAATACTTGCAATTAATAAAAATGGTTCTGGTACAATAGATTTTCAAAAAGAAGCTTTATCAAAACAAGGTTCATATCCTTTAGACGCTGGAGAATCAAAGCATAATTTATTACAAAAACGATTATCTTTAAAAGCTACTGGGATGAAAGACGTTTTAAAAGATTCAGATGATTTATACAAAAGTATACTAAAATTAAAAAAAACTGGGATGTTAAAAGATATGTTAAAAAGAGCTGGGATTAAAAAATCAATGCTTAACGAAAGTGTATTTTCTATAATAGATCCTAATACCTCGGCTAAAAATGTACAAGTCTTTCAAGAGATGGAAGGAGCTGCGGTAAGTATTGGTGGAAGTCCTATTGTGCCAATGGGTGGTTTTGGAACTATGGTAAAGGATTCTTATCCTAGTAACGGTGGACTCGGAACAACTAAGAAAAAATCTTCAAAAGATAAAGAAGAAATTATAGAAGAATTTAATTTAGGTAATAAAATATTTATTGCATCTAGAGATGAAAATCCAGGATATGCTAAAAAAATTGATGGTTTTAGAAAACAAGAACATCAACGAAAGATATTAGCTAAAGAAAAAAAAGAATTGGCTTTAGCGGCTAAAAAAATAAATTATCAAAAAAAAAGAAAAGGATAATTAATGGCAACCATTACAGAAACCGACTTAGTTAATAATTTAACTAAGATTGAAGAAGAATGTGTTAACTTAGATCAATTTGATACATTTGTAGATGATATAGAAAATAATACGGATGAATCCAATTTTAGTATTACTTGGAGTAATTGGGAAAATCTTTTATCATATATTAAATTAAATCTTGGAAGTACTGTGAATAATGTAGAATTTACGGATGAAGAAATAATTGGTATTATTGAGGAACACGTTCTTCCAGAATTTAGTAGATATATTCCTCTTATAAGATATTATGTAATGTATGAATATGAGAATATTATTTCCAGAAGTCCAGCATTAGTGTTTCAATTTAAAAATTTTAAATACAAAATTATGAATGTTAATAGACTAATTAGAAAACCAACAGTAATGGATATTACACAATATTATAATCTTCAGCAGACTTCTGGAGATTTAACTGATATGTTAATTGCCCAAAATTCGTTTAGTATGTCTAAAGATTTTATATCTCAAGATACTTGGAAATTCTTTGCTCCGGATAAATTACAAATTGTACGTGGTAGTAATAATTATGGTTCCGTTTTAGATTTTATAGTAGAATTAAATTGTATTCATAAAGATCCAAGTACTGTTGATCCAGACGTTTATCATTTATTAAGAGATTTAGCATTAGCTACATTATTTATATCAATAGGTAGAATTCGTAAAAAATTTTCTAGCTTTAATACACCTCAGTCGCAGGTTGATATCAACGCTGATGAAATGTTTCAAGAAGGTATGCAACTTAGAGAAAAAACTTTACAAGAATTAGATGAGTTACCACCAGAATCATATATTTGGTTTTTGAACTAAGATTTATTATGCCTAAAAAATTAACACAAGAAGAAATTTTAAAAAGATTTAAAAAAGTTCATAAAGATAAATACAATTATAGTAAAGTTATTTATACTGGAATAAATAATAAAGTAATTATAAATTGTTCAAAACATAATGAATTTTTACAAACTCCATATAATCACTTTAAAGGACATGGTTGTCCAAAATGCTCTAAGAATTATAATTATACCACATTTGAAATTATAGAAGATTTTAAAAAAATTCATGGAGATAAATACAATTATTCCAAAGTTAATTATATCAATGCCGAAATAAAAATAAAAATTATATGTCGAGAACATGGTGAATTTTTACAATTACCTTATTCTCACCGTATTGGTAATGGTTGTCCTAAATGCCAATTATTAAATACAATTGAAATTATTAAAAGATTTAAAAAAATTCATGGAGATACTTATAATTATGAAAAAATTAAATTTAAAACGACAAATGATAAAGTAAAAATTATATGTAATATTCATGGAGAATTTAACCAAGTTGTTAAAGATCATTTTTCTGGTTCTGGATGTCCTAAATGCGCTACAGAAATTAAAGAATCTAAAGGTGAAAGAAAAATTAGAGAATTTCTAGAAGAGAATAATATTAAGTACTCTCAAGAAGTTAAACTCTTTGAGAATTATAGATTTGATTTTTATTTAGAAGATTTAAATACTGTCATTGAGTATGATGGTATTCAGCATTATAAACCAGTGGAATATTTTGGTGGTTTAGAAGGATTCTTGAAAACTCAAGAACGGGATAAAATTAAAACAGAGTATTGTATTAAAAACGATATAAGAATTATTCGAATAGAGTATAATAATTTTAATATTATTGAAAAAATATTGAAAAAAGAGTTCAATAGTATTTAATTACAAACAAAACAAAGAAATATATTAAAAATAAGGATTATAATATGGCACGTAAGAAAAAAGATGTAGAAGTCGAAGACGCTCAAGCAGCTATCGAATTAGCAGAAAAAGAAAAACAAGAGGCAAACGAGGCAGAAGCTCAATTAGCTAAAGAAGAAGCAGAGGCTAAAGCAGCTAAAGAAGCAGAAGAGAAAGCTCTTAAAGAAGCTGAAGCTAAAGCAGCTAAAGAAGCAGAAGCTGCTAAAAAATTAGAAGAAGCTAAAGAAGCTGGTGATGAAGAAACTATTTCAGCAGCTACTGAAGTACAAGAAGCTGCGAAACTTGAATTAGAAGCAGCAAGTGCTGAAGCTACAATAGCTAAAGAAGCTAAAGCTAAAGAACTTCAAGAAGCGATTGCTGCTAGAGTTAAATTAGTTCAACAAAAAGACGAAGCTGAACTAGCATACGATGATATACCATTAACTGCTAGAAAACCAGACGAAAAAACTAAAGAAAAAAAATTCTTATCTGATAAAGGTCCTTCATATAAAGATGAAAGTACTGTTTATGGATTAGTTTTTTCTCGTTAGTATTTTTATAGGATCTTATCCGATGATAAGATCTTATTAAGAATATAATTAAATAAAAGGAAAATAAATGAAGGATCAATCTAAGTATTTAGATATTACTAAAAATGAAATTAAAGCAAAAAAAGAATGTTTAATAATTATCAATTTAGAAGAGTATAAAAATGTTTCAGAAGAAATAGTCGAAAATGAAGATAATGATAATGAACTAGTACTTAATATTCATGGATTCTTTGAAATAGTATTTCCTAATGATTTAAATAGTATTCAATTTACATTACCTTACAATGTAAATCTTTATAAACATAATGTTAGTAATGGTAAAAATTCTAAAGAATTAATTTTTAAATTTATGCCTGGAGATACTATATTTACAGCACATTTTAAAAATAAAAATACTAATATCGATGTATTATCAGCACTGTTCCAGAATAGAATTAAATATATTTCCGATGATATATATGAATTAGTACTTAGTATATATAATCAGTTATCGGGTGTTACCAATATCGATATATTTAATATCGAAACTATTTTAACTCAAGTATTTGCAGAATCTGTTAATGGTAAACTTACCCCAATTAGATTAACTAATAAAAAGTACTCTAAAAAATATGCTATAGATTTTACTAAATCTTCTCATAATTTTAGTAATATTATGGGGTTCAGTTATGGATATACTAATAAATATTTAATGACTAAAATAACAGATAAAAATAAAAAATTGGATGATAGTTATTTGGAAAATATTATTACTAATAAATATTCAAAAATTAAAGAAAATGAAGGAAAATAAAATGAAAATAAAATTTGAGGATTTAAAAACTATTAATAAATTAATACAAGAAAGTTCTGAGGATTTTTTAAGTAAACCAAAAGAACCAGGATTTTTTGAAAGAAATAAAATTAATCTTGGTATTGGTGCAGCTGGTATTCTTGGAGCAGCTGGGCTTGGATATCTTGGTCATGATTTAGGTAATCAATACGGAGATTCAGCACATACCGAAGATATAATGGATAATGTAAATAGCAAATCTCTTCAGCAATCCCAATTAGAGAATTTACAATCTTCTAAAGATTCTTTGGAAAATTTTAATCCAAAAGCAGGTTTAACTATAGATGAACATTTGATTAGAACGGATGGAGTGGATAAAATTATGGCCGATATAGAAGCTGAAAAAGATAAAGCACTTGCTGAAATTAAATCTAAATTTGGGGCAAATACTACTGAAGGAGCTCAAGCAACTTCTAGAATTTTAGATAACTATAATGCTAATAAAACAGCTTTACAAGATGCTTTACATTCAAATACTAAATTTCTTGGTGATTTTAGAAGTGGAGGTGAAGTTAAAGATATCATTGGTTCTAATAAGGTTCCTGAAAGTTCATTCTTCTCAAGAATATTCTCTAACGATGATCTAAATCAGCCATCTGAAGCTAATTTACAAAATAGAGCTAGAATAGATGATATTGTTAAAAAAGCTAATGTAGTAAGCGAATTAAATGATAATATTGATCCACGAGATGTGGCTAAATACAATACCAATCAATTACCAATAGTAAGAGAAAAACTTGATCATGATATAACACAGGCTAATAAAGCTATTCAACAAACGGATGATACTTTAACAAGATTAAAAACTCCAGAATCAAAACAACAATACTTAAATAAATATAGCAATATTGGTACTGGAATTGGGGCCGTTACTGGTAGTGGTTTAGCCGCGGTTGGTGCATCTAAATTAGCATCTGCTCATAAAGCAGCTAAAGAAGCTAAAGAAAAAGAAGATGAAAATAATTTAAATAGTTATGGTGAAAATCTTTCTGATACTCCAAATTCTCAAGCTCCTTCACAACAACAAGTCCAACATCAACAACAAAATTCTTTAATAGGAATTAGATAAAATAAAATAATTTAAAATTTAAAGGAATAAAAATGGAAATTAAAAAAATATTTACTAGTACTGGGTTAAATGGAATAAAAGAATTAACTTTTAAAAATTTAACCAATGATAGTTCTGGTAAATCGGGAACTGGTATAAATTTAATATATTTTACGAATGTTACTAGTATTAATTATTCTTCAGATGAAAACAATATTAATGGTTTATCTTTCCTTGCTCATGCTAAAAATAAAACATATTTTAATTCATTTATTATTCCCCCATCATTCGTATTTTATAATCATAGAGTAAGTACCCTAAAATATTCTAAATTTTTTAAAACGACCATTGCTAAAAAAAGTATTTCTGGAAGAGTACTTAAAACTATTCCTTTAACCAAAACTGAAATTCTTCAAAAAAGTTCTTTTTATGATTTAACTTCATTAGGTGAATCTTTTAAAACGGTTTCTGGTATTTCAGAAATTAAAGCTATTAATGAATTCATGAATCTTTTATTAAGTATAATAAAAGAATATCATAAAACTTTTTATAAAAAAGATACTTATTTATTATTAGAAACTGATTATGATAATAAAGAAATTTTAGATATGTTCTTAAAATTTTATCGTATTAAAAATACCTTAATTGATTTAACTAGTATTCCACATTTTAAAGGAATTATGGTTAAAGTTAAAAATAACTATTATCCATTGACCGAAATAAAAACTTCATTGAATGGAGATAACTTAGTTATTAATCTTCAAGCATTGAATAAAATAAATAAAATGCTTTTAGAAGAACATAAAAAAGATTTATTAAGCGCTGGTCTTAATTTAGATGAAGATGTAGAAGATGTAAAAGATGTAAAAGATGTAAAAGATGTAAAAGAAATTAAAGTATTTGATGGAACTAAAATTAAATCTAAAGATAAAACTTTAAAAATTAAAGAAGAACTTTTAGATAAATTTACAGAAGTTAAAGAACTTAATAAAGGTATTAAAGATCCAAAAGCAGATATTAAAATAAATAATATTTTAAATCAAGCAAATGAAATTATTACAAAAAATACTTCTAAATCGTCTGGAAATGAAAATACTAAAAAAGATAGTTTACATCATGATAAAATTTTAAATGATTTGGAGAAAGATCCTAAATTTGCTAAGTATTTAAAAGAAGTACAAATGCTTAAAGATATTAATTTTAAATTTAATGGTAGTATTAAAGTACAACGAGCTAATCTTCCTAAAAATTTATATTATGATCCAATTAAAGCTACTGGTATAGAAACTTATACTAGTTATAATAAGCAGCAAACTGAGTTTAATGAAGTACTTGATGAGGCAATGTTTGATTTATTTAAATCTTTAGAAATTGATAAAGATGCTGGTCTAAAAGTACAAGATGTTAAAATATATTTTGAAGATAATATCAAAAATAGATTTAAAATATATAAAGTTAAATTAAAGAATACTAAATTTGGTTACGAAAAACCTTATGAAATTCAATTAAAAGTACCTTATCCAAGTCATGGTAAATACATTAAATTAGATTCTAATAAGTACATAATGATTAATCAATTATTCCCTTATCCTATTTTAAAAATTCAACCAAATACAGTAAGAATATATACTCACTTTAGTACTGCAGCCGTAGAACTTAAAGGTAGTAATGTTAATCTTGGTACTAATGATTTAAATAGAATTAAAGATGCTTTTTTAATTAATCTTACGGAAGCTAAACTTAAAGTAAAAACACAAGATTTAGACGATCAAAAAGTACAACGTATTAAAGATAAATATAATTTACCTTCTGATTTAAACGATAAATTATTTACTAATATCGAAATTGGTTAAGGGGTTATTATGGATTTTAATATAAAAACAAAATATGAATTTCAAGACGATGAAGAAATTCAAATAATACGAACCAATGTATTCAAAAATCGCGAAGAAGATCCAATTCCTTATTTTTTTATAAGGAATCATTTAGATACTAAAAATTATAGAATAAGTATTTCATTCGAGCATCTTAATAAAAATTTTGGATTGGATATAGGAATTATTAGAGATTTTACAAAATTGAATTTAAATATAAATGAACTTACTGAATTTTTATCGTACTTTGAACAAGTTCAAAGTACTGAAACAAATACAACTTTTATTAATATTTCTAATTATACATCTAAAGCTTATCCAGATACAAGTATATTTATTATTTCTAAAACATTTAATAATGTATCTGCTGAAACAGTTGTATATTTTTCTAAAGACTTTTCTAATATAAATTTATTTTTAGAAAATTTAAAAGGAGAATAATATGGCTAATTTAGGAGTAGAGTTTGATGATATTGGTCAAGTTACTTATACTGAAGAAGATATTGCTAACTTAAAAAATATTAGTAAAAAAATTAAAGATGATAATCAAAGTGAAATAAATCCTTTTACCGGTAAAGCGAATGCTTTAAATCTTCCTATTAATGATGAAGATTTGCCAGAAGAATCTTTACCAGAAGAAATTTTAGAAAAGATAGATGAATATATTAATCCTGATAATAACGAAGAAGTTCGAGGAATAAATGATGTAAATTTATTTGATAATTATCATAACTTTTATATAAACTTTTTTAAGTACCTAAAATATTTTTTAGGTACCCATTTAACAAAAGGTTATAAATCACGAACTGGTCAAGTACAATACATTAAAAACTTTTCATTTAATTATGGTTCTCGGATTATGTCTTCATTTGATTATTATGATGGAGCATCATATGAATTACCGTTTGCTAAAATTAATTTAATAGATGTACGTCCAATGGATAACGTTCAGTATGTATCTAGACAGAGTCTTGGTAAAACTCCAGCTAATAATATTATTATAGCCGAGAATGAAGATTTAGACGAAGTTATTTTTACTTCAGTACAATATAATTATATTAATATATCAGTTGAATTATCATTAGAAAGTTCAGCCGAGATGCTAGATTATATTAGTAATATAAATACGCATATACCTCTTAATTATACCGTATATACCCCAAAATATTATAACTATATAAATATTTCTAGTGTAACTAAAACTTGGAAAAAAGAACATACCTATTATGGGTTAAATATCATACCAAGTAATACTTATAGTAATAAATTATATACTTATGGTAAATTAGAATTTGAACCATCTATGGAACTTACAAACGTTTCTCAAACTGTTTCTAAAGAAACTAACGAAAATATTTTAAATTTAGATTTTATATTTGGATTAACTATTCCTACAAATGTTTATAAAAAAACTAAAATAGGAATACATAAAATTACTACAGATATCGATTTAAAATTAAATAATGGTATTATTAATAAATTACCACTTTTGAATACTTTAACGGCCGAAAGTTTTATCGATATAGAAAGCGATGATCTTTTAAAAATAGGTTCTAAATCAGCTACGATCAAAGAAACTATTATTCTGGATTCACAAAATCTTTTAATACATAGTCCATATAAAATATTATCTTTTGGAACTGAAATTAATTTCGGAACTATTTTACAAAATAATTATAATGGTATTGGATTTTGGAAAAAAAGAATATACACCGATTTATTAACATTAACCGATAATACAAATATAGAAAAATTTGTACCATTGAATTATTTATTTACTGAAAAAGCTAAAAAAGATTTAACATTTGAAACGATTATAATAAAACAAGATTCGACAAAAACTATGGAAGAGAATATAGATATTCTTTTTAATGGTGGTATTTTTAACGAAGTTGAATTTCCAGGAATTTATTCTTGGTATAATAATATGTATAATGAATTAACTACTAATAAGGTATTTAGATTTTGTATTATACCAGTAAGTAATTTGGATGATAACAATATCTTAGAAGAAAACGCAAAACTGGAAACCTTTCCAGAAGGTACAAATTTTCATTATTTAATTAAAAGTAAATACATCTTGGCCGAAGCCGATGAAATAGATAATCCGCAAGATTATTATAACAGTATTTTACTTTATAACTAAAAATAGAAATAAGTTATAAATTATAGTAATATACTTCACGTGAAATATATTTCTAAAAAAATTAGGAGAAATTCTTATGGAATTAAAAACAATTATGTCTCAAGAAGTAGCATCAGTACTTGAAGAAGCTACTGGAATAGTTACGAATAGACTAGTAATGGAATCATTACTTAAAAACGGAAAAGTTACTATTGAAGAAGCTACATTTTTAAATAAATTAGCATCAGAAGTTATTACAGAAGCGGCTGAGGATTTTATCCCAGATTCAATCGAAGTACCAGATGTTGTTGAAGAAAGTACTAAAGCTGAACCAGCTCAAGAACAAGCTCCAACAATTGAAGAAGGTGCTCAAGAACAAGCTCCAACAATTGAAGAAAGTGCTCAAGTTGTAGAAGAAAGTACTTCGGTAGTAGAAGAAAGTACTCCGGTAGTAGAAGCTGCAGAACCAACTCAAAAAGAAGAACTTACAGAATCTGAAGCAATTGTTAATAACCTTATTAACAAACTTTTCTAGGAGAATAAAATGGCATTATTAAATAAAGTAATCGAAAATAAAAGAGATGAATATATGATCAGTGTACTTGAAGAAGGTACAACTGAATTAGAATCATTAAAAACTAAAAAATATCTTACTGAGAATCTTCACCTGATTGGAAAGATCCTTATGGAAGAAGGTGTAGTGGATGCGGCCAAAGCTAACTTATCTAATAACTGGGGCAAATATGCTGCAGGTGCTGGTGCTTTAGGTGCTGGTGCTTTAGCTTATGATAATCGTGATACTATTCATGATTATTTATCAGGAGCTTCAGCTAATCCAACGGATTATTTAAATAAAGGTGAAGTAACTCCAGAAGGCGAAGTAATTACTCAACCAGTTCCTATTAATAATCAATCTGATGTTGTAGGTACTAATGGAATGAGTCCAGACGAAGCAGCTAAATTACGTAATATCCAAGCTCAACAAACATTACAAACAAGTGGTGAAGTTACTACTAATGTTGGTAGTCCAGACAATGTTGTTTCAGGTACAGCAATGAATACTTTAAATAAAGTTAATCCAAACGTTTATCCTAGATAATCAAATAAATTAACCTCCCCCGATGGGGAGGTTAATTTCCTGTCTGTAATATAAGGAAATATTTTGAAAAAAAGAAAAAATATAAAAGAACACCTTAAAGATTTTCAAAAAGTTCATTTTGATAAATATAATTACTTAAATTCATTACAAGAATATAAAAATATTAAATATTTAAATACGAGTACTAAAATAAAAATAATTTGTCCGGAACATGGGGAATTTTTACAAACTATTAATATGCACAAACATGGCAATGGCTGTCCAAAATGCCATAAACTTAGTAAAAAAAAACCTTTAAAAAATTTAAAGGAACATATTAATGATTTTAAAAAAGCTCATAATAATAAGTATAATTATTCAAAAATTATTTTTAAAAATACAAATACTAAAATAGAAATAATTTGTCCAAAGCATGGAAGTTTTTTTCAAACTCCAAATATGCATAAATTAGGTTCTGGATGTCCAAAATGTAAAGAATCTAAAGGTGAACGAAAAATTAGAGAATTTCTAGAAGAGAATAATATTAAGTACTCTCAAGAAGTTAAACTCTTTGAGAATTATAGATTTGATTTTTATTTAGAAGATTTAAATACTGTCATTGAGTATGATGGTAAACAGCATTCTGAACCAGTTGAATATTTTGGTGGTTTAGAAGGATTCTTAAAAACTCAAGAACGTGATAGAATTAAAGAAAAATTTCTTAAAGAAAACAATATAGAACTTTTAAGAATAAATTATAAAGAATTTAATAATATTTTAACTATATTAACGAACATAACAAAAACTTAATTAAAAACTAAGGAAATATTATGACATTAGAAATAATTTTAGAAAATAAAAGAGATGAATATTTAATTCAAGTACTTGAAGAAGGTACAACTGAATTAGAATCATTAAAAACTAAAAAATATCTTACTGAGAATTTAAACTTAATTGAAAAAATTCTCGTTGAAGAAGGATTATTAGATACTTTGAAAAATCATGGTGGTAAAATTGCTACTGGTGTTGGTCTTGGAGCAGCTGCTGCTTATGGAATGGATCATTCGGATGAAGTAAAAGATGCTTTACATACTGGTATGGATAAAGCTAAAGAAATGTATCACGGAGCTACTGATAATAAACCAGAAACTACTGATAATAAACCAGAAACTACTGATAATAAACCAGCTACTCCAGCTGTGGATAAAAATTCAACGGGATATAAACAGACTCATATTACAGATGACCAAGGGTCAAGCAAGTACATGAAAAAATTAGGAGTTACTGATAAAACTTCTTTAGAAGCTTATAATAAAGCTCATCCAGGACATAAAGATTTTTCAATGGGTAACAACTTTGTAAAAAATTTATCTAAAAAGGCAGTATTATAATGAAAATTTTAGAAGAATCAATTAATTATATGACAACTAGATTAATTAACTTTAATTTACAAAAAAATGGTTCTGTTACATTAGAAGAAGCTAAGTTCTTAAATAAACTAGCTACTGAAATTCTATTAGAAGCAGTTAATGAAATGGGGGAAGAACTTCCAGATACGGATAAAGTACTTACAGATGAACAAGGAAATGAATTTCTTTATAATCCAGTTACTGGTGAATTAAATCCAGTAGATACTCCCGAACCAGAAACTACTCAAGATGGTTTAGGTGAACCTCAAGAAACTCCAGATCAGGTTATGCCAGCTGAAGGTATGGTCCCAGAAATTGGTGAAGGTTTTACAGAATCGGAAATTATAGCAAATAGATTATTAAGTTTATAAGGATTAAATATGCGAAGTGTGTTGGAGAAATCTTATAATAATCCTTTATCTTCTCCAACAATGTTCAAAGATATTACTAAACGTATAACCGAACATAATGTTGCGAATAAAGATAAAGGAACAGCATTTGATAAAACATCTGTAAATAGTGTTCAAAGTGAAGTTTCAGATCCTTTGGCTCATATGAGAAGCGATGTTCAAAGCGCTGAAAAAAACGTTCTTCGTGGTTCTAAAACGGTATTTACTAATTTAAAAAGAAATGATGAACATAATGTTAATTCAATTATTGATAAATTAGGAGCTGGTAAAAGTACTCCAAGTTCTTCTATATTTGAAGAAACTGCTTTACCAAGAGTTTTTAATCTTTTTGAAGAAAGAGCTTTTGGAGAAGAAGTTAAACCAACTCCAGGAATTAAACATCAAACGGATGGAATAATTGGAGAAAAAAAAGTTAATACTACTGGTTTACATGGAACCAAAATGTCTCAGAAAAATCAAGATAATGGTTTAAAAGTAAATAGATATTTAAATAATGCTAAAACTGGAAACTTAACTCAAGCAGGTACTCCTAGAATAAATAGAGAATTGGATTGTTCCAATCCAATGAATTTAAATCACGTTAAATGTAGAAGTAAAGATAATACTAAATTACGACCAGAAATAAAACCTATTGGATAATTCCAATAGGTTTCTCCTGTCTTTTAACAAAGAACTAAATAATATAAAAACCAAAGATTAAAGGAATACTATGATCACGTATGATGCTCCCACTAGGATTGATCCAGATAATCAAGTCATAAATAATCTTGTTGATGCTAAGCCTTTCTTACTAAAACAATTATTGGTATCAGAACAATTTTTATTTGATAATTGTATAGTACTCCCATATCGAGCTAAATATAATAAAAGACCTGATTTAGTAGCACATGAACAGTATGGAATTATGGCTTATTATCCAATAATACTTTTTGCTAATAACGTCGGAAGTTTATTTCAATTTAATCAGGATAATTTAAATAATCGAATACTTGTACCAAATATAGAATTTGTGCAAAAATATTTAATATAAAGGAACAATATGAATATGACCAACACTAACACCTCTGGTAGTTTAAAAGAATCTCTTACTTCTAGAACAGATAAAGGAGTTTTAAACTCTACAAAACAATACTCTTATTTAAAAGATACTACTGTTTCAATGGGAATGAATTTAATACAAGATAAAGAATTTTATAAAGCGGTTAATGAAAAAATTAAAGTAGCTTTATCTAAATTCAGTACTTCTAAAAAAACTAAATTAGTTCATGAATTAATGATTAAAAATCAAATTGTATTTGGTCAAATCAATGTTGAAGTTCCAGTAGAAGTAATAGCAAAAGAAAATACACTACATAAAATTTTTATTAATCCATTCGCTGTTCTTAATTATGGTGGAGCTGGAAGAATAGATCAATTTAAAAAAATCATTTACGATTTACAAAATACTCTTACTGCTATTAAAGGAACTAAAACTTTAATTACTTCCCAACAAGTACTTAAAATTGATTCTTTGGAAAAAGATAAAAAAGAATACATTGAAAAATTTATGGCAGAAATAGATTGGTTAAAATTAATTGATTTAGCTTATTTTGGATTATTACAATTCTATGCTTATAATGCTACAAATAAAAATAAACCAGAGAAAGTTAAAGTATATAAAACAACCGAAGATTTATTACTCAAACAACTTCGTAAAGTTCTTTCTAGAGTAGATTCTTCTCTTAAACCAGCTATTAAAACCGAAACGGAAGAGGATATTAAAACAGAGAAAGATATTAAAATTATTAAACTTAGATTAGCCGTCCAATTTATGATGTTAACTTATTTTTTACAAATGAGTACGAAAAGCGCTTTAGAAATTTTAAAAAATAATAAAAGTGAATTTGTAAGAGTATCGTTAGATACTATTTTTCCAGAAGAAGATCCAGATTCTAAAAAAAATAGAACACCGTACGAAGATAATGCAAGACACGAAAATATGATTTCTAAAGGTGAAGAATCTAAGGAATATTATGAAAAAGTAATGAAAGATTTTGCTAAGTTCAAACCAGAGAAATTTGAAGACATAACAGAACTTTTAAAAATATTAGATATTTTAAACATTAGTACTTCAACACTTAAAACATTAATGATTCAAAATGTTGGAGAAAAAGAATATTATAATTATTATACGTTCTTACCAAAACTTATAGCACTATTCTGTACTATGAATTATAATTCGCAATTGTTTCCAGAACTTTACGAAATAGATTCTAAACTTCAAAAACGTTTGGAAGAATTAGTACTTAATCAAAAATCGATGACAATTATTAAAGAAAATAAAATAATATAAAATAAACAAGGAAAATAAAATGATATTAGAAATAAATAAAAACGTATTAGTTGAAGAAGCTGTATATATATTAGAAGAGTCTATAAAAGGTCGTGTTAAAAGCGCTTTAAAAAGTGCAGATCCTTTTAGAAATAATTTAACGAAACATATCAAACGTTTACGTAAGTACAATAAAGATACTACTGGTTCAAGTAGAGTAAAATCGGAAAAAGATGGTTATACTAATAAAAGTATAACGAATGTTTGGCCAGATCAAAATACTTTGCCAAGTAAAAATGGATCATTAAAACCAATAGGAAATTCCAAAGGTTTAAAACAAGCTACTATTAAAGAAAAGGTTGAAAACGTTTTAGGAAGAACTACAAATGATCCACAATCATTTCCAGGAACTATTTTAAAAACTCCAAATAGTCTTAAGAAAAAGAATGATGAAATAGATGAAAAAGATAGAAAACGTAGAGAAGAAAGTAAAAAAGGTAAAAAAGGAAGATTTTAAAAACAATTTAATTAACTTAGAGAATATTCTCTAAGTTAATTTCCTGTCTTTAAATGATATGACCAACCTAAATCATTCGAATAACTATAAATAGTTAACTATTGATACACACACTATAAATAGTTAACTATTGATACCATCAACTAAAGAGACAAACGTATATAGATAACTATACTTACTATTGATACCACGTGGTATCAATAGTTAACTATTAATAGTTATCACGTTTTTAATAAAAAAATATATTCAAAAATATATTCAAAAATATTCAAAAATAACTAACACGCTACATATAGATTTTATAGATATATTAGATACAATAAAATAATCATTAATTACAAAGGAAAATTATGGAGAACTATACCGTAATCAAAAGAGACAATAGAATCGAACCATTTAATTCGGAAAAAATACTAACTCATTTTAAACATGCATGTGAAGGTTTAAATATGGATCCTTTTGAAATTTTTAGTAATTTCAAAATACGTCTTAAATCAGAAATGCATTCTAAAGATATTCAAACTTCAGCTATTTTTACAGCAGCTGATATGATAGATAAAAATAATCCCGATTCCCAATTCCCACCAGCTCGTCTTATGCTTCAAGATCTTTATAAAGATATTTATGGAAGTTATAATCCAGAATTTAATGCCGGTACTCTTAGAGAAAGAGCGGAAAAAGGTTATTATGATAAAGAATTATTCTTTTATTATACAGATGATGAAATAAATGAATTATCAAAATGTATTGATTACAATAATGATTTAAGATTTACTTATTTAGGATTAAATCAACTTATTAAAAAGTACAGTATTAAAAGAGATAATAAGCCTATTGAAACTCCACAAGAAATATTCTTCTTAATACCTTTATATATTTTTGCGACTATTAAGGATAAGAAATTTCGATCTAAAATGGTTTTAGAATTTTATCAAGCTTTAGCAGTATTCGATATATTTTTACCTACTCCAGGAATGGTTGGTATTCGTACTAATATGAAAGGCTGGACTTCGTGTTTTAAACCAAACACTTTAATAAAATTAAACGAATTTGATTTTATTGAAATAGGGGACATTAAAATAGGCGATGAAATTTTAACTTCTTTTGGGAATTATAAAAAAGTTACTAATATTATCAAATCTTTTAAAAATAAATTTGTAAAATTAAATACTATTTTTTCAGAAGAACCTTTAGATAGTACCGATAATCATCCAGTATTTTCTATAATTAAAGAAGATATCTTATGTGCTAGAAATCCATCTGGTGGAGATAAATTTGGAAAAATTTGTCCCATAAGCCAAGGAAATTATAAATATTGCCTTAGTACTAAAAATTATTATAAAAATAATTGTTCAGGATTAGATAAAATTTTTGATTTATCGATAGCGGATTATAACGAGGCTGGTAATTTGGATATTGGTGATTATATTGGAATTCCTATACCAAGAAAAATTATTTCAAATACATTAAATATTTTCGAATTAATTCAAAATGAAAAAGGTATTAAAAATAAAAAGTTTGAAGTACTAGATGAAAAAATAGTTTCTAGAAATATTGATAAAGATCATATAAATAATGGTAATGCTGGAATAAATAAATTAATAAAACCAATTAATAATTTTATTACTATTGATAATAATTTAATGGAAGTTTTTGGTTGGTTTTTAGCAGAAGGTTCATCATATAAAAAAGGACAAACCTTTATATTTACAGTAAGTACGGACGAGGTTAATTATTTAGAATTTATAAACGAAACTATTTATAAACATTTTGGAATTTATGGAAATATTAGTATTAATTACGAACCAACTAAATATGCAGTTCTTACTTTTAATTCTAAAATTCTTAAAACCTTTTTTAATTTAATTCTTAATAATATTAAAGATCAATATTATAAAAAAGATGGCTATAATTTTAATAATATTTTATTATTTCAAGAACCGGAATTACAAAAATATTTTTTAAAAGGTGCTTATTTAGGAGATGGAAGTTTTAATAAAACTTCTGGAACTTTAAAAATATCTTTAAAAGATAAAAAATTTATAGAACTTTTAAAAATAATGCATTTAAGAAATGGTCATAAAATTAATACAAATATTGAAAAAAATAATGTATTAAAAAATCCAAATTCCAGAGATTCGTATAATATTAATATTAAAGCTTCATTAGAAAAAGAATTTATAAAATTCGTACAAAAACATACCAATGGTTACGATAAAGATTTTTATGATAATTTTAATTATAAAGAAAATATTCATTATAATGGTGGTTTCTTTTTAGAAGATTTTTATTTTACTAAAATTACTAAAAAAGAAGAATATTTAGATAAAGATACAGAAGTAATTGATATTACAGTGGAGGACGACCATACTTTTATCGCAGGTGATTATGCAGTCCATAATTGCTCAGGTCTTGATTTTGGAGATAGTATAGAAGCTATTGCAAATGGTAGTAAATCTCTTTATAAATTAATTACTAAACTTCGAGCAGGTATTGGAGCAAATATAGGAAACATTAGAGGTTTAGGAGCAGATATTGGAAATGGTTTTGAAACACATACTGGTATAACTCCTTATGCAAAAGCTAATGAAGCAATTTCTAGAAGTAGTACTCAACCAAATTCTGGACGTTCCGGAGCAATTACAAATTACTATCCTTTCTTCCATATTGAGATAGAAGATATTCTTCAACTTAAAAATAACAAAGGTTCTGACGAAGCTTCAGTTAGACATTCAGATCATGCAATTATATTTGATCCTGTGTTTAGAAAACGCCTTGATAATGACGAAGATATTTCATTATTTTATATAAATGATGTTGGAGAATTATATAGTCTTATTGGGACTTCGGAATTCGAAGCAGAGTATATTAAATATGAAAAACTAGCTGAAGAAGGGAAAATATTTAGAAAAGTTATTAAAGCATCTTCTTTAGAAGATAGATATTTTCATGAAAGATATATTACTGCTAGAAATTATAAAGTAAATGCAAAGGCTATGCAAGAACACAGTGCATTTAATTTACCAGTATATACTTCGAATTTATGTACAGAGATAGCCTTACCAAGTTTTCCAGATGAGGATTATATTATTAATGTTCTAGATCAAAATAATTATCAATTATTTATAGAAGGTCTTTATAAAGATGGTAAATGGTATCAACTATATAGATTTATTAGATATGGTGTTATTGATGAAAAAAATGCTTGGGTAGTAGATATCCATTTAAGTTTCTTAGATAATTCTGATAATTCCAATAAATTTACTTTAAATTTTGGAGAAATATTTTCTTGTATTCTTGGTGGAATTAACTTTGGTAATCTTAGTACAGATCCAAAAGTACGTAGACAACAGTTCGAAAAAAATATGTATCTTATGGTTTATTTCTTAGACGAAATGATAGATAAACAGGATTATCAGGATATTAAACCATTTGAAAAGTTTACTAAAAATAGAAGAGCTCTTGGAATTAGTCCAGGAAATTATTTCTATATGTTAGCTAAGCATGGATATAACTACGATACTCCAAAAGCTAGAGCATTAACAGCAGTTGTATTCGAAGAGTTTCTTTATTATGGTTTAAAAGCTAGTAATGAAATAGCTAAGGAAAAAGGATCATGTAATTATTACCAAGATACTAAATACTCTAAAGGTCAATTACCAATAGACACTTATGAAAGAAATGTGGATTCTTTATACTCTTTAAAATCTTTACCAATGTCTCAAGCAATTAGTATTACTTTGGACATGTGGAAACTTCTTAGAAAAGATATTCAAAAATATGGTTTAAGAAATAGTACTTTACTTACAGCAGTTCCTAGTTCGAATTCTAGTAGACCTGGAAACATGATCTCAGGAATTAATCCCCCACAGGGTACAGAATATAGTATCGAAGATAACAATATGAAAATTACGGCTATTCTTCCTAATTCAAAAGAATATGATTCATTTTATGAATATAATTCCGCTTGGAATTTAGATATTATAGAATACTGGAAACTTATTGCTATTATGCAAAAATTTATTGACCAAGCAATTAGTATTAATGAGTATGTTGATTTTACAAAATATCCTGATGGAAAAATTCCAAAATCCGAAGTAATCAGAAGAGATTTATTTACAGAGTTGTTTGGAATTAAAACATTGTATTATGCTAAAACTAAAACAGATAATGATACAGAAGAACTCCAAGAAGTTATTTCAGATGATGAAGGATGTTCTGGTGGTGGATGTACGTTATAGAAAACTTTATAAATATAAAATAAATATAATAATGGTATTAATTTCAATACCATTATATTATTTTTAATATTTTAAATAATTTAAAGGAAAAATATGAAAAAGAAAATTAACAAACCAACCGAAATTAAAAAACCCCAAGAACCAAAAAAAGAACATAAAGGTAAACTTTATAATATAGCTGCAAAAAAACATCATTTAACAGTTGAACCACAAGAACCAATTCTTATTGATAAAAAGAAAAATAAATACATTCATCCAAAATTATATTTATTAAACTTAGACGGATTCTTAAACGATGAACCAAGTCTTTATAAAATTTTAGATGAATTAAGAATGGTAAATCCGGAATTAGATACAGTACGAATATATATTTCTAGTAATGGTGGATATGCTACAGAATGTCAACAGTTTATTAATACTTTACAAGACTTAGAAAAAGTTTTTAAAAAAGAAAATAGATTACATAAAATTAGTATTACTATTAATTCTCATGCCTCTAGTGCTGGAGCATTTACATTTATTGCTTTGGAAAATAGATTAATTTATCCAAATTCTAGAATTATGTTTCATCATAGTTCTGGTGGAGCTTCTGGGAAAATGTCTGATATGATAGATAAAATAAAATTCACTAAAAAGCATTTGGATAAATTTTTAGGAAGCGCTCAGAAGTATTTTACTAAAAAAGAATGGAAACGTTTAAATCAGGGAAAAGATTTTTGGTTAGATGCAGAAGATATGTTAAAAAGAGGGATATGTACTGGAATCATTATAAATGGTTTACAATACAATAATAAAGATGGTATTAAAAAACTTAAAAAATATTATAAAAAACAGGATATATATTTTAAAGGATAATAATTATGGCTCATTATATAACAGATTCTGATTTATTTAAAGATGAAAAAGATACTTTTTTAATTAAAGAATCCAACTATAATTAATACCAAAAAGGCCGAATCTATTTTAAAGAATAAATCTTTGTCTAAAACGGAGTATCTTTATGGTTCTTCGGATATAGGGCATCGAATACAAAAATTGGATGAACATTTAAAAAAATTATTAAATGTTCATTATATGGAAAGGGATATTGGTAGAATTAATAAAGTTATTAAAGCTATCGAATTCTGGAAAAATATAAAGGATAATTAATGCAAAAAACTAAATATGATATTTATACTTTAGAAAAAGTAGATACTGTAGCAGAACCACTCTTTTTTGGAACTGCCAGAAATACCCAACGATACGATAAAAATAATTTTAATTTCTTAAGTAATATGGCGATGACCATTCAAAGACAAATGTGGTTTCCAGAAGAAATTAAATTACAAAAAGATAAATTAGATAAAGAATCATTTACCGAAGTAGAAGACTTTGTTTATTCGGAGCAACTTTCTAGATTAGTATTCTTAGATTCTTTACAAGGTCGTAGCCCATTATTAACATTTGGACAATTAACTACTAATCCGGAATTTGAAGCATGTCTTCTCGAGCAAGAGTTCCAAGAGAGTAGAATACATTCTAGAACCTATAGTTATATGGTTGAGAATTTATACACTGATCCGGATATTATTTTTAATAATATTTGGGATAATAAAGTTCTTCTTAAAGCCGCTACTACAACGGTTAGAGAACCAAATAAGCTTTATGACAGTATTATTTCTTATCTTTATAAGACTAAAAATAATATAGATATTTTAGATGCAGAGTTCGAAGAACTTCTCGAAGATATTATTAAAGCTATTATCAGTATGAATATTTTAGAAGGAATTCATTTCTATCCTGGATTTATGGCTATCTGGAGTATTACTGAGTTCTGTGGAAAAATGGCTGGTAGTTCGAGATTACTACAATTCATTCAAAGAGACGAGAAACAGCATCTTGCTTTAACGCAATACTTATTTAACTCTTTAAAAAGACACCCTCTATTTGAGAAGGTAGTTCGAAAATTACAACCTTGGATTTATGACGCATATTTTGAAGCCCAAGAAGAATCTTTTGAATGGGCCGATCATCTATTCTCTAAGGGAAATCTTCCTGGTATGAATGCGGAGATTAGTAAACAATATACTAAGTACCTAATTAACCAGAGACTTTTAGCAATAGGTCTAAAACCTATTAATCCAGAAGTAAAAACTAATCCAATTAAATGGAGTAATAAATATATTAATCTTCATAATGTAGAAACTTCTCTTCAGGAATCAGAAGCTGTTGATTATGTATCTGATCCAATTAAAGATGAAGTAATTACTAAAAATACAAGAAACAATATTAGAGATTCTTTAAGGTTCAAATAACCTTAAAGAATTAAAATATTTAAGAATTTAAATAAAATATTTAAAAAAATAAAATATATTTTATGGGATATTCTTATCTAAATTACGAAGAGGAAATACAAAATGAATACACAACCGATAGTGTGGTTGTTCCACGAAATAAATGATAATATTATAAAAATAATTCAAAATATTTCTAGAAACGATCCAGAAGCAATATTTACATTTGACGACGGATTATATAGTAATTATAAATACTTATATGATTTAAAACAATTACCAAATAAAAAAATATTTTTTATTTCATTAGGGATTCTTAGAAATAACAATGATTTACCAAATAAAGAATTTATAACTTGTTATGATGCGCATAACCAAAAAGATACTAAGTATTATATGAGTTTAGAGGAAATAAATGAAATCGAAGATCTTGATCCAAAATACAACTGTTTTATAGGATTACATGGTTTAAAACATTTAAAAAGTACTTTAAAGAATGGAATCATTTCTAGAATTAATTATCCTCCCGTAGTTGGAAAAGATGAAATAAAAGGATTAAAAGAATGTAAAGAAGAATTCTTACAAGACATTAATAATATGTTAATGCTTTCCAGTGTTCTTTTAAATCATCAACCAAAATATTTTGCTTGGCCATATAATATTGAAAGTCCATTTATGAAAACAATTTTAGTACATAAATCAAAATTACTTGGATATAATTTTGAATTCTTCGGAAAAGAAAGATTAGAATTTGATACAGGAATAATTTTACAAAGTCAAAAGGATTAAAAATGAAAAATTATTACGTAGTAGCAGCACATTTAGATGATATTGAATTCGGAATAAGTATTTATTTAACTCAGATTATTAAACCAGATGATGAAATACATTTTTATATAGCGAGTTCTGGATTATACAAACATCATGATTTAATAAATACTAATCGTAAAGAAGCTCAAATAAAGAATTTAAAAAAATTATTTCCAAATAATAATATAAGTATTGAAATAAATCCCAATATAATAGATACCTTATTTTTTGAAAATAAAAAAACGATTAGAAATTTATTAGAGAATTGGATAAGTAACGTAGTAAATATAAATAATAACGAAAATATTTTAATTACTCTTGCTCCAGATATACACGAGGATCATAGAATTATTTCGGAATTTTGTGACGTAATAGCTAGGCCAAATTTATCTAATACTCAATACAATACTTTTGAATCTTATTATAAATTTTATATTCCTGGAAATTATGAATACCAAAATAAATATAATTTGGGAGTTTATCAACAACCATATATGAATAAAGAAATTATTAATTTAAGCAGAGAAGATATATTATTTAAAGTCGAATTATTACATACTTATCCTGGTCTAATAATAAAGCATGATAATTTGGTTGTAAACCAAGAAATAATAATAAAAATATTTTAAAGGAAAAATATGGAAAACAACGAATTAGAAAATACTTTTAAAAAAAGAAATGTTTCGATAATTTTTGGAGGTAGTGGATTTATTGGATTACATTTAATTAAAAAATTATTAAATTTAGATAAAGATTCCCATAAAGTTATAGTAATCGATAAATATAAACATCCAGAAATTGATAAAATTAAGGAAAGTATAGTCGATAAAAATGATTTACAATTTTATCAATTTGATATGGTTCAAGATCCATACAGTAATTTAGAATTTTTAAATACTTTGTATGAGGAAGACAATGGAAATAATATTAATATTTTTCAGTTAGCTTCTTCTTTAGGACCGGAAAATGTAACGAAACATCATTCGATAGAAGATTATTTATTAAATTTTAATTTTTATAGTTACTTGGTTAGATTAATGGATCCAAATTCTCCAACATATATAAAGAATTTAAAATTTAATAAAATTATTTTTACTAGTACCTCAGAAGTATATGGAGACCAAGCGAATATGAATGAAAGCGAAGACGTCAGAGTAAATATTTTAAAAGATAGATATCGCCCACAATACGCTTTACAAAAATTAACAGCTGAAAATTTATTATTAAATTTTGGTAAAGATTTTAATCAGAATGTAATAGTTACTAGATTATTTAATATAGTTGGTCCTGGTCAAAAAGATGGTTTCGTTTTATCTAATTTTAACAGAATATTTAAAAAGAATTTAGAAATTATTAAAACTAATTTAGAACTTATCAAAGATGAAAAATCAACTACCGAAATATTAAAACCTTTTAATATTTATGGAGATGGTAAGCAAAGTAGAACATTTACTGATATTTCTGATACTGTTAACGCAATGCACTTATTAACTATTTATATGGATAAACATGAAGAATTTAACGATGAATTAAATATAGTAAATTCTATTATTAATATAGCATGTGTAAAAAATGAAATAACTATTTTAAAATTAGCATATAAATATTTAGAATTTTATAAACATATTATCCAAGGTATTCTTATTAACGAAACGAATTTAAATGAAAATCAAAAAAAATATTTGAATATGCTTTTAGACGATATTGTAACTAAAAATAATTTTATTAATTTTATAGAACCATCTAAGGATAATAATATTAATACGGGTGTTCAAAAAAGAATTCCTACCGTATTTAAATTATATAAAGTACTTGGTTATAAACCATCTAAAAATTTAAATAATATTGTCAATGATTCATTATTTGGATAAGATATGAAAGATACGAAAGATATAAAAGATATAAAATTTAGTATTATGAGAAATGAAAAAAAGAATTCTCTTTATATATGTCTTAAAAAGAATAATAATATTTTAGAAATTCAGAAAGATGATATTTTAAATCTTTCTGATAAAAAAGATAGTTATGAATACTTAGGAATGGTTTTTAATGCGATTGGAACATTAAATAAGGAAAAACTTATAACTATTATATATGATATGAGAATACCTTTTGCTTTTATATTATTAATTTTAAAAATTAAAGCCAGTACTGGAAGTAAGTTTCAAATTCTAATGCGGGATAAAGATACTTATAATTTTATTCAGGAATTTTTAGAAGCCGATCCAGAAGAAACAAAAGAATTTTTTTATAAAACTTCTGATAATTTATTAAAAGATAATAAATTTGCTAATATCGAAAAAGAAGAAATTAATTCGGATGATTCAACTTGTGAAATTGGTTTAAAAGATAAATTTAAAAAACTTAAAGAAGAACTTGATAAAGATCAAGAAATTTTAATGAGAAATGAATTACTTAAAGATACAGACGATTCTGATTTAAAAGAAAATTTAAGAAGCAAGAATGAAGAAATTCAACGACAATTAGATACTATTAAAAATATTTCAAATGATGATTTTATAGACCTTATGGAAAATAATTTTACAGATGAATTGAGAAAACTTAAGATATCTTTATTTTAAGTTTTTTTAAGACATGTATCTTTAGTTATAACAAAAAGATAATTAAAATTAAATAAATTAAGGAATCACATATGTTTCAATCTATATCGGAAGAAGCTTATACATCGAATACTCCTGTAAAAATTTTAGAAGAATCTATGGTTCCTGGAAGTACGGATTCGAGACTAATTTTTAGAGCGGTTTTGCAAGAAGCTAATGTTATTAATAATAATAAGAGAATGTACCCAAGCGAGACTTTACAAGCTATCGTTTATCAATTAAGAGATAAAGCAAGAACTCGTAAACTACTTGGAGAATTAGATCATCCACAACCTCAAGGGGATATGGCTGCTAAAATGAAAAGAAGTAGTACTATTCTTTTACAGAACGTTTGTGTACTTTTCAGAAAACTAGATTTTATTGATGGTAAAATATACGCCGAAGTAGAAACTCTTAATACACCAAGTGGTCGCATCGTTAGAGATCTTTTAAAAGATAATATTAGTATTGGATTCTCTTTAAGAGCATTTGGAAGTACTAAAAATGAAAATGGAACTACAGTAGTTCTTGCAGATGATATTAAAGGTTTAACTTTTGATGTAGTTTGTATGCCATCGCATGATAATGCCCTAATTCAAGAATTCTTAGCTGAGGGTGAAGAAGCTTCTGCGAAAGATAAACTTAAAGAATTACTTCAAGAAATGACTGAATACAAAAAAGCTCTTCAAAACGAAGTTCATCCCCAAATTATGGAAGAATCAAGAAGTCTTTTTGAAAGTATTAGAGAAGATGGTAAAGCCGCTATGGAAGGAATGACTGGACAAGTATGTATTAATGGTATATGTATGGCTAGACCTCTTAACGAAAGTATTGATTACTTAGTAGAACAATCCCTTAAAATGGATACTACTAAATATCAAAAAAGTATTAAACTTAAATAATTATTAGAAGCTTAAGCTTCTAATAATTTCATGTCTTTAAATAAAAGAAAATTATCGAATAACTATCAATAGTTAACTATTGATACACATACTATGAATAGTTATCTAATTATATTTATATAGATATTTTAACTAAAGGATATAATATGATAAAAGAATTAATCGACTTAAATTTTTTAAAAGATAATTTAATGTTTAATCAAAGTACTATTAAAAATAGAACTTTAGAACAAAATAATTTTTTAAAAGAATTATATGAAAGATATTCATTTTTAGAAGAATATAAATTATCATATTTAATAAATATTTTAAAAAAGTATAAACCAGAAGATTGTAAATGTATAATTAACAGTTGTAATCATGCTAAACTTTATATACCTAATCATAAACGATTACGACTTAGTTGTAAAGAACATATTAAACATCCAGATGTAATTCAAGTATCTAAAAAAAATCGTAAAGAAAAAACTCAAAAAACAAATTTGGAAAAATATGGTGTTAAGAATATATCACAATTAAAAAATATAAAATTAAAAAAAGAGGAAACTTCTTTAAAAAATTTTGGTGTTCGTAATCCACAACAATTAATAGAAATTAAAGAAAAAAGAAAGCAAAATTATTTTGAAAAAACTGGGTATAGTAATCCTCGTAAAAATCCAGAAGTAATTCAAAAAACAAAAAATAATTGTATAAAAAAATATGGTTATTCACATTATATGAAAAACCCAGAATTAAAAAAAGAATTTTTTAATAAACAATTATTAAAAAAAGGTTATATGTATTCAAGACAACAAAATAGAAAAAATCCTTTAGATTTAAATAAAAAATTTATAGAAGAAAATTTTATTGATGAAAAAACAAATACCTTTAAAAAAACAGAATTTGATAAGTATTTTAATTTTAATTCCCTTCATAATGATGGGCATACTTATCTTAAAAAATTTAATATAACTTATACAAAATTAACTGGAACTTCTAGAGCGGAAGAAGAAATAATAAAATATATTTTATCATTAAAACCAGATATAAAAATTATTAAAAATTCTAGAAATATTATCAAACCATATGAGTTAGATATTTATTTACCCGAATATAATTTAGCATTTGAATATAATGGTTTGTATTGGCATAGTTATGGTTTAAATAATGTTTCTGAATCTCAAGGTGATTATTTATTCCAACGCTCAAGACATAAAGAAAAAACTGAATTATGTGAAAATAAAAATATAAATTTATTCCATATTTTTGAAAATGATTGGTGGAACAAAAAAGAAATTATTAAAAGTATGATTAAAAATAAGTTAAAATTAAATTATAATAAAATATATGCTAGAAAATGTCAAATTCAAGAAATAGATTCTAAAACAACAAATATATTTTTAAAAGAAAATCATATACAGGGATCAAGTAACTCTCAATATAGATATGGATTATTTTTTAATGATGAATTAATATCGGTAATGACATTTTCTAAAAGTAGATATAATAAAAATTACGATTTTGAATTAATACGGTTCTGTTCTAAAAAAAATTATAATATTATTGGTGCGGCTGGAAAATTATTAAAGAATTTTCAAAGGTTATTTAATTATCCAAGTATAATATCATACGGAAATCGAACTTTTTCTAGTACTAAAAATAATGTTTATTTATCTTTAGGATTTAAACATATTAAAAATAATAACCCAGATTTAAAATTTGTCTCTAAGGATTGTTCTAAATTAATACCAAGAGAATATTTTATGAAACATAAATTAAAAAATATACCAGATTTTATTTATACTGAAAATTTATCAGTTAATGATAATATTATAAATAATGGTTATAGAATTTTACATGGTCCTGGAACAGCAGTTTATATATTGAAAGATAACTAAAAATAAAAATAAATAAGGGAATCAAAAAATGATTTTAGAAATAAATAAAAATTTACTAATCCAAGAAGCTACTAAAATTTTAGAAGAGTCTAATCATACTGGAGATGCTAACTTAGATAAAAGAGCCGCTGCTAAAAAAAACATACATGAATTTAAAAAAGTTACTCAAGCTAGAACAAAAATGGCAAAAGAAATAAAAGCTAAAAGAGCGGATGCTAAAAAACTAGAAAAAACTAACGAAAAAATTAGAAAAGAAGGATCTAGAATTACATTTTCGGATAAAAGAAAAGCTTTAAAAGATTCTATAGATCATGGTTTTAAAGGTTCAATAAAAAGATATAAAAAAAATATAACGAATACAAAACTGGAAAAAACCAGAAAGTTATTAAATGCCGGAACTAAAAACACGAAAGAAGAAATTAATAAATTACATAACGAAGCGCGCACAATATCCAGTGGAAATAAAATACCAGTTGGTCAAGAAACTAAAAAATTTGCTTTACCAGCGCATCGAGAAAATAAAGCAGGTGTTCAAATAAATACTAGAGCGAGTACTTCAAAAAATTTAGATGAAATTGATCCAGAATTAAGATATAAATATTAAATAACTAAGGAACTATCCTTAGTTATTTCCTGTCGTTGGATTTACTTCAAACAAAAGAATATTGAAAAAAAATATTAAATAGGAGACTTTTATGACAGAAGAACAAGTAAAAAAGAAAATAGAAGATTTCCGCGACTCATATATAAAAAGTTATAATTCTCCTAGTACTCAAATGGATTTAAGGGAACATTTTTATTTAGTTCGTGATGAATCTAAAACAATACATGAACTCATGGCATTAATGTACGATGATATACATAAAGTTATGACTGATAATAAAAATCAAATACTTACTTTAATGGATAAGAGTATTCAAGCTGATACAGAATTATATAATTATTTATTAACTATAGAAAAAAACTCTGGTAAATTTAATAAACCAAAACCTAAAAAAGAATGGCATACTTGGTCAAATTTATTTAAAATACCAGTACTTCTTGGAAGTACTATAGCGGTATTATTATTACTATACGAAATTGACTCAACCGCATATACCGCTATTATAGATCATATAATGTTAGCAATCGAAGAATTTAAAAAATAAATAGGAAAACAAATGAATATTTTTGAAAAAATAAAAAGTTATTTTATAGAAGAAGAACAAGAAGAAGAACAAGAAGAACTCGATTATCTTAAACCAATGGATCTTGGTTCAAATAATTATAAAATAGAAATACCAGAAATAAATATAAACAAAGAAGCTATATTTAATAAAGATCTTAAAACAATATTTATTATGGATGATTTCGATGGAATGGCTGAATTAATCAAGGATGAATTATATCAGGCAAGATGCTGTAATGTAAAAGAATATTTTAATATAATAGTAAGTACTGGAATATTTGCTGGTTTTAGTATAAGAAATTTATTAATGAGTAATCCAGATTTAATTATAGATATAGCTTTTTTAGATATTACTTTAGGTGGTATTATTAATGGTGAAGAATTAGATGGTATAGATATTGCAATTCTTTTAAAAGAACGTAATCCAGATTGTTTAATTAAATTTGTAACTGGACATACTCTTAATAAACATAATCCGGAAATATTTAAATTTATTCATAAATTTGAAACCACCTTTAAAGTAAAAATGGATGAAATCGAAGAAACTTCAAGTAGTAATAATGGAGATATTAAAATTTATAAACATGTTATAAATAAAACTAGTAATCGTAAAGAATTAATAGAATTAACACTACATAATTATTTTGACAAATTTATTATTGGTAAACAAGACGGAGTCTTTGAAAACACCAAATACGATTTAGTAAATTAAGGATACAATATGGAAACCTCTAAAATGGGAAGTTTATATCATGCTTCTGGATCAATATTTTTTAAGTATCTTGGTTTAATAACTATATATACTTTATTAATGGGAGCAGTACTTGGTAATAATTTTCACAATATAGTTCACATGTATAAAGAAAATTTAAAAAACACCGTAGTAAAAACAATTGAAGAATATCACGAAATAGATTTACAACATATTTGTACTATTTCAAACTGTTCTCAAATTGGTTTTATAAATAGAAATAAATCATACGTATTAAAAGATGGCAAATTAATAAAAAATAATAATCGTAAAATAATTAATATTTATTGGAAATTGAATAAAATTCCAATAATAGAAAATACTGTTAATACAGCTTTTAACGAAGACCTACATAAAAATATTATAATAACTTTACCAAAATATAATTTGTATTTATCAAGTAATAGTTATTATACGTTAAGCGAATTACTAAAAGGGTATTTTTATATTTATGTTATATTTATAATACCTATTACTTTTATATTTTTTATATATGAATTTAAATTATCAAGACGAAAAGCTTTAGATGTTATAAATACTAGCAGTATTCTTAGAGAAAAGAATATGCAAATACTTACTGAAAATATACATCATGAATTAAATACTCCAGTAGCTATTATTCAAGGATCTGTTTTAAAAATAGAACAATCTTTAAAAAGACAATATGATATTTCGAAAAATTGTTTTAAAACATGTGCATTAACCGAACAATTTAAAGGAATAGATTTTGACATGATTTATTCGAGTATTGATCAAATTGGTACAGTACTAGAAAGAATGAGTAATTTTAAAAATCTCAAATACAGTAATGGTAATAAAACATTATTTGATATTTTAAATTATTCGGCTAATTCTATGAGTATTTATAAAGCTTCTTATTTTGAAATTATAATTGATCCAGCATTTGAGGAATGGAGTCTTAAACATGGAGATGGATATTTAAAAAATGCTGATTTATTAAATATAATTTCTAATCATTTAAGAAATAGTATAGAAGCCAGTGCCACAAAAATACATCTACAGCTAAAAGTATCTGATACTAAAAATGAAAAAATAAAATTAATACATATATTTATAATTGATAATGGGACTGGTCTTAGAGATCCAGATACTGGATTATTACTATCTCCATCAAAATATCAAAATATTTTTAAAGATTATTACAGTTCTAAAAATAAAAATGGAAAATCTAAAATTTATAATTCAAAAGGTTATATTTTAGATTTAGTACATATTTTAAAAACGAAATTTACTAAAACAAATCGATTTTTAAAAATAGCACCAGAACCAGTTAAAGAAGATAACGCAAGAGGAGTAGGATTATATTTAAATAAGGAATTATTACGGGATAATCATGGAAATTTAAAATTAAGGGAAACCTCCGAAAAAGGAACTGTTTTTGAAATTACGATTCCAGGAATTAAAGCAAAAAAAGAAAATTATTAACATAAGGTTGAAATATGAAAAAACTATTTTTGGGCAAACCAACATTATTTTTTTATATATTTTTATTATTAAATTCTAATTTAATCGCTCGAGAAAGGATTAAAAATATTAATAAAGATTATTCAAATGGTACTTGTACTGTACTTTTTAAAGAATATGATATAGATCCAGAAGTTCGTTCCCCTAAAGGATGGTATCGTATTTATAAAGAAGGAGCTCTAACAAATTATTTACATATACACTACTTAAGTACGAAAAATGAAAAAAAGTTATCGGATTGTCTAATTAATAATGGTTTTAAAATAGAAAAATACCAAAGAAGTATTGGAGATAAAAAAAATAAAAGCTCTATAATACAGAATAGAAAGGAGAATAATTATGAAGATAATTAAAATTATTTTGGTATTAAGCATAGTTGTTCAGTTAGCTATGGCATTCGAATATAAGAATACTAATTATTTAGAAGTGGTATATGGAACTATCACAAGTTCGGAAAATAACGGTGAATATATTGGCTCTCGTCATTTAATAGATATAACGACATTTAATGATTTTATATTTGATAATTTTAGTATTACTAGTACTATATATTTCTCTAAGTATTCTGAAAGTTATTCTAGAACGTATAATCATATAATTCAGGAAGGGACTCAATTAGAATTTTCAGAATTGGCTTTAAATACATTTATAACCAACGATGATATATTAACTATTGGGTTATTATCTTTTAAGTATGGAAGTATGTCGGAATATTCTAAAATAGGACTAGAACAATCGGATGCTTTATATACTATGTATTATTTAACATTACCTGGAGTATTTTATACTCATCATTTTGATAATGGAAAAATACAACTGGGGTATGCGGAACGAACAAAATACGAATTATCACCAACAAATCGATATGAACATACTGTACCAGGATCAAACATTGCCTTTTTATTTGCTAGTAAAAATTATTTAAACAATGATTTAAAATTTAAATTTAATACGAGTATTTCTGACATAGTTTATGAAAATATATCTGGGGACGAAGATGTTAGTTTAGGTTATTTATATATGTTTGGGATTGGAATATCCTATGATACTCCTGATTATTCTTTATATGGTATTATAGCCGGTTCAAAAACAGATTTCGATGGAACTAAATTAACACCAAATGAACAACCATTAATTCTCCCACCAGGATTTACCGATCCAACTAGTCCAGGAGCTTCGTTCACAAACGAAGGTTCTAGATATGGTTATAGTATTTTTTTAGGAGCTAAAAAAATAAATTATTTACCAATTATTAAAAAAGATATTTATTATGGAATTGAATATTTTCATAGTAGTAAATATTGGGTATCGGCTGTAACAGATGAGTATAATAAAGATAGTTATTCTTGGGGAGATCTTGGGAATATTTATAAATTTTATACAGGCGTTAGTTTAACGCCAAAATTAAATATTGGTATTAATTTTAAGTACTCTGATATTAATTATCAAAAATTAAAAGGTGGTAACGCTGTAGTAAAAACAGATCAATACGATAAAAGAATATATTTTAGATTAGATTATTTATTTTAAATTCTTGGCTAATACCAAGAATCTCCTGTCTTTTATTTATACAAATTAATAATAAACTAACTAAACTATAAATAAAACCAAATATAAATATTGGAAAATATTTTCGACCCAATCATGGCGATGAAGCAATACATACATTATCTAAATGGTTTGGTATATTGACTCTAAAATAAAAAAAGCTTTCTCTAGTAAGCATGAATATGTTAAAAACGATACTCCATTGGTTCACTCAAATAGTTCGGATTTTTAAAAGATATTTATTAGCATGCTAATAAATATATTACTGAAAATTGGATAGAACAAAACAATAATACAAATAAAATAGGAAATACAATGATATTAGAAATAAATAAAAAGTTACTTTTAGAAGATATAAATGCTCTTGGGGAAGAAATTCCAGGAGTTGGAGAACAATTTTCAAAGATTGGTGAAGGAGTATCTAATTGGTGGAATAATACAGTAACGCCAAAAGTAGATGCTATTGATCAATATACGGCTGGTGGTCCAAATAGCCAATTGCATGATGATATTGTAGCGCAAGGAAAAAAGGTTTATAATAATATGCAATCAGTTGGACAAAATGCTTACCATACAATTAAACCAGCTTTTATGCAAGGAGCTGAACGTACTTCGGCTGCTTATCATAATAGTGTCGAGGGAGTTAAAGAAGGTTTAGTACCCGAATCGGTTAATAATGATATAGCTCAAAATGCTTCTGGTGTAGCTCAAAATGCTTCTGGTGTAGCTCAAAATGCTTCTGGTGTAGCTCAAAATGAACATAATATAACTACAAATAAAATGAGATCGTTTGCGAACTCTCAGCATAATATGCACCAAGATAACGACATACATACTAACCAAGAAGATATTAAAGTAAATTCTCAAACTGGTACTGATAATCATAAAGCAATTGCTAAAAATCTTACAAATATTGCCAATACAAATAGTAGAGTAGATGATAATGAAGCAACTGGTGCTATGAATGAGGAAGAAATTTCTCAAAATCGAACTGGTATTCAAAATAATGCTAAAGTTGGCGCAAGTAATACAATGCGAGCGAATATTAATACTGGTCTTGGTGTAGCTGGTTTAGGACTTGGTGGAGCGGCTCTGTATAAAGCATCTCAACGCAAATAAAAATTAAGGAATTCAAATGGTATTAGAAATAAATAAAAAAGCTATTTTAGAAGAAGCTCAAGTAGTAATGGCTCCAAACGCTAACGAGGTGGGTTTAAGTAATCATAATAGTGGTATGAATACTGCTGGTTCGGTAATTGGCGCAGCTATTCTGGGTGGACCGATGTTAGCAACACCTTATGGAGCTTTAGCTTATTATGGTCGTAGACAAAACCCATATGAATTAAGCCAAAGTACTATTCCAAATGCTGGTCAACCTCAACCTCAACCTCAACAGATTCTTAAAGAAAGTACTGATAAAACTCTTGAGGAGGATGGTGCTTGGGATAAATCAATGAGAGCAAGAGGACAAATCTATAATAATATGGATAATGTAATGTCTCAAAATTTTGATAAAAATACGGGTCATTATTTATTAAATCCTTTTGTAGGTGGACCATTATCTCATGGTATTATAAAAGGAATGGGTTCCATTGAAAAAGGCGCATATAAAATATTGAAGGATACTGATTCTCCAGATATAAGTAATAAAGTTACTGTAGCGGCAGATGTTACTAATAATCCTTGGAATGCTGAAAAAGATGTTGTAAGAGCTTCGTATAATAATTATACAGACGATTTAGCTCAGATCAGAGCAGACCATCCAGTTCAATCTTATTTAAATCCTTTAACTTCTGGTCCAATGGGTACCTTAGTTGGTCATGTTTCTGGTGGTATTGAAAATATTAAAAGAACCGTTGCTAGTCCAACAACAACATCTGGCGATACTTTGGTATATAACCAAGTACGTAGATAAATTAAACAATAAGAAAATCCACATATAACTAAATAAGGAAATAAATTTATTTAATTATGATTTTCTCGGGTTGTAAGATCCCACCAAAACTTTCTAAATACTTAACGATTTAAGTATTTATTTAATTAAATAAATAAAAAAAATCAAAAAAATAAATAATTTTTTTAACAAGGAAAAATAATATGGCTAAATTAATTGATAATTTAATCCTCGAGAACTATGATATGTTTACGAAAGATCACTCGAATCTTTTCGAAGAAGCAAAAACACCAGCTGAGATCATCTTTGATGATTCTTACTTTGATATGTATGTATCAAGTCTTACTAAAGGTCTAGAAGAAAGCGTTGTTGCTAAAATTCTTCCAGTACTTGATCGTGAACGTAAAATGTTTATTGAGGAAAGTTCAGCTCTTTTAACTTCTCCAGAAGCTATTGCATATGCTGTAACTACTATTCCAATGCTTATTAACATCTATGCTGAGCCACAACTTAGCAAAATCGTTACAACAGTTCCAACTGATATGCCAACTCTTTCTATTTCTAGAATCAAATGGGTATCTAAAGTAATTGATGAAAAAGGTGGAGTTACTGAGTACATGTTCCCAACTGCTACTTCAATGATTCGTCCAGATTTCAAACAATTCAAAGTTGCTCAATCTGCAAATCTTTATAGCGAACTTGGTATTGCTAAAGGTGATTTCAGACTTTCTAAAAGAAATTTCAAAGTTGTAAGTATCGACGTTGTTGTTGATGATGGTACAAACACTACTGTTGAAAATGTTCCAGTAACTGCTATCGCAGGTGCTCGTGGTAACTTTACAGTTGATTCTTTTGTTGTTCCAGGTGTAACTGGTGGTGTTTATAAACTTCAAGGTTCTGTTGACTTTGAATCAGGTTCAATTACATCTTCTGTAATTACTATTGAACCAGGTGACAAAACTGTAACTGAAGATACTATTGAAATTAAATTCAGACTTTTTGGTAATGGTAATGGTCGTGGTGTTGTTAAGTCAGCTCCAAAACAAGAAATCATTGACGTTAATGCAGATATCGAAGATTCTTTCGAAGTTGAAAATATTGAAGAAGTAATTCAAGATTGGTCAGCAATTTATAAACTTGATATCATTTCAGAGCTTAAAAACTTTGTAAAAGGTCAAATCAAGTTAAATAGAGATTTCGAGATTGCTGAACTACTTGAATCTAATATTCCATTTGCTCAATCAATTGGTCAATATAAAGAAGTAGACTTCTCAAGATTTGGATCTGCTGATGGTTTCAAACCTTCAAATATCCAAGATATCTTCAAAAATATTGTTCCTACAATTATGTCTCTAGTAGAGAAAATGCGTAAAACAAACAATATGGAAGTTCAATATCTTGCTTGTGGTGTTGATGTAGCTGTAGTACTTAAATCTCTTCAAGAGTTCGCTGTATCTATGGAAAAAATGAATGGTAACTATTCTGTTCAGGGTGGAGTTCAATCAGGTTTCAATAAACTTGAAATCGTTGAGTCTTATGCAATTGCTGATGATCTATTACACTTAGTTCTTACTGCACCTGCTACTAACCAAAGTTCACTTGTTGAAGTACTATTTAAACCTCTTTATATCATTACTGAGACTACTAATAGTATCAAACGTACATTTATCAAATCAAGAACTTGGATTGGTATAGTTCGTCAAGAAGGTATTGGTACAATCCGTATCAAAAATTACGAAGGTTTCGTTAACGTATAATCCTTGGATTATATAAACCTTTAAATTTATTCTAGAAGCCTAAGCTTCTAGAATTTCCTGTCGAAAAATTTAGGTAATTTCAAAAATCTATTTTACTTAGCAAAAAAAAGAGAATAACTATTAATAGTTAACTATCAGTACACACACTATGAATAGTTAACTATTAATAGTTATCTTGTTCTAAGCGATTATAGATATCTTAATTATAAAAATAATTAAAGGTATACTATGGCAATTATAAAATGTGAATTTTCAAAACAATTAGAAAAGTTTGATAATTGGTTAAATAAACAATACCTTAATATGAAGGTATTCTTTTATAATAAATTTAATAAAAATAAAAATAAAAAATTATTTTTATATAAAGATAATAAAATTAATGGAATAATAAAAATGGTTCCATATTATGATAGTAATAAAATACATATAGGTTATGATATAAATATTTCATATTTTTTATTTAAAGATACCAAAAATAAATTATATAAATACTTAAATACTATTAAAAGATTTAAAATACTTTATAGTACTTCTTTAAATAATAATACCTCTTATGAATCATTATTGCAATTAAGATTAAGATATTTTTTAAAACCAGAAGATAAGAAATTCCCAAAAGAAAAATTCTTAGATGATTTTAACGAACATTCTGATATATTTTATCATTTTTTATCCAATACTTCACTTAAAGAAAGTGATATAAATCTAGAAATTATTATAAATAAATTTCAAGAATATATAATTAGAGAAGAAGAAAATTATAATTTTATTTTAATAAATCATTTGGACATTCTCGAATGTCATTTTAATAAATATTCTGAATTAGATTCTAAAGTAATATCTGATGAATTTCAACCAGCGTATAAAAAACTATGTAAAATTAGTCATTCTTTTGAAGAAAGATATTATAAAGATGGATTACTGCATAGAGAAGATGGTCCAGCATGGGTAGAAAATTATCAACAAAAATATTATAAAAATGGGGAATTACATAGAGAAGATGGGCCAGCTATTATTAACGAAGAAAAAGAAGAATATTATTTACATAATAAAAAAATAAAACCAAAAAATTTTAAACGAATAAAATTAAACTATTTTTTAAAATCTTCAAAAATCTATTTTAATTTCGAATAAAAAAGAAAGGCGTTAGCCTTTCTTTTCCTGTCCTTTAAAACTATTTAACCAATAATATCGTCTATAATATTTAATTGTATACCATTATTTATAAATGGAGTAACTTGTATTTTATACGCATCGGATAGATCATTAGCTATTAAAAATTCCTCTCTATCAAAATTATTACCTACTTGTTCTCGATCGATATGTATTTTTCCAATAGTATTTATATCTGGACGAATAATTCCTTTTGGACGACATCGCTGAATATGAGTATTACCTCTAGGTACACGAATATTGTTAATTAACACATACTTACCCTGTATCTTAATAACGTTAATAATATCATCGTAATCTGATGGGACTAATTTAAAACCAATTTCCTTTTTAGAAGCCGGTAACTCATCTAAAATATCAATTATGTTATCTTGATAATTATAATGGGATGATATTTTTTTTCGTTCCTCTTCTTCGGACATCGATCTTAAAAAAGGAAGATTATTAAATTCCTCATAATATTTTAATTTTTTATAAGGACTTAAAATTTTAATTTTTCCACATGTGTTAACATTCATATTATGACTTAAAGTATAATTACCTAAATATATTTGTAAAGCCAATTTTTGTTTACTAATATGAGGAACCAATTCTCCAGCTATTATTTTATATTTAACAATGTATTTGGCACCTAAGAACTTCTCCAAATATATCCCATTTAAATCTTTATTAGCCAAGTAATATTTTCCAACTTCTATATTATCTTTATTAACTTCGTTGTTATCTTCCTCTTCTGTTTCTGGAAAATGTATTTTTCGCCAAAGATTATAAAAACCTTCTGAAAAAAGTTGTCTATGATGATTAACTATAAATCTCCCTTCTAAATTACCACCAATTATCTTAAGTTCTTCCGGCTCACCATTTTCATTAAGTAAACCTTTTTTCATAGTTTTAAAAAAATTACTTGAAGGTACTCGTTGAATTCTAATACCTTCATCATTTTCTAAAACCATATAACCAGAATATACATCGGTGTTTCGATAATCTATTTTCCAAGTACTTGATAAAGTTGGTGTAATACGATTTCGATTACTAGTAAATAATTTAAATAAATCTACGTCCATTAAATATTTTCTTTGTTGTTCATCAATTTCGTTTACTCTTTCTAATATTTCATTTAACCCATTCTCATTAATATTTAAACCAGTAATACTAATTTTTCGAAGATAGTTTAATACCTCTGATATTCCAGTTCTACTGTTGTTATTTAATAACTCCATTATTCTCGCATTTGTCATTTAAGACTCCTTTTTATATTTATTTGAAAATAAAAAATACTTACGTATTGTATTCTTTATATCGATTATAAGATATCTATATAAAGTTATTCTTATTTTAAAGTAATTATACCCATGTGAAACTAAATATTAATAATTTATTATTAAGGTTGAATATGTCTAATCAATTATTTTTAAAAAATAAATATCGTACTTGGTATTTTAACATAATAAATAATGCTAAACGAAGGAAACTGAATTATTATGCTTATTTGGAGTGCCATCACATAATCCCATCTTCTTTTAAGAAATTAAAATTAAACGAATTTAATTTTAATTTTAAAAATAATTTAGTTTTTTTAACGGCCAAAGAACATTATATATGCCATTTATTATTAACTAAATTTTGTACAGGTCAAAATAAACATAAAATGATATATGCTTTTAACTATATGAAAACTTCCCCAAATAATAACGGTGAGCGAGAAAAAGTAACTGGAATTATGTTTCAGTACAATAAAATAAAAGTTAATAAATTACAAAAGAAAAATAAATTATATGGTAAAGATAATGGTTCATATGGGAATATATGGGTATATCATTTAGAGAAAGAAGAAAATTTAAAAATACCAAAAGTATTTTTAAATGATTATATATCTTTAGGTTATATTAAAGGCAGGTGTATCGATTTTAACAAACGTAAAAAAGATATTGAAAAAGACTTTCTAAAAAAACAAAAAAAATTAGATAACAAATTAAGGAAGTACAAAATATTTAAACAAAAATTTAAATATTTTCAACAATATGGTTGGGAATGTACTAAACAAAAATTTAAATTAAATTACACGAGACAAAATTTAATACATCATTTTAATAATTTTGAATTAAATAAAGCTTGATAATTTATTATAAAAACAAGGAATAAAAATGACTACAAAACTAACAGATTCGTTTATAAACGATTTTAAAAATGAATTAAATAATCGTATTAATAGTTCAGAACTTCTAATCCAATTTTTTACTGGAGTTCAACCAACTAGAGAAGAAATGAATACTTTTCTAAATGGTAATAGAATTTCTGATAAACTTGGAGAAGTTTCTGTAACTTTAGTAAATGGAGAATTTGACAGCGTTATTGACGGAGTAGATCCAATCTCGTTTACACCAGATGTATCCGGAGAGTGTACTTGGTGTACAGTTGCACCAAAAGATTCTTTAAACGAAATAGTAATATTAAATGATATGTCTAACCATATAGTAATTCAAGATTATAATCTAGATACAACTATTGAAAATAATTTGCAAAAACTATTTATAAAAATATAAGGAATAAATAATGAATTTAAATAAAAATATACAAGCCAATGCTTTTATGGTGAATAATCCTTTTAGTACTACTTTTCCAGATTCTTTTATTGGGGAAGGATTAAAGGATATTTATTTACCAGATTTTGTAAATCAAAGAATTACTGTAATTGTTAGTATTAATAATACAGAAGCGGTTAACATAAATGAGAAAATTAATGGTAAAATGGCAAATGGTTCATTAAGATACCTTAATACTTTAATAATTCCAGAAATAACTATGACGGAAACTTCGGAAATATCTTTTAGCATTACGAATGAATCATTCGTAAATAATTATAACGTTGATGATGTAACAGATTCAGGTATTATTAAATCTGGAGATTTAGATATTACTATTAATGCTCGTACCGATGCTCCAGAGTTGAATTATGTTATTAATGGAGTTTTTAGTACTATTGGTACATCTGGAAATATGGTACTAGATATTACTAAACCATTTTCAATTATCCCAATCGATAATAAAGAAATTTATTTAAATTTTAGAGATCCTGAAGTTGGTGATAGTCTATCTGCTTTAAAATTTAATAACTATAATAATATTATTAATTTATTCAGTACTGATAAAGAAAATGAAAATTTTATTCTTAAAAAAACTCAATTTTATAATAGTATTAAACTTCAAGCTAGTGATGCTCAAAGTAAAGACTATTTTGGGCGTTCTGTATGTAATACCGATAAATATATTGTTGTTGGGGCACCTAATGAAGATACCACTGAAACCGATGCTGGATCAGTTTATATTTATGATATTGAAAAAGATTTAGAAATAAAAATTCAAGCTAGTAATGCTCAAAAGTCGGACTATTTTGGATACACTGTATCTATTTCAAATAATACTTTAGTTGTTGGAGCATATGGAGAAGATACTACTGGATCGTCTGCTGGATCAGTTTATATTTATGATTTAACGAACTTTGATATTGATAGTATCAAAGCATCTGAAATAAAAATTCAATCTAATGATATTCGAGCTAATGACTATTTTGGATACAATGTAACTATTTCAAATGATACTTTAGTTGTTGGAGCATATGGAGAAGATGTTGCTGGAGCAGTTTATATTTATGATTTAACGAACTTTGATATTGATAGTATCAAAGCATCTGAAATAAAAATTCGATCTAGTGATGCACAATCTGGTGATTATTTTGGATTCAATGTATCTATTTCAAATGATACTTTAGTTGTTGGAGCATATGCAGAAGATGCTGGGACTACTGATGCTGGAGCAGTTTATATTTATGATTTAACGGACTTTGATATTGATAGTATCCAAGCATCTGAAATAAAAATTCATGCTAGTGTGGTGCAAACACGTGGTTATTTTGGATACAATGTATCTATTTCAAATGATACTTTAGTTGTTGGAGCACATGCAAACAGTACTAATGGGACACTTGCCGGATCAGCTTATATTTATGATTTAACGAACTTTGATATTGATAGTATCAAGGCATCCGAAATAAAAATTATCTCGAGCGATATAAATATCCGGGACCAGTTTGGATACAATGTAGCTATTTTAAATGATACTTTAGTTGTTTCGTCGCCTTGGCAAGATACTAATGGGACGGATGCTGGGTCGGTTTATATGTATGATTTAACGAAATTTGATAGTGATAGTATCATGGCATCTGAAATAAAAATTCAAGCTATTGATGGTCAAGGGATCGATTATTTTGGATTCAATGTATCTATTTCAAATGATACTTTAGTTGTTGGAGCATATGTAGAAGATACTGGAACGGTTGATGCTGGATCAGTTTATATTTATGATATTAATGTGTTAAAAAATAATTCTAAATAGGAACAAATAATGTATTATTTAATAAATGAATCTGGGACTTCTATACAAGTCCCAGATTGGCAAAAAATATATTATAAAGATTTGACATTAATTGGTAAAAAAACTATGAATTGGAATGAACCAATCCAGGAAAATTTTTTAAAAATTGCCGATCGTCTTAAAAGAATAGAAGATTTATTAGCAATACCAGATATTAATATTTCTAGTAATTTAGGATTATTAAATTTATTAGATTCGCCAGTCGATGCTTTATTTGTATCCAATCAAGAAGACATTAATATTTCTAGTAATTTAGGATTATTAAATTTATTAGATTCTCCAGTTAATGCTTTATTTGTATCCAATCAAGAAGACATTAATATTTCTAGTAATTTAGGATTATTAAATTTATTAGATTCTCCAGTTAATGCTTTATTTGTATCTAATCAAGAAGACATTAATATTTCTAGTAATTTAGGATTATTAAATT